ACTTTGACTTCATGGTATTGAAGAGCAATTAGGGGTAAAGCAAGACCAGGATTGCGACAAAACCAGAATAGAAGCGGGATATGTTGCTGTTTTACACCATTTCCTCCAGCGCTGACATTACCAATTTGACCAGTCATAGCTTTAAGACCAATTGCTTTAGATTCTGGAGTTGAAAGTTCATTCCAGGTGTCCATCCATTTACCAGATTGTCTATCAATTCTTTGACCACCAATTTCTAATTCAACTGTTTTGATTGGCGGTCCGGAGGAACCTTCCGTACCTACAAGGTACATTTTATGAACTAAATCACCATTTCTGGAGATTGTAGCAACAACATTATTTCCACCACCACTGAAAGTTTGTTGGATAGACTCCATGGAGAAGTTAGTGTGTCTGCGATAGACAACTTTAAAGAAAGTAATTTGTGGGTTACCAGTAAGGTAAATATCTTGTGCGCCATAAGCTACTAATTGCATTAATCCTCCTCCCATTGTTTTTATACACTATACATAGAAAAAAATTTATAAAATAAAATAAAAAAAGGAAAAAAAAAAGATTACTATAAATATTTTAATAATTTAGAATTAAGAGAATTGGAATGGATAAATTAATTTAATTATTTAATTGGAGTATGCGAGACCACCCATACCACTCATGATACGGAGGACATTGTAGTTGACAGCGTAGATGACGCCGGTTCCCATACTATCTGACCCTGTGAAAGTTAATTCGGCATTGTCAATTCTGGAGAAGTTACAGGTGCCAGATGGTTGGTGCTCTTCAGGTTTGAGGGCAAATGAGTATACACCTATCTTGGCGGTGTCTTTGGAGGTGCGGGCCTGAGTAATCACCGCCGCCTCGTAAATTATTTTTTCAACGCTTTCTATCTTCACTAACTCCGGCCCACCACCGTTCATCGCACCTGCAGCGTTCAGTGTCAATAGCTCACTGAAAAATACCGCAAAAGTGTCAACATTAAGCGTCTTCGGGTCGCCACCGCCCGCGGGAGTCACCAGACCTTGAACAACCGCATCTACTCTTGTAATTACAACTTTTGAGGTCGCACCTCCTGTAACCGACCCACCACCAGAAACTTTTATTCTATAAGTGTGTCCTGCCGCAAAGTTGACGGCGGGCGAGTCCGCCGCATTAAATAAGAATGCGATATTCGCCGCTCCCGCGCTGGCGGTGAACTCGGTGCCAAAGGTGGTGGCAACATCGAACTCATTGAAATTGACGTTAGTCTGTCCATATTTAAATGTTCCACTAGTTGGGACAACGATATCGTTCGTCTCGGCCCCTATGCCCTCGGACTGGAGTCCGCCCGCCACCGTGCCGGTTGCGGCGACACCCAAAGCAGAGGTCAAAAATGTAGTAGTATTTTGAAAAATTACAGAATTTGACATAAGCTGAGCAGCAGTCGGTAAATTCTGGCGGGGAACAGCAGTGTGGTAATCGTATGGTTGCTGTAAATAAAAGTATTCATCATTTCTCGTGCTGAAACGTTCATGACCATTTAATTTTAACCCAACCGTTTCTGCGGGGTCGGGGCCGGTTGATCTCCAGATAAGTTCTTTAACTGGGTGGTTGAAGTTAAGTTTATTCTTACCATCGGTGGAGGAAGTCTGTTCTTGAACTTGTTCAATAAGGTATTCATGTGATACTTGAGCGAATCTACGTCTTTCATCAGTGTCAAGGTAGATGTAATCACAGTATAAAGTATAGGTATTGGTATTGGTTAAATCAAATGAAAATTTAACTTTGACTTCATGGTATTGAAGAGCAATTAGGGGTAACGCAAGACCAGGATTACGACAAAACCAGAATAAAAGCGGGATATGTTGCTGCTGGACACCGTCGATGCCGACAATACCAATTTGACCAGTCATAGCTTTAAGACCAATGGCTTTAGATTCTGAAGTAGAAAGTTCATTCCATGTATCCATCCAATCACCAGATTGTCTATCAATTCTTTGACCACCAATTTCTAATTCGGCTGTTTTGATTATCGGTCCGGCGAAACCTTCCGGACCTGCAAGGTACATTTTATGAACTAAATCACCATTTCTGGAGATTGTAGCAACAACATTATTTCCACCACCACTGAAAGTTTGTTGGATAGACTCCATAGAGAAGTTAGTGTGTCTGCGGTAGACAACTTTAAAGAAAGTAATTTGTGGGTTACCAGTAAGGTAAATATCTTGTGCGCCATAAGCTACTAATTGCATTAATCCTCCTCCCATTGTTTTTATACTATACATAGAAAAAAATTTTACAGAAATTAATTAATTAATTCAAAAAATTTTTTTAAAAAAAATTAATTATTAAAAATAATTTAATTCTATAGATATTATGAATAAACAATTAATCAGTAAACCTGTCGTTGAAAATATTTATGAAAATATAAAGAATAAAATTAAAAATAATAATAAATTAATAAAATTATCTATAATAATTGTTGGTAATCGTCAAGATTCTTTAACATATGTAAATATAAAAAAGAAAAACTGTTCAGAATTAGGTATTTCTTGTGAAATATATCATTATAATGAAAATGTTTCTGAAAAAGACATTATCGATAAAATTAATGAATTTAACGAAGACATTTCTGTAAATGGTATTATGGTTCAATTACCTTTACCTAAATATTTAAATCAATTAAATATATTATCTAAAATATCTATAGACAAAGATGTAGATGGATTACATCCACAAAATTTAGGATTAATTATGATGAATAAAGAACCTATATATTATCCTTGCACTCCATTAGGGTGTATTAAATTATTAGAATATTATGATATAGATTTAGAAAAACAAAATATAGTTTTTGTTGGATCTGGTATGGTTAATTTACCATTATCTGTAATGTTATTAAATAAAAAAGTAGGTTCTATAACTTTATGTAATGAGTTCACAGAAAATATAAAAGAAAAAACAATTTTAGCGGACATATTAATTGTAGCATGTGGACAACCTAAAATGATTAAAAAAGATTGGATAAAAGAAAATGTTATAATTATAGATATTGGGATAAATCGGGATTTAAATAATAAATTATGCGGGGATGTAGATTATGAAGATGTTATAGATAAAGTTAAATATATTACACCAGTACCCGGAGGTGTTGGACCAATGACAGTATGTATGTTAATAAATAATTTAATAAAAAATATTTGAAAATAAAATATTTGTTAATATATAAAAAAATGCCCGATACTCTAGATCTAACAACTTTGAGCGAAGAACCTGTTGAGTCCAATGTTCAAGTAGAAATTACAGATGCTCCTGAAGAAACTGTTGCAGATGAAGGTCCCGTAGAAGAACCTGTTGTAGATGAAGAACCTGTTGAGACCGCAGGTCCTGAAGAAACTACTGAAGAGACCACAGATGCTCCTGAAGAACCTGTTGAAGAAGTTGCTCCGGAAGAACCAGAAGCGCCCGCAGAAGCACCGGTAGAAGAAGAACCTGTAGAAGAAGTACCTGTTGAAGAAGTTGCTTCAGAAGAACCTGTTGAGACCGCAGGTCCCGTTGAAGAAGCATCTGCCGCACCAGTTGAGCAGGTCGCCGCAGATATCCGTAACATTCTTACTGAAGTCCCTACTGTTTCCGAAGGTAATGAAGAAAATGTTGAATCTGTTGACGATTCATCAGGATTATCAGATGATTTAAAACAAAGAATTGCTGAATTAGATTATTTACGTGAATGTTGTGGTAATTGGGTAGGATCGGGTAGAAGAGGTAAGAGTACTTTCTTAACTTCTTGGGATAATAAAAATGTTTCAGTTGATTCAAATGTAAATTATGAAGATGTTTTAGTTCATCTTGAAAAATTACCTGAAATAGTCAAGTTATGGGTAGAAAGAAAAGTAAATACTGATTCAAATCATTTTAAAAATTTAGAATCTTATACTTTAACAAAATCTTTATTTAATGGAAAAAGTTTAACAGAAAAAGTTGAAGTTTTAGAACAATTAATTAATTTATTAACTGATTGTGCTAATGGAAAAATGAGAACAAATAAAATTGAAGAAGTTATTGATAACTTATATTAATTTATTTTTTTTATATAATATTTTTTTATTTTAGTTTATTTAATTACTGTAAGCTAAACCACCCATACCTGACATGATACGGAGGACATTGTAGTTGACGGCGAAGATTGTTAGTTTAACGGCGGAATCATCAACAGGCGGTGTGGAGGCCTTGTTCTGACCCTCGAGTGCTATTTGAATATCAGATCCAACCAATTGAGCATTATCAATTCTTGAGAAATTACAAGTCCCTGAGGGTTGATGTTCTTCGGGTTTAAGGGCGAATGAATATACAGCTATACTATCAGATCCAACTGTGGCCCCGGCACTGTCTTGTGATAAGTCAGTATCCGTGGACCCTAATGTTGGGGTAGCACCATAACCGGTATGGTGTTGCCATACTTGTGTTCTAGTGAAATATCTAGAATCTCTTTCTTTGAAACGATCATGACCATTAAGTTTTAATTGCCAATTACCACCCATCGCATCTAATGAAACAGGCGAAGCAGTGGGATCTTGTAAAATACCTGGATCTCCCGTACCGCCACACCTTGATGTCGTCGCAGTTCCCTCATTACGAGTACACCATATTAATTCTTTAACCGGATGATTAAAGTTAAGATCAATTGAAGGTCCTGCGGTTGTAACCGTACTTTCCGAATACTGTAATTGTTCAATTAAATATTCATGTGATACTTGAGCGAATCTACGTCTTTCATCGGTATCAAGGTAGATATAATCACACCATAAATTAAAAACGTGGTCGCTATCGGTCGACGATCCCCATGCGGTTGCGACGTTCGTGGAGTTAGCCACGTTTCTCGCTAGACTAGTTACGGATTCAAAAGTCATTTTTACCTTGACTTCATGATATTGAAGGGCAATTAAAGGTAATGCGAGACCGGGATTTCGATTAAACCAGAAATTTAAGGGTAAAAATATTCTCCCCACATCAATGATGTCACTACCGTCGCCGCCGCTCTCATAAGAAAATCCATTTACAATCTCTCCAGTTTCTACCCCAAATGGAGTATCTTGGCTAGTAAGAAGTCCTAGTCCATTGCCGGTCATTTTTTGATAAAGTGTACCATCTAAATTTGCATTATTCGCCCCAAAATGACCACTCGGATTAAATTCAGTTAAATCTGAATATACACGATTCCACATAGAAGTATGCTTGTCAATTCTTTGACCCCCGATTTCAATTTCACATTCTTTAATTAATGAATGTCCATATCTTTCAACTAATTGGACACCTGCGTTCGTGGCAGGGCCTGTAAATTTACATCCATGCTCCAAATACATTCTGTGAACTAAATCACCATTTCTGGAGATTGTGGCAACAACATCACCACCGAAGTCAGCAGTACCAGAGAATGTCTGGACAATAGATTCCATAGAGAAGTTAGTGTGTCTGCGGTAGACAACTTTGAAGAAAGTAATTTGCGGGTTACCAGTAAGGTAAATATCTTGTGCGCCATAAGCTACTAATTGCATTAATCCTCCTCCCATTGTTTTTATACTATAACATAGAAAAAAATTTTAAAGAAATTAATTAATTAAATTAAATTTCTTTTAAAAAAGACTATAATATTTAGAAAAAAATATAAATTATTTAAAATCTATAGAAATTGACGAAGTTATAGCGATTATTTAGTTGCTGTATGCTAAACCACCCATACCGGACATGATACGGAGGACATTGTAGTTGACGGCATATACTCTAGTTGCATGAGAGTCAGCGGTACCTACTAATTGAGCATTATCAATCCTTGAGAAATTACACGTTCCTGATGGTTGATGCTCTTCAGGTTTAAGCGCAAATGAGTAGACACCAATACCATCAGAAAATGCCCCCTCGGTCACCGGCATCGCCTGCAATCCTCCAGCTCCTGTGTGGTGTTGCCATACTTGTGTTCTTGAGAAATATCTCCAGTCACGTGCCGCGAAACGATCGTGTCCATTTAATTTAAGTTGATAAGTAGCCGCAGACTCTCCGATCGCTAGAAGGTATGCAGAGAGGTCACCCTGTCCTAAATACGTCCAGTCCGCAGTCCATATTAATTCTTTAACAGGATGATTAAAATTTAAATCAGCTGATTGTCCATTCACCACAACAGATTGTTCTTGAACTTGTTCAATTAAATATTCATGAGATACCTGTGCAAATCGTCTACGCTCATCTGTGTCGAGGTAGATATAATCAGCCCATAACTTATTATGGGTGGGGACCTCGGCATAGATGCCAGTGATAAAATTAGTATTTAATATAACTTTAACTTCGTGATATTGAAGGGCTATTAATGGAAGAGCAAGACCCGGATTACGACAAAACCAAAACATTAATGGAACAAATGTTACTATGGGAGTGCCGTCCCCCCCAACCGCCCCACCCATGCCACTCATATTTTGAAATAATGTACCCTTTTGACCATCACTATCTACTTCTCCTACATGACCTGTAGGATTTGGTTCCGTTAAGTGTGCCCATACATTCATCCATTGACCAGTATGTTTATCTATTTTTTGACCACCAATCTCTAATTCAATATCACTAATAGCTTGAGAATTAAAGTTTTTACTGCCACCCGTCGGCAGTCCTTTTATTTCTAAATACATCTTGTGTACTAAATCACCATTGCGGGAAATAGTGGCGGTAGCACGACCTGTTGAACCGAAAGTTTTTTCGTTCCCATTCCAGGTTTGTTCAATAGATTCCATTGAGAAGTTAGTGTGTCTACGGTAGACGACTTTAAAGAAAGTAATTTGCGGGTTACCAGTAAGGTAAATATCTTGTGCGCCATAAGCTACTAATTGCATTAATCCTCCTCCCATTTTTATAATATAACATAGAAAAAAATTTTGGAGAAATTAATTAAAAAAAAAAAAATAATAAAAAAAAAAAAAAAAAAAAAAAAAAAAAAAAAAAAAAAAAATATAAATTATTTAAAATCTATAGAAATTGATTATTAGTTATTTATTGATTATTTAGTTGCTGTATGCTAATCCACCCATACCACTCATGATACGGAGGACGTTGTAGTTGACGGCGAAGACGACAGACCGCCCAGTCGGCTTAACACTACTAACTAATTGAGCATTATCAATTCTTGAGAAGTTACACGTTCCGGAAGGTTGATGCTCTTCAGGTTTGAGGGCAAATGAATACACGTTGATAGAATCATTAAAAGCACCGGACGCCGTCAGCGCGGACGCGTCTACCTCGCTGGATAATAAACCTCCAGTACCTGAATGGTGTTGCCACACTTGAGTTCTGGAGAAATATCTACTATCACGAGCGGCAAAGCGATCATGTCCATTTAATTTAAGTTGGTAAGTAGTAGTACCTACGCATGGCAATGAAAGCGTGGTTGAGGTACCAGTTCCGGCGGCGGCGTCTGTGCCTACCCATATTAATTCTTTAACCGGATGATTAAAGTTTAAATCTTGTGCTTCATCGGTTAATGATTGTTCTTGAACTTGTTCAATTAAATATTCGTGCGATACCTGAGCGAATCTACGACGTTCATCAGTATCAAGGTAAATATAATCACACCACAACTCATTTGTCTTAGTGTCGCTGACCAGCGTGCCAAAGGTGTGATCTAAAATCACTTTAACTTCATGATACTGTAAAGCAATTAGCGGTAATGCTAATCCAGGATTACGACAAAACCAAAATTGTAATGGGACTGTAATATTATAAGAGTGCGTGTAGTGGCCTTTCACACCACCCATACCACTCATATTTTGGAATAAAGTGCCCGCCCCATCCTCCTTGTGTTTCGCAACAAAACCAGTAGGATTTGGTTCAGTTAATTCTGCCCATGTTTCCATCCATAAACCAGTATGTTTATCAATTTTTTGACCACCAATTTCTAATTCGACCGTTTTAATCACAGCAGATCCTAAATTATTAGTAGTATCCGCGGCTCGGCCCGACATTGCTAAATACATTTTGTGGACTAAATCACCATTTCTTGAAATAGTAGCAGTACAACGACCATCTTTCAAGTTGGTCCCATTCCAGGTTTGTTGGATAGATTCCATTGAGAAGTTAGTGTGTCTTCTATAAACGACTTTAAAGAAAGTAATTTGCGGGTTACCAGTAAGGTAAATATCTTGTGCGCCATAAGCTACTAATTGCATTAATCCTCCTCCCATTTTTATAATATAACATAGAAAAAAATTTTGGAAACATTAATAAAATAAAAAAAAGACTATAATATTTAGAAAAAAATATAAATTATTTAAAATCTATAGAAATTGATTATTAGTTATTTATTGATTATTTAGTTGCTGTATGCTAATCCACCCATACCACTCATGATACGGAGGACGTTGTAGTTGACGGCGTATACTCTGTCGGCGGCGCTATCTTTGGAGCATACTAACTGAGCATTATCAATTCTAGAGAAATTACAAGTTCCAGATGGTTGGTGTTCTTCGGGTTTAAGAGCAAACGAATATACTCCAATACCATCACTGTGTCGTACCGTGGCCGCCGCTGACGCGGTTAATCCACCTGCACCAGAATGATGTTGCCATATTTGAGTTCTTGAAAAATATCTCCAATCACGTGCCGCGAAACGATCGTGTCCATTTAATTTAAGTTGATAAGTATCTGTAAGACTCCCGATAGGGTCCAGATTACCTATGTGACTATTTACACACCATACGAGTTCTTTAACTGGATGATTAAAGTTAAGGTCTGCAGAAGTGCCCTTCGTAATGCTTTGATCTTGAACCTGCTCGATTAAATATTCGTGTGAAACTTGAGCGAATCTACGTCTTTCGTCGGTATCGAGGTAGATATAATCAGCCCATAATTTATTACTATCAAGTTTTGAAAAAGCACTGTAAAAATGGTGATTTAGGATAATTTTAACTTCGTGATACTGAAGAGCGATAAGTGGTAAAGCAAGTCCTGGGTTCCGACAGAACCAAAATTGTAATGGTACCCAATATTTTGATCCCTCTCCTGAATCACCTAAAGCACCACCCATGCCAGACATATTTTGGAACGTTGTGCCAGTTGATTCGGAACCGGACTTACCAGTATGTCCACTAGGATTTGGTTCTGTTAAATGAGACCAAACATTCATCCATTGACCAGTTTGTTTGTCGATTTTCTGACCACCTATTTCAACTTCAACATCAACGATTGAGTAGGCAGTTGGATTTTCCACGACGTTCGCATTGCCGACCAATTCCAAATACACCCTGTGAACTAAATCACCATTCCTTGAGATAGTTGTCGTACATCTACCAGCAGTGGTGGGCGTTCCGGTACCATCACCACCATTCCAGGTTTGTTCAATAGATTCCATAGAGAAGTTAGTGTGTCTGCGGTAGACAACTTTGAAGAAAGTAATTTGCGGGTTACCAGTAAGGTAAATATCTTGTGCGCCATAAGCTACTAATTGCATTAATCCTCCTCCCATTGTTTTTATACTATAACATAGAAAAAAATTTTGGAGAAATTAATTAATTAATATAAATATTGATTAAATATAAAATAAAAATTTGAATTTTATTTACTTAAAATAATAACTATATAATATATTAGAAATATGGCAGAACAATATGAAAAAAAAGAATTAAGACAACATATTTATGACACTCCGGATACATATGTTGGGGGTATCGATAAAATTAATGAAGTTCTGCCCATCTTAAACGATAATAAAATCGTGTTTAAAGAAATTGAATATATCCCGGCATTATTAAATATCTTTAATGAGATTCTTGTAAATGCTCGAGATCAAATTGTTAGATTACAAGGTCAAGAAGACCCTAATATTATCCAAGTATCTCAAATTAAAATTAACTTTAATGAAGATAATTCAATAACTGTATTAAATGATGGAAATGGTATTACTATAAAAAAACATGAAAAAGAAAAAATATATATTCCTCAATTAATCTTTGGAGAATTATTAACTTCATCTAACTATAAAAAAGATGAAAAAAGAATTGTTGGTGGTAAAAATGGATATGGAGCAAAACTTGCAAATATCTTTTCACAAGAATTTAATATAGAAACTGTTGATCATATTAATAAATTAAAATATACCCAAACTTGGAAAAATAATATGACTAAATGTAATGAACCTATTATTAAGAAATGTCAAGGAAAACCGTATACTAAAATTACTTGGAAATGTGATTTTAAAAGATTTGAATTAGAGAAATATTCAGATGATATGATTAAATTAATGTATCGTAGGATTTATGATATTGCTGGAATTACTGATAAATCTATAACAGTATCTCTAAATGATGAAAAAATTAAAATTAAATCATTCTTAGATTATATTAAATTATATAGTGATTCTCCAAATTCATTATTCCAAGAAATTATTTCAGATAGATGGGATGTTATCTTCTCAGTATCTCATAATGATACATTTGAACAAGTATCATTTGTAAATGGTATTTGTACTAGCAAAGGAGGTTCTCATGTAGAATGTATTGCTAAACAAATATCCACGGGAATTATTGATTTCATTAAGAAAAAACATAAGAAAGAAATAAAAGATAAGGTTATCCGAAGGTATATGTCACTATATATTAATAGTGTTATTGAAAATCCATCGTTTGATTCTCAGACTAAAGAAAGGTGTATTACATCTCAAAGTAAGTTTGGTTCAAAACCACTTGTATCTGCTAAGTTTATCAAAAAGATATGTTCAAATAATGGATTAATTGATAAGATTTTAGAAGCAAATAATAAAAATGATAATAAAGATTTAAAGAAAACAGATGGAAAAAAGAAAAATAAGATTATTGTTCCCAAGTTAGATGATGCTAATTGGGCAGGAACAAAGAAATCACATGAATGCACACTAATCTTAACTGAGGGAGATTCTGCAAAGTCTATGGCGATTGCTGGATTATCTGAAGTGGGTAGAGATAAATATGGTGTGTTTCCATTGAAAGGTAAAGTATTAAATGTCCGCGAGGCAGCTATAAAACAAATTAATGCTAATGCTGAAATTATCAATATTAAAAAGATTTTGGCATTGGAAAGTAATAAAAAATATAAGGATATTAAATCATTAAGATATGGGAAAATAATGATTATGACAGATCAAGATCATGATGGATTCCATATTAAAGGATTATTAATTAATATGTTCCATTATTTATGGCCAGAATTATTAAATTTTGATTTCATTTCATATATGACTACACCCATTGTAAAAGTATCTTTAAAGAAAGATATAAAACCATTTTATACATTAACAGATTATGAGAATTGGAAGAAAACCACCAAAAATTCTAATAAGTATAATATTAAATATTATAAAGGATTAGGAACATCTACAGCACAAGAAGCAAAACAATATTTTAGAGAATTAAAGGTAAATGATTATTCTGTTACTGATAAAACGGATGAATCAGTTAATTTAGCATTTAATAAAAAATTAGCAGATAATCGTAAGGAATGGTTAAAGAAATATGATAAAGAGATTATTCTAGATTATAATATTAAGAAAACAAATATTGATGATTTTGTGAATAAAGAATTAATTCATTTCTCTAATTCAGATACAAGCAGATCAATAGGTTCGAGTATAGATGGATTAAAAACATCACAAAGAAAGATTTTGTATTCATGTTTTAAAAGAAAATTATATTCTGAAATTAGAGTGGCGCAACTGTCGGGATATGTTAGTGAACATGCGGCATACCACCATGGTGAAGCGTCGTTGCAAGGAGCAATTATTGGTATGGCACAAGATTTTGTAGGATCAAATAATATTAATTTATTAATGCCGAATGGTCAATTTGGAACTAGAATTATGGGTGGCAATGATGCGGCATCTTCTAGGTATATTCATACGGAAATTAATCCAATCACGGATTTAATCTTTAGAAAAGATGATATGCCATTATTAAAATATTTAGATGATGATGGATTACCAGTAGAACCTGAATATTATGTACCAATTATTCCAATGGTATTAGTAAATGGTATGGTAGGTATTGGAACTGGATGGAGTACTAGTATCCCACAATATAACCCTGTTGAAATTATTAAAAATATCAAAAGAAAAAATACAATAGGGACCTATAAGGAAATGAGTCCATTTTATAAAGGTTTCAAAGGGAACATTATTAAAATATCAGATAAAAATTATATAACAAAAGGATTATATGAATTAAATGACAATGAATTAGTAATTACAGAATTACCAATTGGTGAATGGACTGATAAATATATACATTTCTTAGAAGATAATATATTATCAGAAAAATGTGATATGATTGTTGATTTTGATAATTATTCAACTGAAAAAGATATTAATATTAAGATTGTATTATCAGATGATTTTATATATGAAGACAAGTTATTTACGAAAAAAGATGGTTATACATTATTTGAAAAGAAACTAAAATTAGTTACAAGTATTTCATTAAATAATGTTCATGCATATAATAAAGTCAATGTCATTAATAAGTATGATTCTCCATATCAAATTATGGATGAACATTATAAAGTAAGAACTAATTTATATATAAAAAGAAAAGAATACATTTTGAATGAATTAAATAATAAATTATGTATTTTAGATAATAAGATTAGATTTATAAATGAAGTCATTCAAAAAATAATTAAAGTGTCCGAATGTAGTAAGAATGATTTATTAAAACAATTATTTGATAGTAAATATCATTTATATGACACACAAACAAGTGTTATAAAAGAAGCAAGTAAATTTGCGGTTGTTAATAATGGATATAATTATTTAATTAATATGCCAATATATTCAATGACATTAGATAAAGTAGAAGAATTAAATATTGAATTGAATAAAATAAAAGGAGAAATAGATATAGTATTAAATAAGGATATTAAAACAATGTGGTTTGAAGAATTAGATGAATTGTTAGGATATATTAAAAAATTATGTTAATTAAAATATAAATTTAAATATATATATAATAATATATGAGTAATATAACAGGAACTAGTGGATTAGATGGTACAGTAATAGATGATATAACAGGAAATGGACCTGGATTGATGCCAGATATATATGAATATGATGGTTCTATGGATAATATATTCGTTGATAATGATATAAAAATTGAACCAGGAAGTAGATCAGTGGGTTGTGCTGGAGATATATTGAGTGGAGTATTAGAAGAAACATTATTAAGTAAATATTTTTTTTCTGATGACAATGTTATGAATATTCAAAAATTAATTAAATATGAATTTTATAAAGAAAAAAATCGTAGAATTGATAATCAATCCAATATAATATTATTAACAATTATGAGAGGGACATATTTAAAATATAGTAATTCGGCAGATAAAACATTAGAAAGGATTAAATTACAAATCCAAAAATTAAATGGATTAGTAGTTCAATATAGTTTGGGTAAAATATTTAGTAATTATGAAATGCACCAACACTATTTGCATGATACAAGTAGATTACCATTACCCCAGCCAATACCCCAAGCAAATTATAAAAATAATTATACTTCTGATTTAACAGCTAGAAATAATATGTCTGGTACTAATTTTAATTCGTAAATTGTAATCATTGAATCATTTTTTTAAGTTTATTAATTTCTTGTTGAAGTTTTTTATTTAATTCTTTTTTAGATTTAGATTTAGATTTGGATTTAGATTTGGATTTAGATTTGGATTTATTTTCGATCCCTGCCAAGAAACTATTAAATTTTTTATCGGTATTCGAAGAAGATTTACTTTTTGACTTTTTACAAGTTTTGTGGTATTTTTTAAGTCCATCAGATATTTTTTTTTTATGACTGAGAGATAAATTTTTTGGCATTTATATATATATGTGTATATTTAAATTTTAGTGTATATAGTATAATTAATTATTATATGTATTAAAGCGGTATGACAAATTTAATCAATAACATATAAAGGATGAATATTAATGATTTTTTTTTAACTAAGAAAGATATTAAATCTATAAATGACTGGACAACTAAAGATTATAAAAATCAATTTTTATTTATTCATGGTCGTGATTCGACTGGGAAAACAACTTTAGCAGAATGTATTTTAAATAAATATAAGATAATACATATTAATATTGATTTTTTTAAGGAAAAAGAAAATATAAAACAATATATTGATGAAGCATTGGGTAGAAAGAATATATTAATGATGTTTGATAAAACATATGAATATAATGCGCTTGTATTTGATAATTTAGAATTATTTTTAAAACTTAATAAACAAATTATAAATGATATAATAAATTATATTTCTAAATTGAATATTCATAAACAAAATCATCCTATAATATTTATATCTTCAAATATAAATCATAAATATTTTAAAAAAATATTATCACAATCCAAATTTATTGAAATAAACTATAGTTATAAAAATATATTATCAATAACAGATAAAATATTATCTAATAAAAACATAAAATTATCTGAAAAAGATAAAGGAAATTTAATTGAAAAATCAGATAAAAAAATAAATAATATAATATCAAATATTGAGATATTGAATTTAAATAATAATAATAATATATTTAATTATGAAGATAATTTTATAAATAATACAATAAATAAAATATATACATCAAATGATTTGAATGATATTATAAGATATTCACAGAATACAAATAATCTTTATTTTGATATATTAGATAATGTTCATTTTATAACAAACGATCTGGGAACCATAGTTGATATATATAAAACAAGTATGTTAGCAGAAAATGTGAACACATATTATATTAAAAATCATTTGGATTTATATGATTTATTTACATTATTATCTATAATTTATCCTAAATATTTATTAAATTCTGAGATAAATGAAAAAAAAATTATAAATAATAAATATATTAGTAAATCATTAATTTATATTTCAAATGAAAGGTATATTTATAATAATAATTTAAATAAAGACATAATATATTTATTAAATAAATTAAAAGATGATAAAGAATTTACTAAATTTATGAAAGAAAATTATATATGTGAAAATGATAAATTAAAAAAAATTTTAAATATTTATGAAAAAATTATAAAATTTGAATAATAGATTATAATTAATATAAAAAAATAAATATGGAGAATTCTCCACTAAGATTTTTAAAAGATTATGATGTCATTGAAATTCTTAATAAAGAAGTTCCTAAATCAAGAGAAAAATTCGCTAGAGAATTTCATTTGAATCTTTATAATGATTATTTAAATAATAATGATAATTATTATAATAAAATTTATATTGATAATACATTAAGTAAAATGACACAAACAAGAATATTAAATGAAAAAGTATCTTTAGTAGAATCTATATATCCATTTTATCAATGTCCTATTGCTAAAACATTAAAAGTAAGTCATGCTATAGAAACATATGAAGAATATTTAGATGGAGATGTATTACCTTGTGGTACAATATCAAATGGAGCACAATGTATGTGTGATGTATGTTATTATGAATTGTAAAAAACCTATAATGGAAAAAAAATAAATTTGATTTATATTTAAAGTTTTTTTAAATAATATTATAAACATGAAGAATATCATTGTTGTTGCAAGCGAACTTTCTATTATCACTGGTCACAATACATTTGAGAAACCTGAAAAAGCAATTGATGCGGTATTAAACCGTAGTGGAATTGTTAAGAAACATATTCCAAAATCTAAAATTGAGGAATCTTTATTATCTTTGAAAGAGGTCGATGTCGCAATTATTAAGAAAGAGTTAAATTTAGCAGATAATACTTCATTAAAAGAAGTAGAAAATATAATTAAAAAACAAGTTATGGTCAAATCATTTGATTCAAGTTTATCTGAGAATCAATCTAAAGAAAAAGTAGATGAAATTTTAAAAGCAATGCCCACATTAAATAAGTGTCTGGAAGGATCTGTAAAGCAAGATTTAAGAATGACACGAGGGAATATCAAAGAAGATAATAATTTAGATAAAACTGAAAAGAAATGTAATATTCAGATTACAAGTAGGAATTCTCAAATGTATGAGAAATTATTATATACAGACCCCACTGACAAATTTCAAGTAATTCTAAGAGGCAAAGTAGATGGTATGAATGATGAGTATGTAGTTGAAACCAAGAATAGAGCCAGGAGATTATTTGGTAAGATTCCAGAATATGAAAAAGTTCAATTAAATGCTTATATGTTTATGACTGGTAAAGATAAAGCATTACATATTGAATGTTATAATGAAGATCAAAATCAAACTGAGTATGGTTTTGATAAAGTATTCTGGGACGGTTGTTTAGATAAGGTCATTCAATTTAGTCATGAACATATTGAAAGTCATTTAAAATAAATCTTCATAAAACATAGAGTTGTTGCAAATATGAAAATAAGAGTTCCAGTCAGAATCGGAAAATATATATCAGATAAATAATAATACAACATCCATATAATGTCAGATGTCATTTCAAAAAATAACATTATCCATGATATTTCTACTTTTTTATCATGCCAAGATTTTACAATTTGAGGCGTATATATCATGGTCGTCATGATAGTACCTATAACACCTAATATTGTAATATTGATATCGCCTTTCACGGGATGAGTATTATTTATTAATGTATTATTCATTACATATATACATGTGTATGTCTGTTTAAATATAACTAGAACTTTTTAAAAATAAATATTGACGAATATTTATATAATATAATATTATATAAATAATGAAAAAAAAAATAGGCGATTTAATATCTTTCGACAGTTTTAGGTTAACTCAGATAGTTGAAATAATACAATTTAGTATATTATATATAATTATTTGTTTGATAGCAGGTATATATTTGGACTATTTATTCCCGGATGTAGATGAAAATAAATCAACAATACATATATTATTAGAATTATCATTTCATTCTGTTATAGTTTCATTGACAGTTTTTTATATCAGGAAAGTAACTATGATAGTACCATTAATATATAGCGCAAAAGACTATAGTTCTCACACGCACGAGTATGCAGGCGAGGTAGTTATTGCTATAGTTTTTTTTACTACACAAAAAAAGATATTAGATAAAATAAATATTTTACATAATAGATTTTTATCTAGTATAAATTAATCGCAAAGATGTCTATGAAACTAAAATTTAACATTATATTTTTCAGTAATATGTTTATCAACTTTTCTAGTGGGTCCTCCTAGAATATATGAATACATTCTACCCATCCCCCATGATTCAGCTGTTTGGTTGGGTCTGCTGCCTGAAGAATAATATGCTCCCATACCTTTTTTTTTAACTGCTAGCAACGCTGGACGCGGAATACCTGTGGCATCTGATATTTGTTTTATACTTTTTACATCAGGATATTTTTTATGAAATTTTTGGGTCCAAGATGATTTTTTTGATTTGAATGATTTTAATTTAGGTCTTGAAACATATTTACCACTTTTGTATGCTTTTTTGGATTTTTTGATAGATCTTAATTGTTTTTTTTTATCTTTTTTCGATAAACCACTTGTATAATGTTTTGGCAATGTCATTATATATTAAAAAATATTATAAATATTTAATCATTTGAGTATTTTAAATTTGTATCCTAAAGTGATGGATAATGCTACAATTAATGCAACAATTACGGAACTAGCTATAGGGACTTGAGAGTGATGTACAAGCATGTGTACTATTTGTGATTTAAATGATAGCTTGGCGGCACCGTTGGGTGGTTTTATTTCTTCCGGTGTTGCGATTGGTTTAGTAATCATAGGTAAAATTAAGTTTAAAGCGACTGCGTAAATTACAGCATTAACAACACATTTGTATCCTTTATCCATTTTTATAATATATATTAGAAAAAAATAATTAAATTAATGAATGAATATTAATATTACTTCAAATCATTAGAAGTTAATTTGTATCCCCAATGTTGTAAAGTTTGTCTAATAACTGGTGAAATAGTTTCATCATCATATTTAGAATCTTTTTTTTTAATCATATTTATTAATCTGTTTTTAAATCTACCTTTGGGTCCGGTCAATGCCAACCATCTCTTTATTTGTCTTTCATCATCATCTGTGCGTCTTCCCATATAAAATCTGCAATACCATTGAAACCATCCATATGGATCTTGTTTATCCATCCATCCAGATTTTTCCCAATCTTCTAAATCAGATCCGCATTTAACTTTATATTTATTTACTTTTTTATTATATTTTGGTGATGTAACCATTTCACCTATATCAATGCCCTTGAACCATGATTTAGGATATTCTTTAATAACATCTTCAGATTTATAGTGTTTTTTAGTTACAGATGAATAAATGGGTCTAAAATATGTTCCACCAAATGAACCCATTTTTAAAATTTGTTCAGGCGACAGGTTGGGTTTAAATTCTGGGTAATCTTTGAATGTTTTCATTTTATATTATATTATAATTAATTTCTTTTTAAACTAACTTTATTATCAAATTTTCTATTATTTTTTAAGAATTCTAATAATTCTTTTCCTTTGTTTTCATCATTAAAATATTTAGTAAAATTATCTAATAAATATTTATTAGTCATAGTTTCATATGATTTATTAGAATTATATTGTAATTTAGAAGAATATGAAGATAAATTAAAAACATTATTTTTGAGATCATTATTTTCAATATGGGACAGAATATTAACTTCTAAAGTAGATTTATCTGATTTAATAGATTTAATTTTTTCATTATATTGTTTTATTTGATTATCATATTCAACCCATTGAATGACATTCGAATTAAACTCACTCATTTATATTATTAATTATAAATTATTCTTAAATTTAAAACAATTATGAATATTACTAAAATAAATAAAATGATAATAACAATAATTATTTTTAAAAAATAAGGATATAATTCTTGGATAATATGCTCAATTAATGGATTTAATAATTCATATTTTATATAATTCATATTTTTATCTTTTTTTATTTCATGTGTAACATCTTTTATAGAATTATTTATTAATATTTCAAAAGACATATTAATAAAAAATATAATTATATATTATGTTTAACTTATTACCTTTTTTATTTAATAAAAAATCTTTTTTAAAAAACGCTAGTAATAGTGACGAATCTAATGAATATATAATAATAAAAAAAAACTTTGATAATAATGAATGTATAATATGTTTAGATGCGATGTTAATAAATGATAAAGTAAGAATATTAGAATGTAGTCATATGTATCATTATGAATGTATAAATAAATGGATTGAGAAGAAAAAACAAATAAATTGTCCAATATGTTCTAAATAAAATATAATATATAATTATATATATAGAATGCAACAAAATATTATGATATTAGCGTTTGTAGTATTTATGATTATAAGTTTTTTAATGTATACGGATTATTTAAATATATTTTATGAAGATAGAATCCATCCTTTAATTACAGAATTAGGAAATGGATTTAATAATCCTGTTAAAAACAACGATAATCAATTTGTTTGGACATATTTAGAAGAACCAGAGGATTTGGATAAAGATATTAATATTCAATTATTAAATAAAAAGAAAAACTTTACAATATTGTTTTCAATGTGTTTACAGATAATGAATAATAAAATTAATAAAAAATATAATTCATTTCGTGTTGTATCTCCCGAAAATATTAAACAATATTTACCAGATTTTCCTATTGAAATGAACTCTAAATCTAAATATTCATTAAAATTCAGAGTAGATTTATTAAGTTCAATGCTATTGAGTAAATATGGTGGATTATTTTTATCCCCGGCTACATTAGTAATGAAAAGTTTGGATGAGATTATGTATAAATTAAAATATAATTATGATTTAATTACATTCGGAGGTTCTGAACGTGTAATAAATTCGTGTAACAATAAAAACAATCCAGGGAATTATGTAATTGCTGCTAGAAAAAATAATGCAGTAATTACATTGTACAGAGATCAAATGTTAGAGAATTTAAGAAAAGATAATTTTATCAATGAATCAACTGGGGAGGATTTATTAGCAAATTCTATTAGTAAAGTGAGTGATAATAAACATTTTCATTTTGATTGTAGTTATACAGGTAATACTGATATAAAAAATAATATGGTGAAAGTAAAACAATTTTATGGATATGAACCTATACAGTTTAAAGATAAAGACAATATTATATTTATAGCCTTACCTTACGATATTATATTAGAAAATATAGAATATCAGTGGTTCAATAATTTATCTCAGGATCAATTTTTCGATTCAAAAACGCAATTAGCAAAAATAGTATTAGGGGAGGTCACTAAAATTAAAAAGTAAAAATTTGAATTTAAATATAAGATAATTTAAACATATTTAATATGGGTATTAAATCTCTGACTCAAACTATTAAGAAAGAAGCACCTGATGCCATTACTCATGATAATTTATATAAATTATCAGGTAAAAAGGTGGCAATCGATGCGTCTTTAATTATTTATCAACAATTATTAACACATCAACTTTTTAAAAATAAGAAAGGTGAAATTACAAATCATATTACAGGATTGTTTTATAAATTAACTAATTATTTATCATTAAATATTGAAGTGATATTTGTATTTGATGGGAAACCACCTGATTTGAAACAATCCTGTGTAGATGAACGTAAAAAGAAAGCAAAGGACGCCAAAGATAAAATGGATGCTTGTGGGAATATTGAAAAAAAGAATGAGTTAGAAAAACAATCTCTTCGTTTGACTAAAGATATGATAGATAATGTTAAGAAATTATTAGATTTAATGGGTATTTCATATATTCATATGGATGTAGGAGAAGGTGAAGCAATCGCAGCAGAATTATGTAGAATTGGATATGTAGATTATGTTTTAACAGAAGATATGGATACATTAGTATATGGATCTCCTAAATTAATTAGAAATTGTTTAGATAAATCATTAAAGAGAAAAGATATTATATCTATTATTGATTATGGTGAAATGATTAAAGGTATGGATTTAAGTGAGGAACAATTTGTAAAGTTTTGTATCTTATGTGGATGTGATTATTGTTCTAATGTTCCTAAAGTGGGTAACAGCACAGCATTTAAAATGATTAAGAAACATACAAATATTGAAGATATTATTGAAGAATATAAAAATAAATATGAGTTTCCAGAAGGATATGCTGAATTATTTAATAAATCCTATGATATATTTATGATGTATCGGGATAAGATTAAAGTGGAAGAACTGAATGTAAATAAATCGAATAAGGATGTAGGTGGTTTGATTAAATTTATGGTAAATGATATAGAAATGAATGAGTTAAGAGTACAAAAACAAATTAAAAAAATACAAAATACATTAGGTAATAATATTTAAATCTTTATAACTTTAGAATGGTTGATTACAGGGTTATTATTTTCAAGAATCTTTTTAGATTCTTCTATTTTTTTATTTAGACTCTTACAATTATGAGTATGAGTATAACGATGTTCCGCACAGAATTGTCCTTCACATTTACAAGAATATGATATTAATTTTAATTTTTTATTACAGAAAGAGCACCTATCCATAATTTATAATTTATTTAAATAAATCTTGTTTAAATATTCAAATTTATTTATGATATTATAATTTATATATTATATTTCTTTTTTAAAATTAATAATTTTCTAATTTTCATTTAAATATCTATTAAATTGTGGTTTCATAGACTTTGGTATTTTTAAATAAATTAGTTTAAAGTTAATAATTTTAATTATTAAAATATTTAAGTATGATAATACAATTCTCTCCAATAAGAAGTGGTAGTACATTAATATATAATTATTTGAGGAAATTAGGTAAAAATCCTTCCAAAATACACAAATACACAAATATAGAAATATATCTGGATCTAGATATATTATAACAATAAGACACCCTTATAATAGTATTATATCTTCCATATTAAGAAAGGATGAAAATATTAGTGATGAAATACTAATAGATAATATAAATGAATATTTAAATAATGGTGGTAATTGTATAGTTAATAATAATTTAGATGGTTTAAATCATTGTGTTTTGATTTACGAAAATTTCCTGAATGACCATGATGTAATACTTAATTCATTTGAATCTTTTTTTAATGAAAAATATCCACCTGATTTAAGAGAAGAGTTAAAATCATCTCTTGATATAAATATTATTAAAAAGGAGATAGAAAAATATAAAGATTTTGGTGAATATGATAGAATTAATCATTTTCATGGTAAACATATTAGTAAATATAATGGAGAAACCGATTATAAAAAAATATTAAATACTAATCAGATTAAAATTTTGGAAAGCAATGAAATTCTAAATAAGATTATAAATAAATTTTATAAAGATAATATTTAATAATAAATATTTAAATATTTATTATTAAATATTATTATAAATGTTAATTATTAAATTAATGGGTGGTCTGGGTAATCAGTTATTTCAAATATTTTCTCTAATTTCTTATACCATTGATAATAATATTGATTATAAAATATTAGAATTTAAAGATGATAAAGTATCTCCATTAGATAATAATTCACTTAGAAATACATATTGGAATAATTTATTAAAAAATATTTATAATAAAACTATTAAAAATATAAATGGACCTATTTACCAATATAATGAACCATGTTTTGAATATAAACCGTTGCCTATAATTTCGGATAAATCTAAAAATTATATGTTATTTGGTTATTTTCAATCACATAAATATTTCCAAGATAATTTGAATAAAATTTTAGATTTAATAAAATGGAATGATATAAAGCAACCTTATAAAAATAATTATGATTATGAAAATACAATATCATTACATTTTAGAATAGGAGATTATATTAATTTACAATCACATCACCCTGTATTATCAATAGATTATTATATTAATTCTTTGGATAGATTAATAAAAGATACAGATAAAAATGATTGGAATATATTATATTTTTATGAACAATCAGATAAAGATATGATAGAGAAAAATATAAATATATTAAAAGAAAAATATGATAAATTAAAATTTATATCAATAGATCATAAATTAGATGATTGGGAACAAATGATATGTATGAGTTTATGTAAACATAATATAATAGCGAATAGTACATTCAGTTGGTGGGGGGCATATTTAAATGAAAATGATAATAGAGTATATTATCCAGATACTTGGTTTGGTTCAGCTATGGGAAATAAGAATTTAAATGATTTATTTTTAGATGATTGGGAAAAAATATCTTGTAGTGAATCTAAAAAAGAAGGTATAACAATATTAATGCCTATATACAATGGAATAGAATTTATAGAAGAATCAGTTACATCTATAATAAGGCAAAGATATACAAATTGGGAATTAATAATAGGAATAAATGGACATCCACCAAATTCAGAAGCATATAAAAAAGCAAAAGAATATGAATCTGATAAAATAAAAGTTTATGATTTAATTAATATCAAAGGAAAATCAAACTCATTAAACGATATGTTAAAATATTCTAATTTTGAATGGATTTCATTGCTAGATGTTGATGATATATGGTTACCAAAAAAACTAGAATCACAAATCCCTTATATGGATAATTATGATATAATTGGAACGCAATGTAAATACTTTGGAGATATAACTGGTTCACCTAGTATTCCATTAAGAGACATAACTAATATAGATTTTTATAAAGTAAATCCTATAATCAATAGTAGTTGTTTAGTGAAAAAAAATTTGTGTTATTGGCGAGATGTGAAAGGTTTGGACGACTATGATATGTGGTTAAGATTATGGAAAAATAAATATAAATTTTATAATGTTGAAACAATTCAAGTCATGCATAGAATACATCAACAAAGTGCATTTAATAATAGTAATAATAATTATGTAGAAGAATTAATAAATTACCATAAATCACAATAAATATGTATCAAATGCGAACCATAGATCATAATTTATATTTTTTTGGGTAATTAATTTAAATTTATCTTTGTTATCTAAATATAAATCAATTATAATAATCTGGTCGTCTTTTATTAATTTATTTTCATCAAGATATTTTTCTATTTTTTCATAATAAATTTCATTCCACCATTTTAAATTATCTTTATTAGATATAAAAAATCCTCCTGCTATACTACACTGACCAGGAGGTATCTCATTATTTAATTTTTTATATAATTCTATATCATTTAAATATTTATCAGAACATACATATGCATAGTATATTTTATCTTTTAAATTATTTATAATATTTTTGTTTGGCCAATTAGATATTTTATCATATGGTAAACGGTTATTGTTACATCTAAAATATCCTATATCACACCATCCGTAATATTTTGTTTTAAAATATTTATTATTAATAGTTTCATTTACAAAGTTTATTTTTTCATTCCATAACATATTTACTTTCCAATCTACTTTACTATTTAATAATGTATTTTGTTCATGATTTTTAATCCAATTATCTTTATATTTATATGTTTTAAAAGAATCAATTTCTTTAATAATAAGTTTTATATTGTTATTTATATTCATATTATTAAAAAAATATTTAGATTTATTGTCAGTATATATAACTAAGTTAAAATTATTAACATTATCTATTAAATTTTTAGCCCATTTTTTATAAGTTTCTATAGTAAATTTACAATTAAATACATAAAAACACGAGGTTAATGTTAAATTAATATTTTTACTAATATCTTCTGGTATATTACTCATATCATCTAACATTAAATGGTTATAATCTGTATATCTTTGTTCTATATCACTATATATAGGTCTTTGTGTTATTGTTCTAGGCATAATTATTAACCAATTATCTTTTTCTTGTAATTTCATCCAATATACATCAAGTGCATATGGATTAAAATCTGCTTTTGATAAATCAATATTTTTTAATAATAATTCTAATCCATTTTTTAAATTATTTATTAATATATCATAATAATGTTTTTTTACAATATACCCGGTAGTTGTAAAACTTTTAGTAATTTTACATATATCTTCATTTATTTTATAAATATGTGATTTCAAATTTCCTCCTAATAAAAATACATCAAAATTATTATCTAAGATATTTTTTATTTTTTCATTATACCAAGATTTCCTCATAAATTGTATATCATCTTCCAATACAACTATATAATCTAAATTTTTTTCTTTTGCCAACCGTATTAATTTTAAATGACTCATTCCACATCCAATTATACCTATTTTATTTTTTATAGCATTAAATCTTTCATAATCCCAACCTAATTCATTTAGTTCATTTTCAACTAACTCTTTTCTATCTTTTCGTTCTGCTAAATTTATATAATAAACATTTTCTAACATTTTTTTAATTATAAAGAATATTTTTTTAAATAATAATATATATATATATGTCAAGTTGGCCATCATGTAATAAATCAAAAAGAATTATTAAAGTTATAGAAGAAAGTGAAGCAACTATATATGGTAATGAGATGGATCTTTGGTCACCTAAATCTAATAGAGTAGATAATCAATTAACTAATAGGATTGATAAATTATTAGATGAAATTGGTCATTCGCATAAAAAAGAACATTTAATATTTGAAAAAGTTAGAGTCATTGCTCATCATTTAGGTATAGACTTTTTTGATGATGATACCGAATCAGATGAATCAGAAGATGGAATAAAATAAAGATATTTAATTAATCACCCCAATTTGTAAATCCCCAACCTCTAAATTTATTATTATATGCTTTGGGTGTAACATTACTCATACTTTTTAAACTTAATTTATGTTTTCTATATTTAATATTATTAACATCTTTTTTAGGATAACTAACTTCTTCTTCTGATGAAGAAGAAGAGTCATCAGAACTATCTTCATCATCTGATGACGAACTCATTTGATCTACTTTATTATATTTATCTCTCGCCTCTGAATGTTGTTTTTTATATTCATCATCTGACCAACTTATTTTCTTATTTTTATATGCGCCTATTTCTTTATTATTTGCATTAAATATTTTATTATTTTCTAAATTATGAATATAAATAATATCTTCATATACTAATTTTTCAAATTGTCCCTCTAAATCGAACTCATCACTGACGCTCTTTTTTTTAGTCACTTTTATTTTAGGTTGTATTGTGGGTTGTTTTTTCTTAACTTCTTCAACTGATTTCACAGTTTTTTTATTAGGAGTATTTTTTGATTTTTTTGAATTTGTTGAAGGTTTAGACCCTTCATCTTCTGGTTCGGACCCGTTATCAGAATCATCCGAATCATCTGATCTATATGTCCAATTAGTAATTTTTTGACTAATTTCTTTAATATTACCTCCCCCTGATTTTTCTTCTGCTGTAAAACAAGTATCAGGCAACGAGTTTTTCTCTTTTAGTTTCCATTCTTTAGTGCCACCAGGATATTCTAATATATTTACAAATCCGGCATCTATTAAATGTTCTGTTAATTTTTCGGAGGCATGACATTTACTATGAGCACAATATACAACTATAGGTAAATTAAATATATTTAATTTTTTATTTTTGACTGAACTGTTTAATTTAGGATAATTAGAGAGATTATCCTCTAAGAATTTTTTAATTTTGTTTCTTTTTTCTTGTGAGGAAGTTCTATCTAATAAAGAAACAGGTAAATTATAACTATTTGGTATATGGCATCTATCAAAATTATCTCTTGGTAAAGAATTTATTGTAAAATGACATTTTTTATGAACATATTCTCGCATTATTTTAAAATCTACCTTGCAAGATACTATAACAGTTTTAATATTATCACTCCAAAAATTATTTCTATCCAATAAGCAATAATGAACATGTCTTGGATATGTTATATCATCTACAGAATAAGGTTGAGGACAATTTAATACTAATGTTGTATCACCATTACCATTTGTTTTAACTAAACCATGATTTTTAAATTTATTATATGCTTCTTTGGCTGATTTGATTTTCATGAAATCATTAGTATATTCAGCTGCCCAATAACATATCCAAGCATTTGATTTTTCATTTAATTTAATATTTACTTCATAATTAGTAATATTGGGTTTTAAAGGTTGTAATGTTCTTTTATTAGCATTATATTTTTCATTATTATTAAGAAAAGGTGGTAATAAAGAATAATTACCTATTTCTTTATACCAATCAGGTATAGTTTTCTCTAATTCTGCCTGGTTCATTTTAGTTGAAACTTCACAAGTTAAACATATTTTACCCATTATAAATAATAGTTATATAAAAAAAATTTGATTTAAAAATAAATCACATTTAAATATTAAAAGTATGATTACATTTATTGTTACAAAAGATGATAATACAAAAACAATTGAATTCTCAAATGATGGAACTATGTTAGATCTTAAAACAGAAATTATTAAACAATTTGAAGTAGATTGTAAATATATTGACATTACTTCAAATGCCGAACGACCTATTAGAGTATTAGGTAAGTTCAATTTTGATAAAGGTTTACAACCGAGAACACTTGATAATTATCCATTTAATAGGTTCGGTATTGATGAAAAGACAATACCTATAACATTTAATGAGGAAAAAGGATATTTACCAATAATCAAAAAATCTTCAGTGACTAATGGAACATCTTCTAAATATGTTCCGCCGAATGCACAAAGTATGGAAGTTACAGAAACAACACAACCACAATACAATATTGAAAGCGAATCAGAATTTCCTCCTCTTTGTTAACAACAACAACATAACTTATATTTATAGCATTTATTTATTTCTATAATTTTTTGGTCGATGTCCATATTTTGTTTTTTATCATATTCAGCATATTTTTTATAAAATCTTAATCGTTCTTGCTCTATAATATGTTTATGTAATTCAGAGTTATTAATAATTCTGGCATATTTATCATAATCTGTATTTTTAATATATTTTTGAGATTCTTGATATATTAAAAAGTATTCTTTTAATATTTCGTCATTATAATTTTCTATTAAGGTTTTTAATATAAGGTTATTACATCCGGTTTTGTGTAATTCATATACTTCAAGTTTATTTTTGATTTTGGCAATCATAGATACGCATTTTTCAATAGTATTACTAGACAGCTCCATTTTTTCTTGATATTTTTTAAATTTTAAAATACTTGATGTACAAGTTATAATAGAACCAATAAATATAGGTGATAAGTCATATATTTCTCTATTAATTTTATCATCCTTGTCTATAAATATTAATTTACATGATTCGATTAAAGTCAAACAAGTTGATAATAATATAGTACTTATACTCCACGCATTATGGCATTTTTTATATCGATTATATTTTAATTCTAATATTTTTCTGTATAAATTTAGTTTGCGTTTTTTTTCTTTTATATGATTTATTAATTCATCAATACAATTTATATCTGAACATACATTTCCTGTAATATGTATGTCTGTATTAGTGTCTAATATTGTTTCAGGAATATTAGAACCATTAATCATAAATTATAGTATATTATTTTTTCAGAATATTGTAGCCCGATCCTTATAAGTGTGAACACATATTAAATTATAAATTAAAATACCACGGAGGATATTTAAAAATATTTTGCATTTATATAATAATTATATATATGATAAATATTAACCCATCTGACAAATATTATAGTATACAGGAAGTAGAGAGGGAGGGAGAGACCCCTCATAAAATATTTGGAAACAAAATGTTTCGCTATTTAATTTATAATAAATGGTTAATAACAATTCACATGGATGAAGAACCATGGAATTTTACTTCACCGGTAAAAATAGTATATGACGAAAGATACCGATCAGATAATGAAGAAGTCTACAATAATATAAATGAAATATTTGAACTATATCCGGATATAAAAAATGAATTAGATAATATAAAAAACAAAATAAATATTGATATAATATGTAATAATGTAATTTTAAACTTAGCAATTGAATTTAAGAACATATTTGAGAAAAATAATTATAATGTAATAATAAATTGTACAGATAATTTAAGTGAATATAAATTAAAAGATGACGGATTTATCTTTATGATTACACCACAACACTATTATAATCGTAAAAATATGAATTATTTAGAAAATGCAACGAGAAATGGCAAATGTATATTTTATTTCATGGAACAATTATCCGCAAGAATTAACGATACTAAATATTCTGAACAATATATGGGTTTAACGAAAATATTAATAGGATCGTCTATAATTAGTTTTGATTATAATAAAGATAATTATAATTATTTTAATAATATAATTTATTTACCTCCACCCATAATTACAAATAATGTTCAATGTGAAAAAATATATGATATATTATTGATTGGTTTAGTTAATAATTCAACAAGAAGAAAACCAATATTAGATAGTTTAAAAAGATTTTTTAAAATAAAAATAGTATATGGTAAGGCAGGGCAAGAATTAACTAAAATTATAAATCAATCAAAAGTTGTAATAAATTTACATTATTACAATGACAATACTTTATTAGAAGAAGTTCGATTAAATGAAATAATTAATTCAGATACTCACATATTATCAGAATTACCTCATATTGATGTAGATGCTATGAAAGAAAAATATAAAGATAGAGTAACATTTATAAATATAATAGAAAAACCAAATAAGATTATAAAAAAAACTGATCCAATTGTAGTAGAATTAAAAAAATTACTTAAAAAACCAAATAAAAAATATGAACATAATTTTAATAATGATTTGACTGAAAAGATTTTAATAGATAATATTAGGGGTAGTATTGAAGAATATAAAAAATATAAAAAATATAATGAATATCCACATTTATTTCATAAATACCTTTTAAAAATAAAAAATCCAAATACAGAAATAACATATAATATTGAAAAAGAAAATAAATATAAAAATTTTTATGTTAAAAACTTTGCGCATTTACATTGTTATGATATATCTAAATTTCATGAAATTTATGATGAATATTTAGATAAAATAGATAAATATTTTAATATAATAATCACATATTCTATTGGTGAAATAAAAGATATAGATTATACAATTATTAAAATTCCTAATAAAGGTATGGATGTTGGTGCTAAATTTTGTATGATAAAATATTTAAATGATAAAAAGTTAGAATATGATTATGTTATGTTTTTACATTCTAAATCAGATCCTAAACAAAGAAAAAAATACTTCCAAATCGTAGATGATTTAAATGATAATTTTATTAAAAATATTCATGATTATGATAGTTATTTCCCTGATATAAAATGGAAAATAATTGATGGCAGACTTAAAATGTTAAGTGGTAATCCTGAATATGAAAATAGTAATGTACCAGAAAGAAATCTATTATACAGAAATGAACTATTAAAATATTTAAATTGTAATAATGATACAAATATATTCACAGAAGGAAATGTATATATATTAAAAAATAATATTATAAATAAATTATTTACTGATAAATATCTTTATAATATATTAAATGAACCAAATGATTTTGATTATAATTGGATAACATATAGATATGATATTAAAGGAGATATAAAACAAGTTTATGATGAATTTAAATTAAAAAAATTAAAACCAAGAGATGAAAAATCATTTGATGGATATATAGAACATGTATTTGAAAGAATAGTTATGAATTTTTGTGAAAAAATATATAGAAAAAAAATATGTATATTTCACTGTGGTAATTTTGAAATATTTGAATACTTAGTAACTAAATTTCCAAATATCCTTAAAATGAAATTAATTATAACATATTATGATGATAGTTATTATGATAAATTAGTTAATTATCCAAATATAATACATTTACTTAAAGTTAAAAATAAGGGCATGGATATAGGTCCATTTTTATTAATTATTAAATTTTTACAAAACAATTCTCACTTATATGATGATTATACACTATTTTATAAATTTCATACAAAATCTATTAAAAATAATAAATATTGGACTGAATCATTAATAAATGATATAATAAATATTAATATTGAAGGTAGTAATAAACCGATTATTATTGGATCAAATGAATTTATTTATTCTCAAAATAATAATGTTAATCTCAATAATATTAAAAATATTTATAATAGAAATATGGATAATAATTTAAATTTTGATTTGTATTATGATACGTATAATAATGAGTTTTTAAAAAAAACTTTATTAAATAATAAATTTACAGAATTATATTTTAGTGAAAATTTTTATAAATATTATGAAATTGATTTAAAATGTTTATCAAATAAAGATCTTTATGTACATTGGAATAATCATGGTAAAAATGAATTTCATAGAAAATCTAATGTTAATTATATAAAAAAATGGGCAGTAAAAGATAATTATTTTGTAGCAGGAACAATGTTTGGATTTAATAGTAGATGGTTAAAAATATTTACAACATATGATTTAGATTACGAATATTCTATTCTAGAAGAAGGTAATATTAAAAATATTAATGAAACCAAAATTCATGCTTGGGAATATTATTTTGGATTTATGACACTTTTGACTAATGGGGGGATACAAGGATATAAAGATAATATTTTACAAAATATTTACTTAAACAAATATAAAGATTATATTCCTCCAATTTTTTCAAATATTAATCGTCCATTTAGTGAATCTAAAATTGCTTTTTTTATGTTAGTTCCTGGTAAAATACCTGATTCGGGTGGATATAGAACACTTTTAAAATATATCAAATTATTAAATGACAAAGGATTTTCTGTTGATTTATATTTTGGAGAATGTTGGAATTATATTGATGTGAATAGTAATGTAAATAATATTAATGAATATGGAATACCTAAATGTGAAAATTGGTTTAATAAAAATATAAAAATTGCTGATATAATACAAAATATAAAAAACTTTAAAATATTAGATATATGTAAGAATAACTATTATATTAGTTTTAAATGTCAAAGGGATTATGATATAATAGTCGCTAATGCTTGGCAGGTAGCAGAATCTGTATATGAGAACAAAAAATCAGCGAAAAAAATATATTATATAATACAAGATCGTGAAGAATTATTTTATCCTAATAATAAAGAGTTGCAGAATAATGTTATTAATACATATAAAAGCGAATTTAATTATTATTGCATAACAAAATATTTATATCATTATTTTAAAAATACATATAATATTAAAAATATTACTTCTTCATATATGGGAGTGGATTTAAATATATATAAAAATTATAATAATTTTAGAGAAGATAGTGTTATTATACCTTATTATAGAGATATTAAACCAGGAAGAAAACCTCAATTAGTAGAAAAAATTATAGATATATTATCTAGTAATAATATTAAATGTTATGTATATCCTTACAAATATTACAAAAATATAAATAAAAATATTATTAATTTAGGGATAATGAAAGAAAATGAATTAAATAATTTATATAATAAATATAAAGTAGGCATAGTTTTTAGTAATACAAATCCTTCTCGTTTAGGTTTTGAAATGTATGCATCTGGTTTACAAGTAATAGAGTATGATTCTGAGTTTACAAAATATGATATGCCTAATGAATATTTTACTAAAATTAAAAATGAGAAAAATATAATAAGTGTCATTAATAAATTATTTAATAAACCTTATGATAACTCTTTCTTACAAAATATAGATATAAAATATGATTATGATAATTTCATTAAGTTTTTACATCTTTAATCATTTAAATATATATATACATATATAATAAATGGATTGTAAAATTTATAGAAATTTTAATAGTGATTTAAAAAATTACACTGATTTAGAATTAGAAAAACATTTTAATAGTTATGATAAAAATGAAAATAGAATATATAATATGGAAACATTGCATTTTAAATTATCAAATAAAAATAATATTATAGAATTTTTGAAAAATAATGGGGAAATGTGGGAAACATTATGGAAAGAATATAAAATTTTACAAAAATATAGATTCGAAGATAGAGAGAAAATCTCTTTAAAAAGTAAAACTAGAGTATTATATTTGGGAAAAGAAGTGATAGAATGTCAAACAAATGAAGAATCTATTTTAAATGATATTTTACCAGATGAATGTAAAGATCTCAATAAATTAAATATTTTAAATATAGGAGCTGGAGGTAGAAAAATTAATGATACATTAATATGTATTGATTTTCAAAGAGATTTAAAAGAATTATCTCATAATGGACACATTTCTAATTCATTATTATCTGATATGGATGATTTGATATTCAAAGACAATTCTGTCGATGGTATAATTGCTCTTCATATTTTAGAGCATTCCGCAGACCCTGTTAAAACATTAACCGAATGGTTAAGAGTTTTGAAACCTGGTGGTAAAATTGGAATTATAAATCCTGATTATAAATATAATTGGTCATCATCAAATGATAGTTATAAATATGGCCATAAATGGAATTCTGAAATTAATATTACTCTCAAATTATTAAAAACTCATTTTGATAATATAGAAATAATAAAATTTGATACTCTTAAATATAAGTTGTCATATAATATTGTTTTACAAAAAAAAGGTAAGTTTATTAAAAATACTTTTAAAACTTCATTATCAGGATATGAAATCGATAAAGGGCGTCATAAAGATATACCATATTATTATTCTAATAATAAAATTTATTTGTAAACAAAAATTAAGATATGAATTATGATTATAATAAATTCATTAAGTTTTTTAAAATAATTAATAATAACAAATCTATCCCATCTTTAAAACTAACATTTATATCCCATCCTAAACTTCGTATTTTTTCATTACTTATATAATATCTTTTATCATTAAATGGTCTATCTTCAATATATGTAATCCATTTATCATAATCTCCTGTATTATGTATTTTATTTATTAACATTTTCGCAACATCCATTACAGAATATTCCATTCCATCATCACAACCTATATTATATATTTCACCTATTTTTCCTTTATTTAATAATGTTTCAAATGCTGATGATACATCATCTACATGTAAAAATGCTCTTAAACTAGAACCATCACCTTGAATAGTCACCTTATTACCTTCTTTTAATTGTTTAATAAATTTAGGAATTAATTTTTCTGGATATTGATTAGGACCATATACATTATTTCCTCGTGTTATTATTATTGGCATCTTAAATGAATGTAAATATGAATTCGCTATTAATTCTGCTCCTGCTTTTGATGCCGCATAAGGATTAGTTGGACATAGTACACTCATTTCTGTTTTAGATGATTCATTTAATTCTGATTCACCATATACTTCATCAGTAGATACATGAATAAATAATTCTAATGTATTACAATATTCTCTACAACTTTCTAATAAATTATGAGTTCCTAATATATTATCATTTGTATATTGAAGAGGTGTTGAAAAACTATTATCTACATGAGATTGTGCTGCAAAATGAATTATATGCGTTATTTTATTATTTTGAAATATATAATCTAATAATCCTTTATTTTGTAAATTTCCTTTTATTAATGTATATCTATCAGAATTTCTAATATATTCATTAATATTATTTTCATCAGCACAATAATACATCGCATCAAAATTAATTAATTTAATTTTATCATATTGTTTCATAATATAATTAATAAAATTAGATCCTATAAATCCACATCCACCTGTTATAAAAAGAATATTATCTGAATTATTTTTGAACATTTATTTATTATAATTTTTAAATATATATATTAAACTTTCTTTAATATTTTTTATTTCAGGAAATAATTGTTCTAAACATGTTGTATCTAATAAATTATTAGATCTTTCTGATTTTAATATTTGATTTTGTTCTTCTATTGTAAAGTTTTTCCATGTAAAATCTGGATCTACATATTCTTTATACATTTCTAATATTTCATTATGTGATATACTTCCAGGATTTGTAAAATTTAATGTACCAGTATGATTAATATTCATTAAATCAATTATATATGGTAATAATTCTGTTAAAACAGTCATTGAATTTGGTATTGAACATATTTTTTCATATTTAGTTATTTTAGTTATAAAATTACGAGGATTATCATAATTAACAATAGGCATTCTTATTCTTAAATTTAATGTATTAGGAATAAGTTTCATTAATCTATCTGTAAATCCTTTGACTGTTGAATATTGAGAACCAAAAAAATTAGGTAAATCATTTTCTTTAAAACCATTTTCTTCAGATATTATTCCATCTCTATATGAAAAAATACATCCAGTTCCTAAATATGTATAATGAATATTTCTTTCATTACATAATAATGCTAATTGTAAGGGTGAAAATAAATTATCATTAATATTTTCTTTTAATTTACCAGGTTCTTCTAAATAATCAATAGTTGAATAGATTTTTCCATCTATTTCACCATGAGTTCTACCTATAAATGATATAACATGTGTTGGTTTAATTTCATTTAAATCATTTATTAAATCATCATTATTATCACATCTTGTATTTGTTGTATAATAATTTAAACCTTTTTCTTTTAAAATATCTATGAACATGGAACCAATCCAACCTTTATGACCATAAACTAATATTTTCATTTATTTTATATGGTATATTAATTTTAAATATTACATAAATTCATAAATTATAATTATATTATTTTTTCCCAGTATATTGTATATCAAAATCTTTTAGTTCTTTTACTATTTTATATCTTCTATATTGTATAAATAATCCTGATAAACTTAATAATATATATAATCCACTATATAAATATAAATTATAATAATTAGATAATAAATGGAATGAATATAATGATAATAACGGTCCTATAAATGATGTTGTTAACATAGATAATTCTTGTTCTTTATATATAGATATCCCACCTGATATTATTCCAGGCACGATGATACATATCCAAAACATATTATCATATAAATATATAATTCCTAAATGAATATTTTTACATAATAAATTCCATATAAGATATCCAAATGAACCTCCACATGTAAATCCAATTACAAAATATGAAAATTTATATAATTTAAGTAATAAAAAACCACCCGATAATCCTGATAATAGAGACCCACCTGCATGTACTAAACAGTTTTGATATTTAAAATGATCCATTATAAAATCTATTAATTTATAACTACTTCCTACTGATAAAATTGTTCCTAAACAAAAAATAGTTGGTTTTACAAATCTATTACCAAGATATGTAATAATTAATCCGATGGCACATGTCAACGGGTATATCAAATTAGTGTCAACATTATTTGTAATTTTTAAATCGAAACATTCCATTTATATATTAATAATATTATTATAAATATTATCATTAAATAATAATTATTAATAATATTATACATCGTTTTGAATTCATTATATTCTTCGTCTGTGAACATTTTGATTTATTATTGTATTTATTTATTTATATTTTAATATCAAATTTAAATAATATATTAATATATAAATGAAAAAATCTGATTTAATTAATATTGCTATTGGTATATCATTAGGATATTTTTTATTCAGCATATTAAATAAAACAAATATATCCACACATGACTGTGGAAACTGTAAGGAATGTCAATCTAAAGGATGTGACAATTGTAAGGAATGTCAATCTGGTGGTTGTGATAGCTGTAAGGGATGTCAATCATAAATTAATCTATTAAATCAGGTAAAATAGGATGTCCTTCCCAATTATATCTTTTCATTATATAATTTGTTTTAAATGATTTAGGATAATAATAATCAGGGAATTTTTTAACATTTTTAGGTAATAAATAAAATGATTTCTCCGGCAAGATTAAACGTAATTGTTCAGACGATTTAAGTGGTTCCTTATCTATTTTAATAATATTTAAATCATTAATATTTTCTAAATAGTTATTAAAATCTTTCATAGATGGAGCAAAATGATATTTATAATACCATTTCCATGAAATACAATCATCAAAATAATAATTACTTGTCCATACAAATGATTCTAAATAATTTTGACATATATCATTTATTTGTATTTCTAATATATCAGCATAACTCGGATTATAATTATGATGATGATATATTTGAAACATATAATATCTTCTTTGCCAAGTATCAATATCTTTGAATATTTTAGATTCATCTTTGTTATCTATTATAGGGATATGATTCATAAAATCTCTTTCATATTCTTTATCATATGAGTTATATTTATCTAAACATTCATTATTAATGTAAGCATTATAAATATCATGGAATTGATTTTTAAACTTATTGTGTTGTTTATTACGAATTAATAATATTTTTTCTAAGAAAATATTTTCTTTTAAAGATATTTTATGAATTAATTTTTTAAAATTAGTAACATCTAATTTATTATTATGAATTAAATAAAATATACCGGCATGTTCTTCTTGTAATTCATTATAAATTTTTAATAAGTTATCCAATCCTCCATATCTAATATTAATGCAAGGGGAATTATGAATAAAGTCATTCCCAATGAAAAAACATAAAAATATATAATCATTTATGATACATTGATTAGGTAAATGAACAAAATCTTTTTTAATATCTTGAACCAAGTACCATTTTAAAAATTCTATATCTAAATAAACATATTCTGAATTTAATCCTTCAATATTATATTCAGTTCTTTCTCTCAGTAAATAAATATGGTTATTTTTGATTAAAGATAACATGATTAAATCAGCATCTAATCCGTGAACAATATTAATATCATTATTATTATTTAATTTGAGATATTGCATAATTTTGTGTTCGCCTTCGCCATGTTCAGATGAATCTGAGAATATAGTTTTAATAGGATATGATTTATTTTTGAGAAATATATTTAATTCGTTCATAAAGTTAGTACCAGGCGAAATGGCATTTGTATCCCATATTTTTTCTTCATTGGCAGATCTAAATCGGCGGTATTTTTGTTGTTCAATTTTAGAACGCGGACAAACTCCATCTATAGCAATATAAATTAAATCATGCGGATTACATATTTCAATTATTTTAATCATATTTAAATAAATATTATCAAACATTTCTTTTTCATCTGTAAGACCTTGACAACATGGATGAATTAAACAATTTAAATCAAAAAACAGATTATTTACTTTTTTATCAAATAAATCTTGTTGAATTAAAATATTATTATAATCATTTATTATATTTTTAAAATATGATGGGATACCCATTTTATTTATTATAATAATTAATGTTTGTTTAAATAAATAATTTAATATTTATTATAAAAAAAAATATATGTTATAGTATATAAAAATGGAAGGAGGTGGTCAGATGGGCGGTAATCAATTAACGTTTGAAGCAATAATGACTCCAAATGCTTTATATTTTGTAATTACACTTGCTGTAATAGGCTATTTATATCAAACTAAAATGGTTTTAAGTAGAGAAAGAAGTATTAAAAATAAGTCATCTAACTTATTTGATAAACAATTATATTTAGAAGTTGGTTTTATGATTTTAATAGGTTTATCGTTATATATATTAAATAATGGGGATAATAATATGATTGTATGGGTCTATATAACAATACCTATTGTATATTTAGTAATTAAAAGTTTGATGGTATTTAATAAAGTTACAGGATATATTAGTGAGGCTCCAAATGTTGTAGGCGCAGTTGATTCTGATTTAGCAGATTTAATTAGTCAACAAGCAAATTCCAAAAAAAACACGCAAATTCCGGTAACTAATCAAAATAGTAATACAGTTGATATTTCCAATGCATTAAATAATGCGTTAAGTCTAAATAATTCTGTTAAGAGCGTTCCGAATACTCAAGTCCCTCCATCACAATTTCAACATAATGGACCTGAAGGTTTTTCACTATTTTAAATTAAATATTTAAAAATATTCTTTTAATATACATTATGAAATATTTATCATTTGATGTTGGGATTAAAAATCTCGCCTATTGTTCATTAAATGATAAAAAAGAAATACTAGATTGGGGTATTATTAATTTAGATAAAAATCCTATTTGTCAATGTGGATTACAAAAAGAATGTAGTAAATCATCAACATTTATAGTTACAGATGATAATGGGGAAATAAGATATGCTTGTACAACTCATACTAAAAAATATAAGAAAAAGAAGAAAATGAATAATGATAGAGATATATTTAATTTAAGTAAAATTATGATAAATGAGTTGAATCTTAAAGAAGATTTTTTAAATCATGAAATTATTTGTATAGAAAATCAACCTGCTCTAAAAAATCCTGTCATGAAAACAGTCCAGATGATTTTATATAGTTATTTTATGATTGAAGGTGTTACTAAAGATAAACCTGTATCAGAAGTTCATATGATTAATGCTCGTAATAAATTAAAAGTTTATAAAGGACCTGAAGTGGAATGTAAATTTACAGATAAATATAAAAAAAATAAGTATCTTTCGGTTGAATATACTAAATTAATGATATTAGAAGAAGATAATAAATTTATAGAATTATTTACTGAATCTAAAAAAAAAGATGATTTGGCAGATGCTTACCTTCAGGGGATTTATTTTATTGATAAATAATATAATGAATAATTATAAAATAATAATAATTATATTTATAATATATTTGATATGGTATTCAAATGAGGCAGAATATATAAAAGAAAAACCTACATTAGAAGAAGATGGATTTATGAAATTATATAATATAAAAAAAGAAAATATATTAAGTTATTTACCAAAAGATTATATATTTATAGATTATAAATATACAATAAAAGGTTGTACTTTATCAACTTTTCATCGCGATGTAACATCGAGTCAATATATTTATAAAACTAAATATCCTGTATACACTTATATAATTTATTGTAATGATGGACCGCATATATCTTTATGTCCAGGTTCACATAAAATTGTACCATTTAATTTTAATAAATCAAAAACAATAAATGGAAAAAAAAATGAAGGTTATTTATTTAATTGTGATTTAATTCATGCCGGTGCTATAAATGATAATAAAGATAAACGATTAGTAATACAATATAAGGTATGTCATAAAGATGACTTAAATAAATTAAAACATTTAATAGGTATTAATAAATTTCAAAAAAATGATTGTAATAATAATTTATATAATGATATGATTTTAAGAAAATTATCATTATTATTCCCTTATATAACTAATCATATATTTACATCTTATTTACAGTCAAAACAAGATAATATATTACAAAAAATAATAAATTATATTTATAAAAGAGATTTTTATAATATGTAATTTATTATTTTTTGTAATATATTACCTAAATAAGTTACTAATATCAATATCTAAATAGTCTATTGAAATCATTATTCTTAATTATATTAAAAAATATTATAAATAAATTGAGATAGAATTATTTAATTTTAATATGTTTAATTAAATCTTTGGACTGCATGGGTATTTCATTTTTGCGAGGAGGATATCTATATAGCGTCCATTCCGATTCATCTGGGAATTTTAAAATACCTGTTTCATACCTATAAGTGGTTATCACGGGGATATTTTCAATGGGGTCTCCATACAATACCTTATCGTATTTTGGTCTTCTTACCAGTTCTCTTGATTTGACTGGAGATATAATCCAACTGAAACCCGAAAATGTAGGACTGTAAATCCAACCTTTTTTATTTCCGTTATGTTTAATTTGATCCAAAGTATTAAATTTATTTCGGTACATGGTACTCAAATGATAATCATTTCTCGATGGTTCACTTCGTCTCATTATTATTTTATAATAATTGATATGAGTTGTAAATGTTATATTATCTTTTAGATCATTCAATACTCTTTTATTTTTCTTTTTAGTTTCAATATATTTACCTAATAAATTACTGACATCAATGTCGAGATGGTCGATAGAAGATATCATGTTTTTAATTAATTTTATTATAATATATTTCAAATTTTAATCTATGTATATAATATAAAATGGAGAGACAATTAAGAGAGTGTAAAGAAGGTCAACGAGAATTAAATAGAATTATAGTTGAAAGTAATAATATAATAAGAGAAACAGAAGTCAAATACAAAGGGTATCTTAAACAATTTGCTATCGACACTACGACGGCAAGGAAGGAGGCAGAGGATGAGATGAGAGTATTAAAGAAAACGATAGAAGATTTGAAACCGGGGATTAAGAAGGCATATGAGATGTATCAAAATTTAGGTGCAGGTCATTCTGATTATATTCAACCCGACGGTGAAAAGGGATGTGCTGCTAAATATGATCCATCTATAGAAAAATTAGGCGCATTCTTGTGGGATTCGGGTGCTAAGAAATATAAGAAACGCAAGTCTTCTAAAAAGGCACGCGGTTCTAAGAAAAAAAGTAAATCCAAAGGAAAACGTCGCGGTTCACTCCGAAAGCGTAAATCAAAGAGAAAATAAATTATTATTATAGAGGATAAAAAAAGATTTAATTTATCATAATATTTATAATTACCAAGTAAAATGAACAGTGAAGGCATTATTATTCCAAACATCAAACTTTAATCCTTGGAAGTGGTCTCGGTAACTGATTACCCCATTTTGAACACCTTCACATAAATACATTGATTCGGGATTACACATATGATTCAGCCATACGCGACACATTTTGGATGGTTTCCCTGTATTTGGGAGATTAAACTTAAAATGATCCCAACTTAAATTATAATAGAGTTCTCTGATACCTTTATTGGATTTGGATTCGATGGATTTTTTCAAATCAGTATAATAAATAGCAGTTAATTCATACAATTTATCATCATACTTTCGTTGCCAACCGGACGTATACATTTGTAGGTGTTGTTGTTGGTGATATTGCATAGATGTTTCTAGACAATCTTGGATAAAAGTTTTATTCATTTAGTTATTGAATAAATTTTTTTTATAATTTCAAATTTTAGTACGTTTAAATTTCAAAATATATTTAAAGAGAATATTTAATTAAATAAATATATGACAAATATATTATTAAAATCATTAAATAATTATTATAGTAATGATAACAAAATAGAACAATTTAATGATTATGTAAATGGTACCAAAAAAATATCATTGAGAATAATAGATTGGTTTGTAACTAATTATTCGAAAAAGTATAATGTATTTTATGAAGTCTATAGAATGCCTGATGGCGGGATATCTTTTGAAGAAAATGGTAATGAATTATATAATCAAATAAATATATTTCATGCTTATAAATCACAATTAAAATCATATTCTAAAAAGAAGTTTGATCCATTTTGTAGAAAAGAAAGAATAAATTTTAATTGCAAAGATTATAATATAGAAACTACATTGGGTCAATTAAATTTTTTTAAGTGGGCTCTTGATAATATGGTTTTAGAATATATTACAGAAAATTATAGTCATATAGAAAATGATATGAATATTTGTTTTAATAAAAATAAAAAAAGTAAAACGGATAGTAAAAGAAAACCTAGACAAGAATTATCTAAATCAGCATCTCGAGGGTTAAATACTGCTAAACATAGGATTATATTAGATTTTAATTAAATATCAGCGACATCAATATCTTCGTCTGTTGCATCCTCATCTGAATCAACTTTTTCTAATTTTTCATCATCAGACGAATCGGGTAAATTTGTACTGAATACAATTCCTAGATTATCATCATCATCTGATGAATATTGATTATCAACATCTAAGTTAATACTTTTGGGTACTAATCCTTTATCTTTTAATTTGCGTGCTAAATTTGCATCATAATTATCAATAATATCACAAATACTATCTTGCCATTCTCTAATAGATACTAGAACAATATCATTAGCACGGACAAATTTCTTTTTTCGCATTTTTCCACACATAATTGCCTTTCGTTCTTTTCCATCGAAACACAATACATCGAATCTACAATTACCATTACACTTTTTAATTTGCGCGTATTCTTGACCTTCATCTTTCAAACGTAAAGTTTTTTCACCAAAATTATTTTGTTTTTTATTCCTTTTATGTTTTTTGCCACCTTTGATATTAGGCATGTTTATTAATTATTACAATATATATATTATAATTTTATTCTTAAATAAATTTGAAAATTATTTTAAAAAACATTCAATATATTAATAATCATGTTCTGTTGTAGTAAGAAACATAAGAACAAAGTCCATTTCCTTAATGAAGTATTTGAACCAAGACCACCATTTAAAGACCTTCCAAAAAAAAGGAGGAAAAGTATATATCCTATGACACTATCAAAACAAGAACAATTAAAAAAGAATAAAGAAGATATTACCAAAGAAAGAATAGAAAATGAAGGATTTACAGATAAATTCTTGGATGAAATTATTCAATGCGGTGGATGTCAGGAAAAAATTGCTCTGAAAGAAAGAAAAGAATTACATCATTGTAGTGAGTGTAATAATTTCTATTGTTGTAATTTTGCAGGGATATGTGTAGGAAGTGAATGTTCAATTGTATTTGAAGGTAAAAAACAATCATTAAGTTATTGTATGAATTGTGTTAATCCATATTTCAAAATAAATATTAAAGAAAATGGTGAATGTTTATGTAAAAATTGTGAAAATCTACCAGATCTGCCAAATCATTATAAAGAAGTATAATTATATATATAAAGAAATATCATTTTTTTTATATATAAGTAATATGGAAAATATTTTAAATAAAGATGATATATCATTAATAAAAGTAATAGGGGATAGTAATTGTTTATTTAATTGTATAGTACAGCAATTACATTTAGATGGAAATATTAAATATTATGTAGATAATAATTATACATATAAATTAAATCAATCTAAAGAATATGAAAAATTATCTGAAGATTTAAGGCAATCAGTTGTAGATTGGTTAGATAATAATTTAGATTTTTTATTACCCACTGGATTAACAATTAAAGAAGACATATTAGATTCTATTAATTATGATGAAAATTTAAGTAATATTCGAGATTATTTATTGGATATGCGGGGATATAAATTTGCTGGTCAAATTGAAATATATGCTTTATCTAATATGTTGAAGAAAAACATTTCTGTATTAACAGAGATAGATGATACATATTATTCATTAGGTATGGGAAATATATACAATGGACTATCAGACGATAATATATATTTATATCATAATATGTTAGAACAAGAAGATGAAAATGAATATCATTATAATTTATTATATTTAAATAATAATTCAAAAATAATAACTAAGAAAAAATATTTAGAATTAAGCAATAGAATATCCAAACCATTAACGAGAAATACATTCAAAGCACTTATTGAGTAGTATTCCTATTAGTATCATCAATTGGAACTGCTGGTTTTATAGGCGTTTTTGGTTCAGGGAGAACATTATTTTCAAGGTCTGATATAGTTGCAGTTAAATTTGTTAATAGTTCTTGACTATCAGTTATTTTTTTTAAGACGTCTCTATCAGGCAATTGTTTTGAATCTTCAGTCATTTTATCCGCCATATTTTCTAAATTAGAAACAGTATTGACGGTATCTACTAATGGTTTAAACATTTCATTATTTTTAGATTTTTCCATGAATGATTTCATTTGACCATCAAAATCAAAATCTAATAGTGGAGACTTATTTGTGCCATCTTTTTTTTTTGTTTTATTACCTTTTCCCTGGAATTCTTGTTCAATTTGTTTCCTTTTGATATTTTCGACTGCTTTACAAAATTCTTTATATGCTTCTATGGTATGAGTATTATATTCTTCATATTTACCAGATAATCCGAAAAATTGCCAACCTTCTGTTTTTAATTGTTCTACTACTAAAGAATAACTAAAATAATCCTTATCTAAAGAAAATAATTGAAGGAATCCATTACTTATAGTGACCATTAATGATATAGACCATGTAGACCAATATGATATTTGATCAAAATTTCTGGGCAATTTAGCAGGATCCATTTGACCTATGGATAATAAAGCTGGTAAAAGAATAGAACCAGTAGTTACAATAAATCTAAATACATTATAGTATTTTTTTGTATTGTTTCGTTTTTTTTCATAATAATCAACTTCATCTACAAATCGTGCTTTTATTATTTCTTTACTTTCCTCTTTACCTCCAGGCATTTGTAAATTATCTATTATATTAGTAACTCGATTTGTATAATTATTCATTATATATTTATAATAATATTTTTTATTAATTTTTTATATTTATATAATATAGTTATATGGATACTATTACTAAATATATATTTTCAGAGAGTAATGAAATCAGAGTAGATCAATATGGTAATAATGTAGTCAATTTAATAAACAAATTTATCAGACTAATAGTTGCGTTTGGAATTGTATATTTAGTAATTATAAAAATGCCAGATCATGGTGATAAAGACCATACAATGTATTTTAATTTATTATTATTGGCGTCAATGCTTTTAATACTTATTTATATACAAAAAAATTGGAGAGTTTTTTATATTGAAAGTTTTTTAGGTGCCACAGATCCACCTATCGGCGGTGAATGTGCTGGGGATTTAGATACTATACCAAAAAAGGATAGTACGGGTAATAAGTGTCCTCACGGTATTGAGGAAAATGGTTCTATTTTAATAGATGCAGTAATTTTAGCATTAACAAACGAATTATCAAATTGGAAAAACTATTTTATCTGCATCGGTATAGGTCTAGGATTAAGACAATTAGGTTATCCTATATATTATGCAGCAATTGTATTTTTTCCATTTGATTGTTTAAAAGGTATAATATTTTTTTTATTGTTCGCATCTAAATATTCACCTATTAATTTCTTATTTGGAAAATCAGGTGGTGTAGAAGATCCATATATATATGGAAATAAAATTAGTAAAGAAAAAAAAGGAGCAGAAGAAACTGAATTAATAAATTTCAATGAAAAATTTTATTTAATGTATATAGTATTAATATTATTAATATTTTTTACAATTATAATAAGGTTAACAAGTGATACTATAATAGATTGTAAAAATTTTGTAGGTCCAATACCAGTACCCGGAGGTTTTTTAGAAGGTTGCATTGGATATAGATTTTATATGGTATTAAATATAATATTATTTATAGGTTTTTCTACAGATTTTATAGATTCATTACAAAAAATATCATTAGGGGATAAAGTATTAGTATGCCCTGAGAAAGTTGAAATCGATGGTAGTCCATCTCCTCCGAGTGAACAAATATATAAGTCAAGAAGTGGTGATTGTTTAAAACCTGAAAATATTATAGATACACCCATTTGTAATCCAACTGAACAAATAATAGAATGTAAACCTATTACCCCAACCCCTTTGCCTGGTTGTTTAATAAAAAGGTCGACTTCTAATTATATATTAGAAGATATTACTCAATTTAATGATAATAATATTGATAATATAGATCACAGAATTCTCATTAGTAAAAATCCTGATAATAATGGTTATATAATAGATCCTAGTAATGGAATTAATATAAATAATTCTATATGTAAAAAATCTATTGAGAATTGGTTGGCTAGTAATAATGATAATATTTTATTTAGGACGATAAGTAAAGATATCATAGATTCCCGGACAGATTTACCTGATGCTGCTATAACTAAATTACGAGAAGCAATTGGTATTTATGAGAATTCTGATAGTGTTGATCAAGGTAATTAATAAATAATTAATAAATAATAAAATAAATATATTATATTTATATAATGGATAAAGGTGGAGGGTTGGGTTCAATGGCAAAAGGGTTAGGTGGAAAAATAAGCAAGATCAGTCATTTAAAAGACAAAGTTGTTTCTGCTGGAAATAAAGTAAGTGATAAAGCAAGTGATATAAAAGACAAAGCTGTTTCTGCAGGAAATAAAGTAAGTGATAAAGCAAGTGATATAACTCAAAAAGCAAAAAGTTTGGAATCATCTGTAAAAGATAAACTAAATTTACCAGGAAAAAGCGATGATGTAAAATCTAAATTATTTAAAGGTATTAATAAAATTAAAAGTTTTGATGATAATATATCTGGAAAACAAGCTAAATCGAGAATAAGAGATGAATTATTAGATGGTAAATCAGTTGTTAATAAATACGGTTTATTTGGTCCGGGTACATATAAATATTTAATATATATTATATTATTTCTTAATATATGTTGTATTATTTTATTAACATTTAACAAAAATATTTTTTATAAATATGCAGCAGATACACCAGTTGATGTAAGATTAAATAAGAATGTATTTTATGTATATATATTTTCATTATTTTTGTTTATTTTACAATTATATATATTAAAAGAAAATTATAATGATATAGTAGAAAGAAGAGGCAAATATCAAACTTATGTAGAAGCATTTAATATATTATGTACATTAGGTTTAACTTATTTTATATATAAACAAATAGATTTTATAAACACACCTTGTCCTGAACCTAATGAAAATGTGTGTGTTGTCAATAAAAATGGTCCTAATGATATACATGAATGTCCTAATGGTTCTTTTCAGTGTGGAAATAAAACATATAAAGCATATCTCCCACCCGTAGTTGACAGCAATAAATATATAGCTAAAAATTTCTATTTGATACCGCCGATAATAACCTGTGAATCCTTTGCCTGTCCCGAAGGGATAAATCAAAAGGATGACCCAGATAAGATAATATGTAAAGATCCGCCATGTAATGCGTCAGAGTGTTGTGTGTCAACAGAACAATCAAGTGATAATACACAATCAAGTGATAATACACAATCAAGTGATAATATACAAAAAATGATTAATGATACATTTAATAATTTAATTAAACCAGATGAGGAAAGAATTAAAAATTTAGAAACAAGGTTTGGTAGTTTATCTCCTGGTGAAGGTATACCCGGACCTGCCGGACCTGCCGGACCACCCGGAACACCTGGCAGTGACACCAGATCAGATATTACGTCACCTTCATCCAATCAATTCTCAAATATTTTGTGCCCAAACGAACCAGGTGGTTTATGCAAAGATGGAGAAACTGGATGTGATGATAAAGGTATGTGTGAAGGTTTCGCCTTGATTTCATTACAAGATAAAATAGACCTTGAACTAAGATATAAAGATTTAAATAATAATACTTACAAAGTAAATAATCTAATGAATAATTTAGAAACTTTTTTACTAAATTCACTTAAATAAATAAATATACTATATTTAATAATGTGTGGAATATTTTTTTATTTTGGTAAAAAATACTATTTTGAAAATCTATTAATCGATTTCAATAAAATTATTAATAGGGGTCCTGACCAATCAGAACTAATTGATTTAGATGACAAAGTATTTGGTTTTCATAGGTTGGCAATTAATGATTTATCTGAAGATGGTATGCAACCATTCATAGATAATAATATTTATTTAATTTGTAATGGTGAAATTTATAACCATATTTTTTTAAAAAATGAATTTAATATTGATTGTAAATCTAACTCGGATTGTGAGGTAATCATTCATTTATATAAGTTAGTTGGCATAGAAAAAACCTGCCAACTATTAGATGGTGTATTCGCATTTGTTTTATATGATGGAAATTTAGATAAATTATATGTGGCGCGCGACCCATACGGTGTCAGACCATTATTTATGGGTAATAATGAAGAAAAAGAACTATTTATATCATCTGAATTAAAAACTATATCTGATAAATGTAAAGTAGTTGATCAATTTAATCAAGGGACTTATTTAGAATATAAAAAAGGAGATATTTTCATGCTTAAAAAGTATCATGATAATAATTTTAAAATTGATTCATTAAGAAGTGACGAATTTATATTAACATGTATCAAAAATAAATTAACTAAAGCAGTTAAAAAAAGATTATTATCTGATAGACCTATAGGCGCTTTATTATCAGGAGGTTTGGACAGTAGTTTAATATGTGGGATAATATGTAAACTATTAAAAGAAAAAAACATTAAATCAAAACTCAAAACTTTTTCAATTGGTATGAAAGGTGCCACCGATTTAGGATATGCTCGAAAAGTCGCAGACCATATAGGGTCAGAACATCATACGGTTGAATGTACAGAAGAAGAATTTTTGTCCGCTATTCCTGAAGTTATTTATAATATTGAATCATATGATATAACTACCGTCAGAGCGAGTGTAGGTAATTATTTAGTCGCCAAATATATTAAAGAAAATACAGATGTTGTCGTGTTATTTAATGGAGATGGAAGTGATGAACAGAGTGGATATTTTTATTTAAGAAACGCACCAAATGAAAAAGCATTCCATAATGAATGTTTGAAATTATTAGATGAAATAAAATATTATGATGTATTGAGGTCGGACAGATCTGTTTCCAGTAAATGGTCATTAGAAGCTAGAACACCTTTCTTGGATAAAGATTTTGTAGAATTTTATATGTCAATTGATCCAAAAAAGAAAATGTATAGTGGAAACATTATAGAAAAAAGATTATTGAGAAAAGCATTCGAAAAAGAAAATATTATACCGGAAGAAGTATTATGGAGACCTAAAGAAGCATTTTCAGATGGTTGTTCATCAGAAAAAAGGTCATGGCATAAAATTACACAAGAATATGCGGATATAATTATTACAGATATTGAATTCAATGAAAATAAATACAAATTTACTAAAAATCCGCCATTAAATAAAGAAAGTTACTGGTATAGGAAAATATTTGAAAGTCATTATCCTGGTAAAGGAGATATAATACCACATTATTGGTTACCTAATTGGTCTGATCAAACAGATCCTTCTGCTAGAGAATTATCTTGATTTCTTTTTAGACTTAACTTTTTTAGATTTCTTTCTATATTTCTTCTTCTTTGATCCCTGATATCCTGGCGGATCCTTAAACATCTTAGTTAATCCAAAATGGTCACTTGGAGAATTCATACACCGCCCAGTAAATTCATTACATACTTTTCCTTGACTTACACATTCTTGCACTTTCTCAGGTGGACAATATTGTTTAGATTTTTCCGAGTGTTTAGATTGACTTTTAGTGGTCTTTGATTTGACCGGGTTTGCTTCTTGTATACTCATTTCTAAAGCCATTTTAAGTTCTTCAGAACTATTCAGTGATTTTGATTTAGACTTCGATTTAGTCTTAGATTTAGAACTCGATTTAGATATGGAACTCACATCGCTTGATCCTAATGTAACGCCCATTTTATTTTTCCTAGTTCTTTTCTGTTTTTTATATGCTTTCCTGATTTTCTTTGGTAAACCTGGTTTACGGAGTTGTTTCCTGTAAAACTCAATCATATCATCTAGTTTCTCACCTGAGAATTTCTTTTTAAGTGATTTCTCAATTTCTTTACTCAATTCTTGTTGTAATGACCTTTTTAATAATTCATTAGTTTTATCTAATAGTGGACTATTTACTACATCAGGAATCTCGAGTGCTTCGAGGATTTTAATAATAATTTCCTCGGGTTTGTCATCATGTTTTTCATCAATCAACATAGTGGCAAATGCTAAACGTTGTTTGGCATGTAATTTCTTAACTTTTGATACAATATATTCCGAATATATTTGTTGAACTCTGGGTCCTGTGAGATATGCTGACGGAGCGTGATCCGTGTTCCCAATATTTGGATCAGCACCAGACTCAATTAAAAGTTTAATAATTACATAAGGGTCATCCCATGACTGCGAACTACCGTTCCATCGAGTCAATGCAGTAAAACCTGCTTTGTCTTGAAGATTTAGATCAGCACCCGCTTCAATCAAAAGTTTAATAGCATCCTCTTGACCATTTTGCGAAGCGAATATCAATGCAGTAAAACCTTCTTTATCTTGTATATTTAGATCCGCGCCTGCTTTAATTAAAAGTTTAACTTTTTCTATATTTCCATTTTTTACGGCAGTAATTAATTTTGAAAAAGTCATTTATATAATATACATAGAATTTAAATTTATCTCCTTTTAGATTTCTTTTTAGATTTCTTCTTCTTCTTTTTCGCGCCTGTTGATTTAGTAGGTGTCACTTTTGCTTCTTGTATACTCATTTCTAAAGCCATTTTAAGTTCTTCAGAACTATTCAGTGATTTTGATTTAGACTTCGATTTAGTCTTAGATTTAGAACTCGATTTAGATATGGAACTCACATCGCTTGATCCTAACGTAACACCCATTTTATTTTTCCTAGTTCTTTTATATTTCTTATATGCTTTCCTGGTTTTCTTTGGTAAACCAGGTTTGCGGAGTTGTTCCCTGTAAAACTCAATCATATCATCTAGTTTCTCTCCCGAGAATTTCTTTTTAAGTGATTTCTCAATTTCTTTACTCAATTCTTGTTGTAATGACCTTTTTAATAATTCATTAGTTTTATCTAATAGTGGTCTATTTGCTGCATCGGGTATCTCAAGTGCTTTGAGGATGTTAAAAATAATTTCCTCGGGTTTGTCATCATGTTTTGGGTCAATCAACATAGTGGCAAATGCTAAACGTTGTTTGGCATGTAATTTCTTAACTTGGGATACAATATATTCGGAGTATATTTGTTGAATCAGTGGATCGTCAATAGGTGATTTGCCTACTGCACTTAGACCTCGACGTTCGAATGTTCGAATATTAGGATCAGCACCTGCTTCAATTAAAAGTTTAACAGTACGATAATCCGTATCTGCGTGTAGTTGTGTGACTCTGCTCAATGACGTATGACCACGTTCATTTTTAATATTAGGGTCGGCACCAGATTCAATCAAAAGATTAATAATAACATGATTATTATTGCGCACACTCTCCATCAATGCTGTGACACCTTCTTCATCTTGAATATTCGGATCAGCACCAGCGTTAATTAAAAGTTTAATCATTTCTATATCAGAAGATTGTACTGCATTCATTAATGCAGTATTACCATCATTACTTTGAATATTAGTATCTGCTCCTGCTTCTAGTAAAAGTTTAATAACTGCAGTATCCGAATAGCGACTTCCTGAAGCCAATATTAACGCTGTCGTTCCGCGATGAAATCTACTTTTACTATTTACATCAGACCCTGCTGTAATTAATAGTTTTACAATAGGAGCGAATCCGCTTTCTGCAGATCCGAAAAGAGGAGTTCTTCCATAACTATCTTCTATATTAACATCAACCCCTGCAGCAATTAATAGTTTTACAATCTCTGTATGTCCGTCGCGTGATGCTATTATTAATGCATTGGTGCCTGTATCTTTCCCAGCGATATCTACCCCCGCTGTAATTAATAGTTTCACAAACTCCAAATTGCCTTCCTCTATCGACACTTCTAAGGCATTTTCCCCATATTTATTTTCCATATTAATATCAACACCACCCTTGATCAATTCTTTAAATTGTTGAATATTTCCTGACCGTGCAGCAGCAATCAATTCACTCATTTATATAATATACATAGGTTTAAATTTATCTCTTCTTAGATTTCTTTTTAGATTTATTTTTCTTCTTTGATCCTCTACTACTTAATGTTTTATTAACATCTTTGAATTTATAATAATCTTTTTTTAGAACATTATATCCCATTAATTTTCTAATATTTCTTATTAATTCTACATAATAATTGGGGTTAATATTATGATTCACTTGGAAATCAATATTATTTTTATCATATAATGATATTTTTATAATATCTAAATGTAATTTTACAAAATATGATCTATTATCACCAATATTATATGAAATATTTACATAATTGTCCTTATCTAGATATATACTAGTTGGAAAGAATATTAATTCTTGTTTTGATTCATAATTAGGTAATTGGAAAAAGGGTGATAATTCAGTTATTTCTTTTTTCTTCATATCTAATATAAAGAAAAATGCCGTATATAGTTTAAAGAATTTTTTAAAATATACCTTATCATCTTTTGAATATTTAGATTTATCGATTGCAGGAATAAAATATTTATTCAGATTTGAATCTCCTTTATAATCTAGTACACCATGACCCATACCTAAATATTTACCAGAACCTAAATCTACTAAATTAGTAGAATTTCTAATATGGAAATTTAATTCAGGATAACTTTCATGTATTTTCTTTAGGACTTTATCATTAATATTACATACTATTTTACATTTAAAATCGTCATTTACCTCAAGTATTTTTAAGGGATTTATATCATATAACATATGTAATTTCTTATTGTGAATGAATGACCCCCAATTCTTCTCGAATTTAGTAGATAATTCTTCACACAGATTATCTTTATTAATATCATATTCTAATTTATCTAAATTAACTTTTGAAACGAACATATGTCTAGGCGTCTCCTCTTGATTTTTATTTAACTCATTTACTAATATATATATTTGGTCATTGTGATAGAATAAACGCGGATCCTCTGGACCTTCTAAAATATGTTTTTCATGAGGAATAACTTTGTGCTTGAATTCTTTAAATTTAATTTCCTTATTTTTAATAAGGTTAGGGTCTATATCTAATATATTTTGTTTTAGTTTTTTCATATTTTTTGAAAATAATGATAATATTACAAAATTTATGCCATCCCAAGATCTTACATTTCCATACCAACCCCTGCTAGCAATTAATAAGTTATCACTATTATTAAGTGGGAGTATTGAACTATTGAATATAGTTATATCTTTATTAGTTAATAATTTATCATCTCTTTTTATTTCTTCTGATAAATTAATACAAGATAATTTAAGTTGTTCTTGTGTGAGATTATATTTCATTTATATAATATTAAAATAAATAAATTTGATTTAAAAATAAATTAATAATTATATTATATAAATGAATACAATGACTGATACTCAAACAACTCAAACAGTTCCTGATGACACAACAATCAATAGGCATCCTCTATTACTTCAAAATATTGAAAATTCGTGTAGGTATAATACTAGAATTTTAGAAATTATAAATAATTCAGAAGAATATTTAAAAGATTTCTATGATGAATCACCTAATTTCACTTTTAGTAAGGATTGGATTAACAAATTAATTTGGTTAACATATTCAGATAGGGATAAAAAACAAATTCTTGATAGAGAATTAGAAGGATATTTTAATTAGGAAATTTAATATGATATTTTAATAAAGTTATTTTATATTCATTTAACATTTTATTACATTCAATATTTTTTTTGTTATTTTCATATAATTTAAATCTGTTGTAAATATGAAATATATAATTATAAATCATAATTATATAGTATTATTTTATTAAAAATTAGGTTGATTATTATTAATAGGTTCCGGTAGTGCTGAGTTATTATTACCAGTTTGAGTATCTGGATTATCTCCTTGTTGTTGTTCAGATAGTTTTGCCATATCGACTATATCTTGGTCTCCAGTATTAAATTGACTATTATTATTCTTATTATTATTATTATTATTATTATTATTATTATTATTATTATTACGAGTACTATCATAAATATTATCATAATTCGATAGAGCAAAATACTTATCTTCATACAAACCTTTTTCATTCATATCTAAATAAGCATTATTAATAATATCCATTGTAAAAGCACTATAAGGCAATATAGGGTTATATTTTAATAATGTAGCATATTCAGATGGAGAATATTGCATTGGATTAGGTTTAGTATCTTTTCCTTTAACTAATTCCTCATATTTTTGTTTATAATTTTCATCAGATTTATTGGAATTACTATTTTTAGGCATATCCGGAAACATATTATTATTATCTAAATTTAAATCTAATGTATCGGAAACTTTTTTAAGTTCCGTTTCTACTTTAATTAATTTTTGTTTCATACTGTAATCATAATATGCCAAACCTATAATTATTATGATTAATAATATAACGAAAATAAATAATAATATAATATTTATTTCATTATTATCAAAGATATCGTATAATTCAAACATATATATTATAAATATAAAAAAATTTAACTTATATAATAAAAAGATCTATATTTTTCCATATAATCATCTCTTTTGATATTTTTAATATAATCTTCAAACTCGCCCCCTTCTAACATACTTGTTATAAAATGTAAACTATATATTCCACATTCAGTATTATTTTTCTGATGTTGAACATCATTATATAAGAATTCCATATTTTTATTTGTTAATGATTTGTATTGGTCAGATACAGTATCTACCAAATCTTTTATTTCTTTTGTAGGTTTATCTGCTAAAGAATCAAAATAATAAATGGAAGGATTTTTGCGACAACAAGGTGATAATTCAATATAAATAGATACCCAATGCGAACCAGATTCATCATGATCATCCAAATTAAATACAGAACCTATTTTATTTACCCCATTATCCATATGTTCTTTAATATCGATATTACATAAATTACCAGATACACACCTATTTCCTAATTTTAAATCAAAATCCATAGGCAATGCGCCATAACATTTAAAATCTGGATAACATTCTTCATATTGTTTCAATACTTTTTCAATATCAGAAGTGGAGGCCCATTCATTTTTATTTTTGATCCATGAATTGGGCATTTGTGGTCTAAAATTATTTTTAAATCTATTTAATTCGTCGGGGGATAAATGTTTTATAATTTCATTTAATGTTATCCAACAACTTTCAAACTTGCAATCTGACATACTTGATATTTTACTTACAATTTGCTTATATAATTGATTTTTATCATTTAAATTAATATTAGCATTATAAAAATTATTAAATATGTTTGCAATTTTCATTAATATATCGTGGTCAATACATGATAGTGTATTTTTAGATTTCTTAGGGGAGCAATGTTTTTTATTAAACGATTTTCTAGTTTTCCTATCATATGATTTTAATGATCGCCTAATTTTTTTAAATGTTTTTTTACCTTTAACCATTATATATAAATATAATATTTAAAATTAAAACACATATAATAATAATAATAAAATGGAACAATTACTTTCAAAGAAATCTGAACTTAATAATAATTTTAATGAAATTTTACTATTATTAAATAATATTGATTTAAAAGATAATTCTCTAGCAGATGAATTAAATAATAAAAACAAAATAGTAAATCAATTAAATAATAAATTAATTAATGAAATATCTGAAAAAGATAAAATTATCTCTATGAATCAAAAAACTATATGCGATTATGAAAAACAAATAAACTTATTTAATAAAGAACAAGAAGAATCTAATAAGTTTGATATGTTTAAAGCAAAAGATAAAGAAGTACACGAGCAAAATAAAATCATTACAAATTTGCAAAAAGAAATTAAAACATTAAAGACCCTACAAACTCACCCTAATAAAAAATTAGTATGTGAGGTTCAAGATATTGTTCAAGAAACACCTGTACAAGAAACACCTGTACAAGAAACACCTGTACAAGAAACACCTGAAGAAGAAACACCTGTAGAAAAAACACCTGTAGAAGAAACACCTTTAGAAGAAACACCTGTACAAGAAACAAATGATAATGTGGAAGATATAGAACAAGATTCAGATGAGCAACTTGATGTAGAAACCATCACCTGGTACAAAAAAGAATACTATATGTTGGATGAAGGAGGTGAAAAAAAAGTGTTTGAAATTGAGGATGATGATCTGGGAAAAGAGGTAGGATTATGGGTCGACAACAAGTTGGTACGACCTGGTAAAAAGTAATAGTGTATTTAACAATGAGATAGACCTTACATAATTTAATAAATAGTTATGTCTTAAGTGTGAATAACTTTTCAGTTGCGTATTTTTTTGAAATTCTTTTGGTTTTTTTTTGTGTTTTTTTTAATTTCGGAGATACTTTGTATCTTGTAAGTTTAGACTGACTTATAGAAATCTGTTTTTTTTTTTGCCAAACTGATTTAAAATCTGGAGGGGCTTCTAATTCAGAAATGAATACATAGTTATTTTTACTCCATTTCCGCATAGTGTCCCAAAACTCTTTATTATTAAAATTATCATATTGCTTTGTTTTTTTCCGGTATAAAGATCCTCCTCTTGAATTCTTATATGGAGGATCACAATAAATCAACATATTAACAGGAGAAAATTTTTTATAATCATTACAGGAGAATTTTATTTTTTTTAATAATGGTTTCAGTTTAATTATTGAATTAGTTGCACCTCTGAGAAAGTTAGTAGGGTGATTTTTGACATATTTTTGACCATATCCTCCAAAATATTTCCCACCAAAACTACATCCAAATCCCACAAACCCTTTCAAAGCACTGGGACTCTTCATTTTTTTAACTTCATTATAATATTTTTCTGTCACTGTTTTTGGAGGGTCAAATGTACCATTTTTAACTCCCTTCCATAGAGCAATTAAATCACAATGAGAGTCAGCAGCTATTAAATTGTCATGGTAATCAACCATGTATTTCATTACACCCAAAGATCCACAGAATGGTTCCATATATCCACTCACTTTGCCAGAATCAATTAATTCTTTCATTTTTAATGATATATCTTTTCCAATCCTATTTTTCCCTCCCACATATATCATTCAAATATATATATATATATAATATTAAATTTAGTAATTATTACTTTCCCTTTAAAAATAATGTAAATTGTTTATCAATATTTGTTTTAAAAAATTTTAAAAATTTATTTTTATCTTTTAAATAAAATTCAATTAAATCCGGATATAAATAATTCTTTTTACAAACTTCTGGAGTATGATGTAACTTATCTGCAACTTTTTGGACACATTCTTTCAAATCTTTATTTGCGTCATCTTCATTAGAATTAAGCAAATATTTAATTAATTTAATATTTGCTGACCAAGTCCTAAAATCTTTACTTGAAAAACTCCCAAATTGTTTAATATATGAATTTACATCTGTAGAATGGACATTAAATTTAATATTAGATTCATCTTTTTTATATGTAAATATTCTAGCATTATTTTTTATAGTTTTCTTTTTAGTTTTAAGGTGTTTTTTTATTGTTTTATTATTAACATCGCATGTATTTCTTACACTTTTTTTACCAATAAAATCTATTGTCACTTTATCTTTATTAACTAATATATGTTTATTTTTAAGAGTAGATACACCATATGAATTATTTTGTCTAAGGTATTCATCATTACCTACTCTAAAATCACAATCCATAATTAATTTTAATATCATAGAAACTTGTTTGAGTTTTTCATTTGAATCTAATTTAAGATTTTTATTAATGTCTGCATTAATTTTCTTGTATTGTAATCCGAATAAATAAAGGTCATTAAATTTTTTCTTCTTCATTTTTTCTGTGAACTTTTTATTATAAACGTATTGTGCTCTCTTCTTATTATCATATCCTATTGCTAATACTTTTGCTTTTTTATTAAGGTTGATCTTAACATCATCATATGCTGGTGGAAGATATAATCCTTCTAAAGCATCATCTATAGTTTTTTGATTTTTTATAATATTATTTCTTTTGTCAAAAAAAGTATATCCTTTTCCTTTTTTTTTTCTAAGAATATAATTCTTCATATATAATTTATAATATTAAAAATTAAAACATTATAAATTGAAAATACTAAAATTTATATTCTCAAAGTAAATTTGATTTTTTAACTTAAAATTTCGCATATTTAAAAGTCAACAAAGTTTACTATCTTAAAACATACTAAACTCTCCAATACTTTAAGAACACAAAGAACAATATGTCTTGTCTGATTGATTTGTCTAAGAAAACTATTAGTGCAGTCAAGGTTATACAGGTTGCGTGGTTGAAAAACCACCCAAGATGTTGTCCTATCTGTTACGACTCCCTAGAAAAGTCTAAGGGTCTCGTTGATACCCCGTGTGGTCACCAGTTTTGTATGCCTTGCTATGTAAGACTGGAGGAACCCAGTTGTCCCATGTGTCGTGCAGACACTCATTTGGCTGAACCAAAGTTACCCGCCGGTGCTGTTCTGTTTGACCACGCAAAAGCATTACGCACTGCCAGGAGGCATACAGAAGAACAGGCATACCTGCGCGGTCAAATACACGCCCTGGAATCGCACATAGACACTCAACATAAAACAATGCACGCCCTGGAGTTACGCATAGACACTCAACAAAAAACAATAAAACACCTTGCAGACATGTCTCTGGCGAGGGGTGCGGAGAGATGTTCTGATAATCAAATATATCAAAAATATTTCATAACAAAGTGAGTCAGATAGTTTTGATCCAAAAGAAAAACAATATAAAATAAATAACGTGGTAATTTTTTAGATTCTCAGAATAAATTTGATTTTTCTAATTTAAGATTTTATAATTCCAAATAATTATTGTTACGAAACAACAATAACAAACACTACTAAATTCAAATAGCATGTCGGCGCCCTCAAAATCCATCGCTAAAACTGCAGCACAGAATGGGACCATTCTTTCGAAATCTGTTGATGAGGAAAAGAGATACAAGGAATCTTCTGAGGCACAGAAGGATCTACAAAAACCAGTACCTCTTGGTCCTCCATCAATCAATCCACAGGAGCGCGCTGCCGAACGCCAGGTCAATAGTCGTATGCAACGATCTGACGCAGTAGATATGTTACAGATGCCTGTAAATTCAGGTATGGACGATGCCAATAAGTCTGCCGCTGATGTATTTAATACTCAAGGGGAGGGTTCGTTTATTAAACACATCTTTACAGAACAAAGCACAGGAAGAACTATGTCATATAGCGAAATGAGGTCAATGTATGGATAATATATAAACATCAAAAACAATATAAAACAAATAAAAGAATAAAAATATAAAACTACGAATAGACAAAAAAAATACTACCTTTTTTTACAAATTTGAAATATTATAAAATATTTTTTTATTATAAATATGGATTCATTTCTTAAGCAAAAAATTATTCATGCGAACGAAATCGTGGAACTATTATCCGACGCTAAAATGTCCAAGAAAGGACATAAATCTACTGAGCAACCGGCATTTACTAGAGGGGAGTTTAGTGATTTCAAAGCAGGACATGACACTTTACCAGAAATACCTGATTCATTAAATAGGCATTTTAAGTTGTTATATGAAATTGTGGGCGATCCTGAAATAGAAATATATATAAATGATTGGACTATAATGTCATTGAATGAAGCATTAGAAAAATATGAATATTATAAGAATGATGGACAGTCGAGCATATTTGATATTGCTTATACTTATGCAGGTATGGGTCATATAGATGTATTGTCTTGTAATCTGTATAATCATTTACTATTTATGAGAAGAGACGGTGGATCAAATGGATGGGATAGAGAATATAATTATCTACAAGCGAAGAATTTTAATTATAGAAATTATGAATATTTCTATTTTAATAGTTGGAAAAATAAATTGTAATATATAATATATAATATAATGATAGTATTTGGTAATAAAGTATCTGGACAAGATGCTGTAAAAGGGTTAATGTATATTAAGAAACCTTTATATTCAAGATACGGAATGTTATTTGATATGGGACCTAGTAAGATAAATTCAATGTGGATGAAAAATACATATATCCCATTAGATATAATTTTTTTAGATGAAAATATGAATATAATAGGATATAAAGAAAATAATATACCACATTCATTAAAACAGATAAAAATAAACAAAGTTTCTAGATATGTGTTGGAAATGAATTCTGGTTCAGTTGAAGGTAATAATTTAAATATAAATGATAAAATATATTTTATAAATATTAAATGGATAATAATATTTCTGTTAATATTTTCAATATTTTTTTATTATAAATATATATAAATGAGCACATCGACAAAAGCAAAAACAGCGGAGGAAAAAGAGAAAGAGAAAAAAAAGGTTCTACAAGATAGCATGTGGACATTAGAACAAGAAGAATTATTAGCAGAATGGGCAGAAAAAGCATCGTGTTATAGGTGGTTACACCATCATTCTGAAAAAAGGTATAGATGTAGGAATTTTGGTTTTACGATACCTGTAATCATTTTATCGACCTTGACTGGGACTGCTAATTTTGCTATGGATTCATTTGTTCCCCAAGAACAAAAGAAGATGGCTATGGGTATAGTAGGTGGATTTAATATTCTTGCTGGTATAATGTCCACGTTGCAAAATTTCCTAAGATATGCTGAGTTAATGGAAGGGCACAGATCTTCTAGTGTATCTTGGTCTAAATTTAGTAGAAATATTGCTGTGGAATTGGCATTAGATGAGAAAAGAAGAAAACCCGCAGGAGATTTTTTAAAAATATGCAGAGCAGAATTTGATAGGTTAATCGAGCAATCCCCTTCTATTGATGATAAAATTATAATTTCTTTTGATAATGTGTTTAAAGAAAATGATATAATAAGACCAGAAGTATGTAATGGTTTAAAGAAATGTAAAATATACAAACCTTCTAAAGAAGATAAGCTGACGGATATTTTAGCGACGGCGGGTGGAAAACTATTGGCGAAAAAAGATAACTTAAAAACGGCCAAATCATGGAAGAGATTGGAAATAAAACAAAAAACCACTGAGAATATCCCAACCCCTGTATTAAAGTTGAATACTGAGACTAATGATAAACCGGAAGTTGCGACTCCCGAATTACCTAAAATTAACGAAACGGAGGAGAGAAAAGAAGTTCAACTAAATTTAGAAGCATTCATAAATGATATTGAAGATATTGAAAAAGGTGATTCTGTGCCTGGACCATAGACCGATTGGGTTTAAGTATTAAAAAAAAAATAATAATAATAATAATATGGATTTAAATGGTAGCAATTTTAATATATATACAGATGGTGCTTGTACTAATAATGGAAGGAAAGGAGCAAAGTGTTCTATAGGTATCCATTTTCCTGAAAATAATGAAATAAAATTAGAAGACATTAGTAGAGTTTTAAAAGTGCCAAAACCTACTAATAATGTTGCAGAACTAACGGCAATATTAGAATCTATGAAAAAGGTAAAAGGTATCGTATATACTCCTATTTGTATTTATACTGATTCAGAATATTCTTTAAATGTATTAACTAAATGGTATCCCAAATGGACTGAGAAGGATAAGAAGAGAAAAAAGAATGTGCTGTTAATAAAAGAAACATATGATTTATATGTACAATTACCTGTTTATTTATTTCATATAAAAGCACATACTAACTTAAAAGATGAACATTCTATTGGGAATGCAATTGCAGATAAATTGGCAACGGATGCGTTACAAAATAAATTTGAAATTGGTGGAGGTAATATTTTAAAATACTTCGAATAATGGAACATCTTAAAAGTGAACAACTAATCCTTCTCCAGCAAAATCTCACTTATGAAACATATGAACAATTTGTAAATATGTTTGATAAGGATGAAAAAATCCCAGAGGATCGCGAAGAAAGAAATAATTTCATTATAGAAACTATGAAAACTCACGAATTCTGGGGTGAGATATATGGTTGGGGAAACAAAAGAGTATATAAACGTATTTCCAAGTACGACAACTCCGATCTGAGATGCATTGGTCCATATGGAATATTTGCTTATAGTATAGGAAAAACTAAATCAGAATTAATTAAATTCCTAGACGGATTTAGAGACTTAGTATCATCTAATACTTTGAAAATTCCTACTGATTGTTTACCAGTTGAAGAGACATTTCAAGTCCCTATGTTTGAACGGTGGAAGAATGATTCAATGTGTCAATAATCATAATTAATCAAACAATCTATTAATAATATTTTTTTTCTAATATAATTATATATATATATAATGGTAAAAGGATATAATCCAGTTTCAATGAGTGAAAAAGAAGATTTAGATGATTGGTTATCTGAATCGGAAGATAATATAGTAATATTTACTGAATCAGAAAAGACTTTGTGTTTAAAAAAGAGTTATTTTTTAAATCCTCACGCTAATGATATATATAAGGCTTGTATTATTGAAAATCATGCATTAATGGTTAAACCTACATATTCATCTAAAAAAAACTATAGAAATATCGGTTTTTATTTGGGAAAGTATCAGATGATAGATAATAAGTCATTCATAGAGACTTTAAAAACAGGTAGAGTATTTAATTTAGAAAAATCCGGATTGGAAGCGGGTCATCCAGGATTACCAAAAGGAATGTTGAGTGCTAACTTTATAAGTCAAGAATTATTGGAATTATCACAAATAGGTCTAGCTAAATTAACCGGGAAATTGACCAAGACCAAGATAATGACAACCTATCCTAGCAAACACCCTACACCTGGGGAGACATTTATAGTTTTCGGCAAAAATATTAAGGGTGAATCAAAAAAGTATACTAACGTCAAGTTCCCTGTAGTACATGACGTCCAACTAGGGAAGAAGATCGCAATGGAGGTATATGATAATAGTAATAGTGGTGATACTAATATACCTCATAAGGAAGATGTATATTTTAACGAATTAGTTTCAAGTGCGTTACTTGATTATAGTGATATCTGGTACAAAGGCATGAATGGTTATTTGAGGAACGGATCTAAATTTTTCGATTCAGTAGTATTTCCGCTGTATTGTAAAGGATGGCAAGGTGAACAAGCATCATTATATGAACAACCACCTGACATATTGTTTCCAGGACTAACTAAGGAAGATTTATTTGACCTGATTGTCAAAAAGTATAATCCTACAAAATCTCATAAAGAAGAACTTGCCCTTGCTACAAAAAAGGAACTCATAAATGTACATTTTGGATTTATTATGACGGAAAAACCAGAATTAGGTACATGTATTACAAATATTAAAGACAGAATTAATAGAGTGGATAAATGTTTTTTAGAGTTTGCACCCCGATCACAGGGTAACAAAATGGTTTTATACAGAGGTATGACACAGCAATACCACGGTATAAGTAAAATTGGTGATGAAACATTAATATCATCATATATGTCCCTGACTTCTGCCAAAAAGGTTATGTATGAAACAGGGTTTTGGGATGAAGTCAAAAATTGTTGTTTCTTTGTTTTCACACTTGATAAAGGTATCCCGTATATTAATATGGTGAATAATAATATGTACGCTTATGAAAAAGAAATCCTATTACCTAGAAATCTAAAGATTAAATTAACATCTATCGAAGATAGTACCCAAATTATTAATAAGCCTCATAAAATTTTCCATATGCAAGTCAGTCTTCAAACACCTGATCAGTTTAAAATAGATACTGGATGCAGAGTATATGATATAGTAAAAATAAGTAAAAATAAAGATATGAAACCACCTAAAATATCAGTCCCCTCCCCTCCTAAAAAATCAGATAAATCTTTAGCAATTACTACACCAATAATGAATATAAATTCAGAATTAGATCCAGTTATTCATAAGACTAAATTACCGCGTTGTCCAAAAGGTTCGTTGCGTAATAAAAAAACAGGTCTATGTGAATCTAAAACCAGTAAAAAACCTCCGACACCTCCACCTAAAGTGAGTAGTTCCTCATCCATAGACATTTTTAGCAGTACCCCCAAGGTAATTAAAATAAAAAGTAAAAAGACTTTAAAAGTAGATACTGTAAAAGATGTTAAGGTTGTAAAAGATGTTAAGGTTGTTAAAGATGTTAAAGTTGTAAAAGATGTTAAGGATGTAAAAAATATGATTAAACTGGCAGTCAAAGCAAATAAAAAGGTAAGTTTTGTCCAAGATAATCCAAAAAGGAAAAACACTAAATCATTTATTAGATATTCTGAGTATAAGAAGTCTAAAAATATGGGGGAAATATCAAAATATGGAGGGAATATAGGTGATATAGTAAATGATTATAATAAAGGATATCTAAAAATATTAGATAAATCGAAAACATTAAGTAAAAATTCCGGAGTTCAGTTATTAAAGTCCGCCCCGAAAAGTCCTCCAAAAACAATTAAAAAAAAAAATAAGAAAAAAACTTCGTCCTCTGTAAAATCAATCAGATTAAATGATGCTCTAGATAATTTAATAACTATTAATGGACACGGCGGGTTTAATACACAAAAAATTGAAGTGCCTGAATGGTGTCAATTAATGATCCCGCATGCTGGTGGATTAGAGGCAGATTATACTACACCGGATGCTAACAAAGATAAATTATATGAAGAAGATTTATATAAAAATAAATATTTCAACTATAAGGAAGGATGGAAATTATATCTGCCAGGAGATATGATTAATAACTTAAGAGTGAGTACATTTAGCGATGGAGCAACATGTAATACTATAAATAATCTTCATACTTTACAGAAATCATTATCAATTAAGTGTAAAACAGGTAGTACATTTGATAAGATTTGTCCATTATATTGTACGAAAAAAACAGCACCGGGTACTCCTGGATTTGATTATATTAAATATAAGGGAAAAAAGAAGATAAAAATTAAGGCGTGCGCCCCATATAAATTAAGTGACTTGTTTAATGAATTAAAAGATAAATTAAATAAACTATCCGAGGATGAAAAGAAATCCATATCACCACAAAAAGACCAACCTATTTTATTAATACCATTTACGTGTAATGCTAAACAGGGTTCGCGGTTAAATAGATTTGATAATGATGATAATAAAGAACATCTCACAAGTATATATCATAAATTATATGATGAGAGGATATAATTGATTACCATATATAATATAAAGGATTTCCTGGAGAATATCCTAATTTTTCTTTTAATGTTTGTGTAAAACTAAATGTGCCATTTACACAAATATTTCCCCACATATCTCTAGTATGATTTTCTTTCAGGAAATATTGATCATTGGAGTACAAATATATTATGATAATTATTATACATAAGCATATGGTAATTTCGGATTTTCGCATTTAATTTATATGGAAATTTAATAAATTTAATCAAATTTAAGTGACCATATCTGCTTTGATAGATGGATAATGATTATAATTTTCTAATATAAAATCCTCCTCATTAATATTATTAATATCTGTAATTTTGTTGGTGAGTTTTAATTCAGGAAAAGTGTTAGGAATGCGGTGTATTTGTTCGCCGATTGCGTCTATATGATTTATATAAATATGAGCGTCTCCTAAAACGTGGTGGAAATATCTGGGAGTATATCCTGTAATAGAACCGATAATATGTAATAATATAGAATAACTAGCAATATTAAATGGAACACCCAAGAACATATCACCTGATCTTTGATATAGTTGAGCATCTAAGAATTCATTATCTATACTAAATTGTATCATAACATGACAAGGAGGTAATGCCATTTTATCTAAATCACACGGATTCCATGCTGATAAGATAATTCTTCTACTGGTAGGGTCATTATTGATTAAATCAATAACATTTTGTAATTGGTCGATGCCTTCTTCTTGTAAATATGTTTTAGCAGTATCCGAATAGTCCGCGCCAAATCTTCTCCATTGAAATCCATATACAGGTCCTAGTTCACCCTCTTCATAATTCAATCCTCTGGATTCAAGAAATTCTTTAGATGCATTGGCATCCCAAATATGGACATTTTTATCATTCAAATCTTTATTTGAAGTAGAACCTTTAACAAACCATAATAATTCTCTTAAAATAGTTTTGAATGGCATTCGTTTAGTAGTCAGTAATGGAAAACCTTCTCTCAAATCGAAAGTCATTTTTTCGCCAAATGAAGAAATAACTGTAGAATTTCGAGATGGTTTAATATTATTTTTATATAAAATATTTTTCATTAAATCAAGATATTGTTTTTCTTGTTCATTTATATATTTGATATTTTGGTAAACATTATAAGTCACTCCGTGTAGTGTTTCTCCGTTACAAATTACTGTGACTTTATCACTATCTTTATATTTTTTATTCATCAGTTGAAATTCATTATAAATTTCCATCCTGAAATCTAATTCGGGATACATATATTTAGTATCTATTAGATTAGTATAGTGTGTATGTTCTGATTTAATAATATTATAAGTTACAACTGTTTCATATACTTTATTAATCATATATAAATAATTACTGTGAATATGATTATAAAGTTGTCCTCCGCCTATAATAAATTTATCACCTAATAGGTTCCCATTTAGTTCTTCTTGTTCTAAATATTTATAACAGAACTTAAAATCATTAAATACTTTAATATTTGGATCTTCAAATTTCATTTCATTAAAATGGTTTTTGGTGATAATAATATTAATTCTATTTTGTAATGGTTTATATTTATCAGGAATAGATTCCCACGTATTATATCCCATAATAACAATATTTTTATGATTTTTAGTATATTCTTGTGATGTAATTTGTTTAAAATATTTTATATCTTCAGGTATTTTAAATAATAGATTATTATCATATCCAATAATGTTTTGATTATTTTTACAATAAATTAGGTTTAGTTTCATTTTATTATATTTTATTATTATTTTTTTATATATTAGTCAAATTTATATATAATTATATTATATATGAAACCTGATAAATTAGTATGTATGAGTAAAACCGTATTTTATTTTGGTTGTATAATATTATTTTTAATAGTTTATTTAATTATTGATAAATTAAATAAAAATGATGGAGAATGTGTATGTCCCATTTTAGAAAAAGAAGATAAAGTAGTAGTAATTGATAGACCTACACAAATAATAGATAGGGGAGAATCTATACAATATAATAGAGGTCCCGAAAGAGAATATAATGGTGGTAGAGGACTACCTATAAATATTAGAACTCGTGGGGAGCCAAATGAATATCAAAACATAGGTACATTGACAAATGCGAGTGAGTCCAATGGTGTAAAACCATTATATGGTAGGAGAACTTATAGTGGATCGAATGAATGGAATTATTATACATTATTAAATAATCATATTCAAGTAAAACAATCAATAGAAATAAATCAAAAAAATTGTTTAGAGGAGAGAGGTTGTCGTGAATTAATGGATGGCGGAACAGTAAATATAAATAATGTACCATATATTGTGGAATTATATCCATATTCAGATTTTAGATATATACCATATTAATCTTCTTTTGAAGAGTCTTCATCTAAAGAAGATTCACCGTTGCTACTTGATTCACAACTGACATCATCGTCATTATCGTCACTATAATACATGTGAGGAAGACCTTTCACAACTATTTTCATAAGATCTTCCCATTGTTCATTAAAAGTATGCATAATATCTGAGATATTATCATAAAATTTATTACAAATTTTATTATTATATTTTTCTGTGATTAAATCTAATTTAATAGAAATATCATCCATAATTTCTTCTATTTCAGGGTCATCTTCAATTAATTTTATAAAGTTTTTATTATTAAATAGGTTATCTATTGAATAATTTAAGATTCTAATATAATTTTTATTTAGGGCGGGAGAGTTAAACAATTGATGGAATGTGAAATACAAAGAAAAAGATGGATTTACATTAACATATGCTGTAGTATTATCATTATTGATTGTAATAGATTTATTATTAAATATTAAATCAGTATCTTCATTAACATTTATTAAATTATTTATATTGTCAATCGCTAGTTGTTCCATTTATATATATAATTAGTTATATTATTATTTTTTTAAATCATTTAATTAAAGAGTGGATACATATCTAACAGTATAAAAGAAAAATATAGCAAATATTAGAGAATGAATGATAGTTAATACAGTATCGCCCAATTGAATTCCGGTCAATTCAAATGCTTTATCTACAAGGTTAAATACAATCGGATGAGCAAAGAGTAAAAAGTAGATGGCGGCGATCAGTGATATTTGAAAAGCATTTTCGGTCATTTTTTTATTTAAAAGGTGATTGGGCATTTTATATATTATATTATAAAAAAATAAAAAATAATTTATTAAGTTCCCAGTTATAATTTGCATCTACTTTTTTTTCTTATTATTATTTATTTATTTCTTGATCTACTTTTGTTTCTTCATCTTTAATATACAATTCCTTTTTGATATAAATATTGTTAAATATTAAATATCCGGGGACAATTCTTTTAGGTCTATTCAATAGCATAAAATAATCTAAATTGTAGTTAGGAATAAATTTCATAGATTCTTGCGTCAAATTAGAAATAATGATATCCATTCTACCAATCAAATCCAAATCGCTGATAATTTTATTAAAATTGCGGGTATTTTTATTATATTCTAAATAATGTATATCATTAATTAATAATTCTTTAGTTAGGATATTCTCCGAATTAATTGAAGCGATCGTAATTTGTTTTTTATATAATAAATCATTTAGTTCTACTTGAGAATCATATAATTTATTATTAATATTAAAAACAATATCTGGGATTTCAATATGTTTATAATTATTATGTGTGGCCGAATTAGATTCTATATTATATTTATTAAAATTATGATTTGTTAGTAACTGAATAATACTTTCTTTATAATATTTTCTGGCGGCACCATTACCATAATAGAATTGATCAGCTTCATTATACATTTCGTCCCATTTAAAACCTTTTCTAGACCAAAATTCTTTGGTATGGAATAAACATGATTCTGATTTATATCCATTTAATTTACCAAATTTTCTATTTTTAATATTATATGTAATCATATAATCAGAATATAAACATTCAATTCGTTTTTTCTTTATAATATTGATTTTCTTTGTAATATCATTTTCAAGATAAATGCAATCAAAATTTAAATGTAGAATGTATGGATTGGAAGATAACCCAATGGCATAATCTCTTTTGAATCCACTAGGCAAACGTAGTAAATTTAGATGATATTCATATTCTCCACGTTTTTGATCATTTTCAAAAGTAACATCATTTTTATGCATGTCGAACTTTTTAAAGCATTTTTCTAAATGTTCTTTAATTTCATCAGGTTTAAAATGGATATACAATACATTTTCATCCATAGGGAATAAATCACCATTATATTTTTTAGAATCATCAACAATAATCCATTCAATTAATTCTTTAGGATATTTTATATTGTTAAAATTATACAAAAGTAAATCCTTAAAATTAATAAAATCATTAAATAATGTTATTACAGATATCTTTTCCATTATTTATTTATAGATATTTATAAATCTTTAAATAAACTAATATAATATTATCATTTTTTTTTTTTCTTATCTTCTATTCCATATAAATATTCTGGATCAATTACATCAGGACAATTCAATATTTTCTCTCTTAAATAGCATACAAACGATAATCTAGTATATAATTCATAAATACCAACAGTACCCACAGCAGGATTATCTTTATAAACTTTGGGTAATGATTTATTGAATTCTTTATCTTCTTCGGATTCAGTTATAGGTGTGTTCGAATGCCACTGATGTACATCCATAACTACAAAATCATTGTTTCTCAGGTTTATACCAATACCGAATTGTGGAAATACTGTATATCCACCTTGATATTTACCTCTTTCAATAACTGTAAGGTTACCAAATCCACCTCTAAAATCATTGGCGTCTCTATGCAATGCCGTTCTGAAATTTCGATTAATAGTTACAGTTGAAAATGAGGTATCGCTAATTTTTAAATGAGGTTTTTGAGAGGCGCGTTCGTGTTGACGTTGGTGGGCGCCTGGGACTAACATTTTATATAATTTATCAATTTTTTCTATAAAAGGAAATCCATTTTTATAATCTGAAAAATTATGTTTAGAGAAATATGTTAATCGGCATGGTGTTTTAGACATTTTTTTATCTTCATCAAAATATCCGATAGCTGATGATGCGACCTGATTATTTACACGCATTTTAGAAACACCTCCTTCTTTTTTAATAATACTAATTATAATATCATGTCTAGATAATTCTTCCGTAGCAATATTATATTCTGAGCATTTTTTAGTCAAGTCTTCTAAAGGTAATTCATCATATTCTTCTTTAAGAATTAAACCTGCAGGACTTAAATAACTTGTCATCCATTTATTATCATTCACAATAACTCTTTTAGACCAATATTGCCCAGATTTATCAATGGGTCCAGCAGATGCCCCGCGACCTCTACTAGGTTTCGATAAATTTTTATAAGAATTCCAACCTATCTGTAATTCATCATCAGTTATAACATTTTTTCTAAATTTTAATAATAATGTTTCTTCATTATCATTATTTAAATAATAAACATCCGTATCTGATTGTATAATAGGTTGTTTTATATAACTTTCATCAATCCAATTGCCTTCTAAAGTTTTGATGTGGTCATCTGTATATAATTTATTTACAACCAGTTTTGTTACCATGATATATATTAAAAAGAAAAAAAACAAAAAATAGAACGATAAGAATTATAACAATTATTAAAACATTATTTATAGTGTTAGATGGATTATATATATCTTGATATTTATTATAAACATCACTATATGACCATACATATTTATTATTTTCTAAATTTACATCATTATGAATATCAATTAACCATTTCACTAAATCATCTTTAGAATTAAGATTATCTTTTAAGTCTTTTGAATTTTTACGATAATGTTTTTTACATTTTTCACATGGTAATACATGTTTTAATGAATCAAAAAATGTAAAAAAATTTACTTTATCTTGTTCGCTAGGGTTCTCTGGGTAATTGAAAGTAATTGTATGTAAAAATAACCATGCATCTGGTCCCCATATTTTATTATTGTCCATTTATATATATAATTATAAAATTATAAAATTATTGCGTATAACTATTGAAATAAATTTTTAGTAATATTAATATGGGTGAAAATTTTATTTCAAAAATGAATACAGATTTTATTTATGATAAAATGTCTGACATATTAATGAATGAACATTCTGTAAATATAAAATTGAATGATAAATATAAAAAATTGTATGAAGGTAATATTACTCATGTATATGAAAATAATATTAATGGTACATATTCATTAGAAGAACTAAATAATATATTATTAAAAGATAGTATTGAATTATTATCTGATAAATTAAAAGGAATTGAACAAGATAATAAAACGAAAACATCTGCAAATATAAATGATCTATTAGAACAATATAATAAAGATAGATCAAATGATATTAATATGTTAAAGCAAAAAAAAGTAAATGCGAAAACAAATAATAGTAATAATAGTAATTTATTAAATGATAATGAAGAAACAATATTAAATGATAATAGTAATTTATTAAATGATAATAGTGATTTATTAAATGATAATAGTAATTTATTAAATGATAATAGTGTTGCCGCCCGTAACCGACCAAGGACCCCTATAACTGTACACAAAACTACAAATCCTAAAGGTGCAAAACAAAAAAAAATCATAAAAATATCATCATTAGATAGATTAAATAATAATTCTTCAAGATATAATTATAAAATTGATTTAAAATATAATGATATAATTTTCAACAATAATAATTTAGATAAATTAATATTACCAATAGAAGATAATTATATATTCTCATCGCCAATTATTAATATGAAAATTAATGAATTAAATGTATCATTAAAATTAGATGAAACTATAGAAAATAATACTAGAAAGTATGGAGTGTATTATCCTATAGATAATAATATTAAAATAAATTTTAATAATAATATTAATATAAATATAACTGATATATCAGAAACTGTCCATAGTATTATTGATATATTAAATATAAATAAAATAATTATTAATGACGATTATATTGTATTACATAATAAATATATTATAACTGAATATTTAATAAATGATTATATTAAATTAACTGATTTTGAAAATAATATTATAGATATGAGGAGTGTATTAAGTTATCCGCTAAAAATACATGATATAGATGTAAACAAATTAATCATAAAGAAAAGTAATAATATGAAAAATATGGATTTAGATATTGATATGAAATTTATAAATTTAAGTAATCAAAATTTTATATTTTTTAAATAAATTAATTTAATTCATAAAAATTTTTATTATAATGTATTATAAAATATTTATCTTCTGTAGTTATACCTGATTCAAGATATTTTTTATAATCATATAATTTATATATGTCTAAAGTATGAATATTTATAGGTATATAAAATAATTTATCATTTATATTGTATTTAATTTTATGTCCTTCTAGATAGTCAAGTATTTTAATAGCATCTAATCGAGGGAATTTTTTTTTGGCAATATCATCATTAATATTACTATCATCTGTTAATTTATATATAGATTGAATAACAGAAAATTTACTAGTAATTTTGTTATTTAAATGATATTTATCATTTTCATATATATAAAATGTGTTTTGATTTATGAAGTAATCACATAATAATTTACCATTTTCTTTAATATATCGAGGATCTTCATCTCTATATCTTGAATTTATCTTATAATATGAATATATATCTTCTTTTTTATTTGTTGCAGATATTACAATTATGTCAGGTTTTATAAAATATGAGAATGTTGATTTTAATTGTATATTATCTATTTGATTTAATTCATCTGTATCCAAACCAGGAAAATATGCTATTTCTGCTTGAAGTTTATCTGAAAATTGTATACATTTACTATTTAGAATAGGGTCATCTGTAGTATGTTTAATACAATCAACTGAGGATTCTTTAATAATATCATTTAATTTTTCATTAATATTATATTTGCGTTCCATAATATCAAATAACATTTGGTCGGTAGTACCTGATTTGGATGATGTTTTTACATTTATAATATTTTGAATCATTACATATAATTTTTCATTATTACTTAATAAATATTGTTCAAAATTATCTTCAACATATTCAGTATCTCTCGAAACAAACCAATCCAATTCCTTTATTGATTTAAATATTTCTTTAGTATTATTTCCTTCAGGAAACATGGACAAATATAAATATTGTTCTACATTTTGTTGGTCTTTAGGTAACCAAGGATTATTTGAATCTGGACCAATATGTGAATTTCTTCTAATAGCTCTTCCTAATACTTGATCTACCCGAACATTATTCCAAAATGGTTCTAATATATGTACTTGTCTTACACAAGTTAATGAAATGCCTTCGGCACCAGATTGAGATATAATCATTACTTGAATATATTCTCCATTAATATTTTCAATATTATTATATGATTCTTTATTCATTTGTTTAGTAATATCATCTTCATCCCCTGTGATAAATGTAAACCTTTTCTTTTTATCATTAGTTTTGATTAAGTCTTCTATATTATTAGTTGTATGATCGAATTTCTCATACCCATTAGATATTAATACTTGTTCAAATCCCCCAGAACCACCCTCACTTTTATAGACACTATATAATAATATTTTTCCAGTTGGTTTGTCAACATTAATAAATCTGCTCATATTTTTCATAATTGCGAACATTTTAGGGGAATATAACTGTAAATTTTCATTAAAATTATTAGATTCATGCATTAATTTATATTTAGTTTCTTCGTCACCCGGTTCATTATAAGCGATATTACATATTTGTCTAGTGCCTCCAAAAAAATGGAAATATCCATCATCGTATATGTTTTTTTTTCGGGCTTGTTTTATATCTTGTTCTACTTGTTTATTATGTTGTACTTCATATTGTATAAATTGTTCATATGACATATGGCATGGTACTAAATTTATTTTTTTAGTAATAGAATAATCATCATATTGATCAATATTTATAAAAGGTTGAACAATTTCAGGCATATAAGATATTGAAGACCTATCAATAGGATAATATGAAGTTAATCCCATTAACATTCTTCTCAAATGCACTTGTTTTCTGGGTGGAATATTATCTTGTTCATCAAAGAAATAATTAATAAATTCATTATTATCAGTTAAATCTATTATATTATTATTATCATCATATATTTCAAATAATTTATGATTTTTATTAAATATTACTTTAGTATCTTCATCAAATACTTTTTGAAAATTACCTTGAATAATATTATCTCCTTCTTTTTTTTTCAAAATTATTTGTAATTCTTTCTGGGTTGGGGAAATAGATTTTGGATCTGTGAATTTATGTAAACCAGAATATACTTGATTTATAAACTCTTCAAAAGTGTAATCCCCATATTTAATTGTTTTAATTACATCATCGTCATCATCGTCTTTTATAGTTGAAAAATTTGTATTTGTTTTAATAATTGATACAATTATTTTACCTTTATATTTTTTAACATTTAATTGTTCTATACAAGATATTTTACCATAAAATATTTCTTTAAGTTTAGTTGATATTTCATCAACATCTCCATTCATATTGATTACAAAATCATAAACATGAATTTTACCTTTCAACATATTAAATAGATAAGCTATTTCAGAAGGTTTATTAATAATAGGTGTGCCTGATAAAAATATTAATTTACTATCTACACTATTAATAATCCATTCATAAAATAATAAAGAAGGACCTCTTTTACCTGATATTTGACTAATTAAATTATGGACTTCGTCTATGACTATTACTTCATTATAAAATGGAGATAAAATATTTTTTTTTTTATTCTCATTATATTTTTCAATTAATTTGTCCATAATTACTTGTCTATCTGATTGGTTTTGTTCATCATCTTCTAATAGTATTTTAGCATCATCATCCATAGGCATTTCTAAATTACTTAATTGTTTTTTAGTAATTTTAGGTAATGCATTACTATGTATAAAATTATATTTATTTAATATAAATTCATTAATTTGTTGCTCTAATTGAATTAAATTAACATCTGATAATTTAATAACAGAAATCCACCCGAGATCCTGTGATTTAATCATATCATTTTCAATTAATTCACCAGTAGTAGTATATATATCTTTAGTATCATCATAATAGTCTGAAATTTTAATAAAAATACCATTTTCTATTTCAGAAATTTTGTCTGGATAATTTTTTTTAACTTGTTTTTTAGTAGATTTTATAGCATTTTTAAAAAAATTTGGATTTAAATCATATTTTTCTAATTTTTGTAATAAATCTTTATTCTCTAGTTCTTCATTTTTATGTAATTGCCAATTATTTGAATTTATATCATATTCATCATTTGTGAATTTTTTATCTTTAATTTCACTAATAAAATTTTCTTTCAATGATTTTGGTAAAAATGTATTAATTCTTCTAGTTGATAAACCTTCGGTAGTTATAATAGCAGTGGCTGTTTTACCCGTACCTAATCCATGATATACTAATAGTCCCCTGAAAGGTGTTTCCATTGATAAATAACCTTTAACAAATTTCTGATAACTTTTGTACATATCATTATCAATATTTGACATTAATTTATCATAGAATTCGTTATTAACCCATTCTACGTATGCTTTTCTTTGAGATAAAATATATTTATATTTTTCTTGAGAGGATTGTTCTTTAGGTTTTTCTTCAACAGGACCCTTTGAAACTATTTTGTCTTTTTCGGGACAAACCTTATAAATTAATATCATTTTTTTATACCGTTTAACTCCATATAGTTTTAGATCGACTTTTAAATTTACAGGTAATTTTACGAAAACATATTTATATAATTCACATACTTCATCTATAACTTCAAATATAGTTTTATCTCCTAATAAAGGCATTGCTGGATTATCCTTATCATAGGGTTCACCTTCTTTAGTCCAAGGAGGATCAAAAAATATTATATCATTATTTTTAATTTCTGGTAATATTTCTCCATATCCGCTATTATATATTTTAATAGAACCATTTAATGGAGGTTTATATAAATCTTTAAATTTTCTAGAAACCTTTATATTATGCTCTAATATTTTGAAATTATATTCTTCTAATTCTATAGAAATTACATTAGAAAAATATTTACCAAATGATATTGTATTTCCTCCAATACATGCAGTAGCATCTGTTATCGATAATTTAGATAATTCGTTTAATTTTAGTGATTCCGGATCAACTATACTTAAAATATATTCAGACATGTCATCGGCAATAGTAAATTCAGTAGTACTAAATGAAGATATTACATTGAATTGTAATAAATTTTTTATTTTTTTATCCAAACTTTTAAATTGTATTTTAGTTAAAGCATTAATTTTTGATAATTGATTCAACATTTCATCATCTCCTTTAGTTTTATTTTTTTTTTTGAAAATATCTATTTCTTTTGATAATGTTTCAATTGTATATGGTTTTTTCAAGTCATATTTCTCTTTTGGTTTCTCTTTTGGTTTCTCTTTAGGTTTAACTTTAGGTTTAACTTTAGGTTTTTCTTCATCTGCAGATTCCAAATGACCGACATGCTTACTGGGTGGAAACATTTTATTCACTTCATCTTGTTTTTTTTTATCCGACCACGGATGATCAGGATAAATAAATTTCCACCCCGGTGAATTTTTTAGCTTGTCGAGAAAACTTTTAAAACGTCTTATTAATTTAGGGTCAATATTTTCATCTTTAATTTTAGTTAAATCTAAGTTTTTAATATCTCCATCAAAAAATTTCAATAGTATAGTATATTCATCTTCTGTCAGAGTCGTTTTAGGCATAATTATATATATAATATATATTATATAATTTATGTTAGAACATTAAAATGTATTAAACCATTTTTAGAAGAATCTTGTTCTGCTTCTTTTTTAGAGGCACCTATACCTTTGGATATATTTTCACCTTTAAATATCATAATACAATTATAATATTTCCCATCATCTTCTATATTTACTTTAAATTTAGGATTTTCTTTATAATTATGTTGTAAATATTTTATAATTTGATCCTTATAATTATTGTTTTTAATAATGATATCTGTAAAATCTATATATTTTTCAATAATGATTATTAATATATTTTTAATAGTTTCATAATCGCTATCTAGGTATATGGCACCTATAAATGATTCAAAAACATTATTCAATATTTTCTTAGTAGATCTACCATCACAATTATCTTCTATATGTTTGGATATAATTAAGTGTTTACCGAATCCTAATTTATTAGATAAATATGCATTCGAATCACCACATACAAGGCGATTTTTTAAATAAGTTAAAAATCCTTCATCTTGATTATATATTTGATAGAATCGTTCATATAAATATGAGACGACAACGCTTCCTAGAATAGAATCACCTAAAAATTCCATAGTTTCATAAGATATTTCTTGCAACTCCAATGAATTATCTATATTGTTGAAAAGAGGACGTCCTTCTTTATCTTTATATAATTCTTTACAATAAGATGTATGAATAAAAGACCTTTGATATAAAAGAATATTATTTATTTTAAAATCATTAATATTTAGTGTTTCCATAATATTAATGATATCATTTTCAGTGACAAGTTTATTATTTTGATTATAAGGATTTGTTTTTTCCATTTATATAATTATTATAAATATCTTTATATAATTAATCAAATTTAAATCGAATTTACAGATGCATAACAATCTTCACCTGATTCTAACGGACGACGTCCAAGGTCCGGACCAATAGTAGTGTTCTGCCATGGACTGACATTAACTTGAGGGTTTGCTGGTTCTGACCTTAATTGCTGGTTAGAATTTCGGAGACTTTGTCCTACAGTATTAACCCCTACTTGGTATCCGGCTTCTAAAAAGTTTACACCCTTTAGTATGCCTTCAGATACTGGGTTTTTTTTGTCAAAATCATTAATATCATTTTTTTGATCTTGAGGTAATAAGTCATCGGGTTTGAGACTATTTTGCGGGTAGCAACTTCTAGTAGGGGTTTTGATACCACTTACAGAAGCAAATTGTTCATTATCACCTTGAGGTAATGAAGCCATTACTTTAGTAACATTATTGTTTTGAGGGGGTGATGCGTTTTTACCGGAACCGGGATTTTTACTCGATCCAGCATTTTTACTTGTACCATTATTATTGACTGGGGGACTGTTGCCGCCATTATTTTGACCCTCGAAAAGGGATATTATACTACTGGGTTTGAATAACAATAATACTACTAAGGCAAAAATCAAAACACAACCACCAAGATTACATAATTTTTCTACAGACAAGTTCATTTTTATATATTATATAACATAAAAAAAATGAATAAAATAATTAATTAATTTTCCAAATTTTCTAATTCTTCTTTTAATTTATTAATTTTCTCTAATTTTTCAGATTTTATTTTCTCTAATTTTACTTTATCTAATTTTTCTCGATCTAAGATTTCTTGGAGTTCGACACTAAACATATTTTCATCAATAACATTATCTTCTTGATCATCAATAATTGCATAATCATTTAAAATATTAAATTGATTTGTATCTATTTCTTTTATTTGATTAATATAACAATCTAAATAAAAGTTTTCCTTTAATATCCTCAATCCTTTGAAATGTAAAATTAAAATTATATTTTTTCCATTTAAATCTTCTATATCTATAATATCTTTATCTTTATTATAAATATTACATTGAACTTTATTGTTTACGACTGGGATTTTAAAACGGGTATTGTAAATGACTCCATTATCGTCAGATTCTATAATTCTTTCTTTATACATATTATCAATAGCTTCATATGGGATATCTTTTTTAAACCATTCCTCACTATTGTGAAATGTTGATTCTACACAATTGGTGTCCATTTCTAATAAAAAATCAATAAATTGTTTGTTATCACATGAAACATCTATATAATTATTATCTTCTTCACCATTAGATAAATTAATATTTAATATTTTAAGTATTGGTGTTTGTACATATACTAAATCATCTTCATTATATAAATTACAAATATAACAATTACCTAATTTTTCTGGACTAGTAAATGTTAAATCATCAGTTATAATATCTTTAAAAGAATATGCGGACATTTATAAAAAAAAATAAAAAAAAAAACAAACTTAAACTAAATGAATAACTTTAACTTTCCATTTACAAGTAAATACATCATTCCATTTCCATATTTTATCTATATATATATCGCATCTCATTTTTGTAAAATTACAAATGTTTTCTATATTTATTAAACTATAATCATCACTATATATATTCATATCATACCTATTATTTACAAATGGTACTTTAACAGATAAATTAGGATCATATTTTTTTTGTTTATCATATCTAATTTGATTTATATATTTATCATAATTACCTTCATCAATTCCTAAATGTTTCATATTATTTACTTCTACATTTTCTATAAAATCAAAGAAACTTTTCATTTCACTATCTGACTCTAAATTTGTGAATTGTAATGACATTTGTTTAGTTTTTTTATCTAAACCAAATAAACAAACCATAATAGGTGTTGTTACATAAATTAATGGATTTTGATTATAATATAATGATACATAACCTATATTTTTAATATTAACCGCATCTTCTTTAGATTTATCTAAAACATATTCTATATCTTTTTTTTTCACAGAACAATCTTTAATTAAATATTTAGTATATTTAATATCTATGACTTTATATAAATCATGTGTGATATTTTTTAATTTACTCATAATTATATATTAGTATTTATTTATCTTTAATTATTTATCTTTAATTAATTATACTACTGTTGGGATCCGTATGACCCAAACGGCGCCCTCATCGAACTCTGATCGATGGGCAGAATTGTGCCTCCGCCCAGCGCATCTTCGATCTGGTTTTCGGTCATAGTCCCCTCAACAACCTTACATCCACAAACAGATTTAAGCATATTAGATAAAAGCATGCCTAAAAGTAAAAATACTACACACATTACAATTTGTTCAGTTTTCATAGTTTTTATAATATAACATAGATATTTATGAGGTCAATTTAAATAATTAATTATCGATTTGTGTCAACTATTATTTTTCTTTTAGTAGAATTATTCCATAGATTATTACATGACGTATTTGGATCATATGTTAAATTTCCTGTAATTATTGGACAACTTTCTTTAAGTGGTTTATTATTACCAAACATTACACTATAATCTGAGCATGTTTTATAACCAATATCTTTACAATTGGGAGTAGTAGGTTTATACCCAAAACCATATCTTAAACTATTATCTACATTAATATTATTTGTTGACATATTATTTTGTAAATTTGCAGCACCGAATGGATATTCCATAGTATATATATAATATTTATAAAATAATTATAAATTATAAATATATAATGTTTACTAAAGATAGTTTAACCATACAAAAATATTTAGAACAAAGTATAAAAATATCAAAAAATGGATTCAAAGAACTAAAATCATTATATGAATTTTTAAAAAAGGTCAAATATAATTATGAATTAACACAAACTATTAATAATGATAATGCAAATAATAAATATTTTAATAATCCGTATGTATCAAGCGAAATCTTACATTCAATTAAATCTTTGAATAATAATCTAAAATTAGTTTTAAAAATAAATGAGAATTTTTTAACTATAAATATTTATTATAATAAACATAATTTAAAAAAATTTGTATCAAATATAATTATTGTAATTTCATTTATATTTAATTTAATGAATAAAAATACTGGAAATGTCAATATAAATTATTATATAACAGATCATAAAAAAGTAATTGATAAAGATATAAAAGATGGATTAAATTATGGACATATAAATAATGGTTGTTGTAGTACTATGACAAATACAATAGATATATGGAGAATTGAGGAAATAATGAAAGTAACTATACATGAATTATTTCATTTATTTCATTGTGATAAAACAATGAATGATGACTTTAATATACTAAATTTATATCAGAAAAGATATAATATAAATTCTAATAGAGTAAATACATTCGAAGCTTATACAGAAATATGGGCAAACATATTAAATTCCTTTATATTATCAAATAATGAATATAAAAATTTTGTAAAATATATAAATTTAGAAAAAGAATGGTGTAAAATACAAAGTTATAAAATCTTTTATTTAACAAATTTAGGTAAAAATGATGTTATAGATATTAATAAATATACAAATGTATTAGCATATTTTATAATAAGATGTGAAATATTTAATAATTTTAAAGAATTTATTAAATATTTTGGGAATAATATATGTAATGATTCGGACAATTACTTTAAATTTCTACAAAATGTAAATAAATGTCAAGGGGAAAATGATTTTATTAAAAAAATTAGTAAAAAAAATTATATTTATAGAAGTTTAAGAATGAGTTGTTTGGAAATTAAATTATTCTAGTATGTAATACTTATGCATGCTCAAATACACCTTCCTTATTAGGGTAGTGGTGCTTGAGGTGCTTTTGAAGGTTGAAGAAGGTAAGATGATCACCTTTCTTTAGTCTAAGGAGTTTGCTGAGAGTAGTATCTGGCATAAGAATACGTTTGTCTTCCTCTTTCTGGAGACCGTGTTTCTTACAATACTCATTAATCCTAGAGGTTACTTGGGTGCGGGGAATGAGTTCCTCAGGAGCAAGACTTAGGAATTTACGAAGTTCATCGGATACATTAATGGGTTTTTGGAATCCGGTGGGTGGCGCATTAGGGTCGCGTACTTTCTTTACTTTGCGGCGCATTTTCTTATCAGCAACTTTCTTATCACGAGCAACACGTCGCTCAAGTGCCGTTACAGTAGTAGTAAGTGTCTTAACAAGTGCCAGAGCATCTACAAGACTAGACTTAATAGATGTAAACTCATCACCGTAGTTGAAAAGATCAGGTGCTTCCTGAACATTATTACCAGATTCAACAACAGTATCAACTGGAGTTACAACAGTTTCTACAACTGGAACCGGTGCCGGAGCAGGTGCCGGAGTAGATTTTACTACAACTTTCTTTGCAGCGACTTTCTTATTTGAGGTTTGTTTCTTAGTAGGAGGCATATTTATTTTATATCTTATATTAGTTTTTTTTAATTCTATTCAACCGCGCTTTTATTATATTTATACTTATTGTCTTTTTTTTAAGTATCTTTCGTTTATCTTTGTAATTTATATTATAATTAATTAAATTTAATAATTTCAAATTTATTTATTTTATTATAATCATCCAATTATATTAAAAAACAATATGGGAGATATACACCCTCTTCAGATTTGCATGAATTTAAATATTCTTTCCAAGTCAATGGAGGTTTATAAATAAAATATGTATGATATATATCTCTATCTATATAATTCATATAAATCATATATAATATTATAATTATTAATAAATTAATCAAAGCATATTTATGTTTATTTTTAATTAAATAATATGATGAAATTAATGGTATTATATGAGTAATTATTTTGACAGATAAAAATGAATATTCATATCTATACTTTTTTATTAATATATTATTCACTATCAATAGTGTAAAACCACCTAATAATAATATACTTGCATAATATGGATTAATATATTTAATTATATAATTAATATTAAATATGTATCCTAAAAACCACAGATTAAAATAAATAATTATCCAATGACTTATGTATTTTGATATCATTATATATATTAAATAGAATATAATATCCATGGATGTGTTTCGCATACGATATTATTAACCTGCGGACTACCCAGACCCATTAGAAAATATGTATATCCTGTAATTTTATCACAGTCTTCTATGGCTCCACTAAATTTTAAAACATCTGAGACTATAATATCTCTCATTGTATCCCTAGAATTAATGCGCCTGATATCTATAGGTGTCTTATTAAATAATATTCCATTTGGTGGACAAATCTTAATTTTCATACCAGAAGTTAATTGTGCTCTATAATTCCAAATATCTTCTAAAATTCCATATAATTTTTTCAATCTATTTGTACCCAAACATGTAATCCATTCCATATTAAAACTATATCCTAATCTTTCAATATTTGCAGAAAGATCCACCATTTTTTGTTTTAATATATTCTTTTTATCTTGTTTTAATCCTTCCATTTCATCTTTAAAATCTAATTTAATATTCTTTGATTTCATATATTCTTTTAAATTATTACATTTATTAATTATATTATCATGAAATGGAACCATAGTATATGGGTTTGGTTGTTTCAATTCGATTAACTTTATAAATGATCTAATATCGAAAAACCATACAATATTTGTCACATCTTTATATGAAAAGAAATATTTATCATTTATTTCATGTACTGTTTCATATGTAAAAAAATCTTCTTGATTATTACATAAAATTTTATCTACGAATCCAGGACCTCTCAATAAAATATTTAATTTCACATATTTATTTCTATAATATTTTTGTATTTTTATAATTAATTCTTTATTATTTTCATAATAATTTAATTTATCATATTTATTAGATAATATTGTAAATAATATTTCTTTTTTTAAGGTTTTTTTATATTTTTGTCTATCTATAATATTTAATGTTTTAATAATATCATTTTTAAGATAATCAGAAGGTTTATTTGTAAAATTATTAAATATAATTAAATCATTATCTATTAAATGATTTCTTTTATGTTTAGTACAATAATCACCGTATTTACTGTTTCTTCCACATTTGGATTCATCTTCATTAATAAATTCACACATTCTATATATTGTATTGTTAAAAAATATTTAAATATTAACAATATGAATATGAATATGAATATGAATATGAATATGAATATTAATATGAATATAAATGATTTAAAGAATTAACACATATCTATATTGTATAAAATAAATTTGAAACGCATAAAAAACAAAAGTAAATTAATAAAAAAGAACAAAGATAAAAAAGAATAACTCAACTAAAGCAAATAAATTTGAAACTTACAAAACTATAAAAGTAAATCAATAAAAAAGAATAACTCAACTAAGCAAATAAATTTGAAACTTACAAAACTATAAAAGTAAATCAATAAAAAGAATAACTCAACTAAGCAAATAAATTTGAAACTTACAAAACTATAAAAGTAAATCAATAAAAAGAATAACTTAACCAAAACCAACTACTTTAAAAAAAGATATGGCACAAGTAATTAAAGCATCTGCGATTGAACTCTCAAACCTTAAGTTCTCTGATCCTCGCAAGGTCGGTAATAATGGTGTTCAAGTTGTATATGTTAATTATGGGGGTGGTATGAACTCTCTATATGTTCAACCTCCTCGAGTAGATCTCAAATGGGATCCTACCTATTATGCTGATACTGATGAAAGTTCTGGTAAGTTTACTGTTGAATTTGCTCTTCCTAATGTAGGTACTGATGAACAAATCACACCTTTCCATGATAAAATGAAGGGATATGATAATCTAATGATTGATACTGCTTTTGAAAATCGTGCCACCTGGTTCAAAAATGGTAAGAAACTTACTAGGGATATGATTGAAAATGTTTATACTCCCATGATTAAGGTATCTGTTGATTCTGAAACTGGTGAACCTGATGGCAAATGGCCTCCCGCATTTAAGTTCAAGATTAAGAAACAAAATAGTAAATTCACTTGTAATGTATTTGACTCCTCAAAGAATCAACTTAATATTGATGATAGTACATCTGAACATTATGTAGACCTTAAAACTGTTCTAGTCAAAGGTTCCTCTGTAAATCTAATCCTAAAATGTGTAAGTGTTTGGCTTATTAATGGTAAGTTTGGTGTTACTTGGCAAGCAGAACAAATTATGGTAACTCAGAAACCTTCTCTATCCCTATCTGGTTGTGCATTTATCCAAGATGATGATGATGAAGTATCTTCTAATGATGTTCAAAAAGAAGAAAAAATTGTAGATGATAGTGATGATGATGCTCCCACAGTAGTTAATGATAATGATGATGATGATGATGATGATGATCCCGACGAAAAACCCGAACCTGAACCTGTTAAAAAGAAAGTAGTCCGCCGTGTAAAGAAATCTAGTAATTAGTTAATTATAGAATATCTTAGATTTAATAATAATATCTTTTAATAATATATTTTAATAATATTTTTTTTCTAATACATTTTAATATGGAATTATGTAATGAATATTTACATGATAATATTAAATTATATCCCCCAATGAATGATTATTTATTGTATCAACAGTTCTTTAAAACGAAAAGTACACTGCCTAATCATTTATCTAAAACATTTTTAAAAAATGAAGTTGAATTAAATGACAAATATTTAAAAGAATTGAATTTAAAAACAGAATTATCTTCTTGCGAGGAAGTATTAAAATATTCACTCAAATATAATAATAGTATCAAGTTTTTTGTTGATGGGGAATTTTTATTAGATATTAATGATAACATTTTATTTATGTATTATGAAATATGTATTGGAAAATTACCACCTTTATTTAATAAAAATGATTATATTTCAGTTATGAATAGATTAAAAACCTTATCAGCAATAACAAATGAAATGATAAAAGTATTAGAAAAAGGTATAAAAGAAAAAGTGATTTTAAATAAATTAATTATTGAAAGTTTTCTATTAAAATCACAAACTATATTAGATGAAAAAATAAATCCTATAAATGTTCCCAAATCTTTAAAATCACAATTTATAAAAGATATTGAAAAATATATTATTAAAAATATAAAAAAATTATATTTATTTATAATTAATAATTATTTAAAACATTCTATAAAAGATTTAGGATTATGTGCTTATAATAAAGGGAAGCAGTATTATGAACAAATATGTAAAAATGAAACATTATCTAATTTAACTCCTGAAATCATACATAATTTAGGTATTAAACATTTAAAAGGCGCGTTAAAATTAAAATCCGACCTGTCTAAAAAACTTAAAGTGCAAGATATTGATGATCACATTTATAAATCTGATAATTATTATAACTCATCTGCTGAAATAATCAAAGATTTAGAAATGCAACGCAATTTAATGTATTCTAAATTAAATAAATATTTTTATCAAGATATTGATAATTTATATTATATTAAACCTATTGCCAGTCATAATATGAATATGAGTGCTTATTATACATCACCCACCAAATTTCCTGGAGACACTGGTACATTTTATATAAATGTTTTAGATCCTACGAAAATTAGTAAATATGAGTTATTATGTTTGAGTATACATGAAGGAATACCTGGACATCATTATGAAGCATCCTTATTATCTAAATCAGATAAATCGGACTATATTAAAAATACATTGTATTCAGGATATTCGGAAGGATGGGCCTTTTATTGTGAATCACTATATGAATATGATAATGATTTTGAATACTATTATTCATTACAATACCGTGTGGAAAGATCATTACGTTTAATTATTGATACTGGAATCCATTTTTATAATTGGAGTTTTAATAAATGTTTTGATTTTATGAAAAAATATCTAAAATATTCATCGGACAATTATATAAAAGACCAAATACTTAGATATTCTAGTATACCAGGTCAAGCATTAACTTATGTAATTGGAAAAGAAGTAATATTACATTTAAAAAAAGATTTTTTGAAAAAGAATTCAGATATTAAAACATTCCATAAAATAATTTTAGATATCGGTCCTTGTCCATTAGATATATTAATTAAACGGTTTTATGAATTAATTTTATAATATATATATATATCATGAATAAAACAGAGGTTGCTAAAAAATTAGGTTCTATGGGTGTTAAATATGCTATGACAAAAGATCCAAATACTGCTATGGTAAAAAAAGCATTTGAAAAAACTAAAGGATTTATAGATAGTGATATATCAAAACAAGAATTAGAAAATCTAAAAGCTGCTGCAAGGAATAATTGTAAAATTATTCAAATGATAATTGAATATTTACAAACTAATGATGGAAATATTCTTAAAGAACTTAGTGATAAATTTAGCGGTTTTGGTGTAGATACCGAAGGTAATCAAGTTGTTCAACAATGTAATTTAGATGATATTAATTATAAAGAATATATTAATGATAAAGTTGGCGCAGTAAAAAATGTATTGGGCATCGAAAATCAAAATGAACAAGAAAGAGAACCAGAACTGAGAAGAGTTAATCCAATTCTTTTAGAAGAAAATGATGACGAAGATGTCAAAAATAAAGTATATTATAATCCAGCATTAGATGTCGGCGCAAAAAAATTCAAAAGACCTAAAAGAAAATCCAAAAGAAAATCTAATCTCAAAACTAAAAAAAAAACTAAAAGAAAAACTAAAAGAAGTGTACCACAATATAAATTATAATACTTTTTTTATATTTGATTTAATTTGTGGATTTACACCTATTACAGAACTCTTTTTTGTCTTTATAATTATATAATCACTATATAATTCTTTTAAAATTTCCAAATCTCTTTTCATTATATTTATTCTATTATCATCACACATGCCGCCTATATTATTATTGTATTTAGTTTTCGCACATATATTATTTAATCTGATTACTTTACCATACTTTTTGAATACTTTAACCGTTCTTTCATAATCTTCATATTGACTTATATTTAATTTTAAACATTCTTTATCTATTATACAACCCCACATCCACCCCACACAAAATGCTAAATGTGTTGTTATATTATTTTTCATAAATCCATGGTTATCACACGGATATATTCCCCATAATATTGTATTGTTTTCTATACATTGTTTAAAACCTTTATCAATTATTTCTTTTAAATTATCTAATTTTACTAAACAACTCTTTTCATATTCATTTGGATTTTTCATTTTTATATCTATTATATCATCATCTAAAGATAATACTTGTGTACCTTCATCATAATAATTAAATATAAATTCTCTAATTTGTCTCATGCCTACTACACCTACTATAATATTATATTCTGGATATTCTGATTTATATAATTCATATTCTTCATCATTCCCTACAAATATATCTATATCTTTTATTTCATATCCAAAATTATGTAATGTTTTTAATGTCTTATCACCTAAATATTTGTGTCTTTTATATGAAGGAATTGCAATTCTCATTTATATTATAAAGATATTTTAAGAATTTTATAAACGATTAAAAGAAATTATAATGCTGATCTAATTTAATTCTTTTAAATTCACCACCTTGTTGATCTTCTAATTTATTTTCAACGTCGACAGATCCAGTTATTTCAACAGGTTGCTCTTTGTCCACCTTATTTATTTTCTTATTTTTCTCTTCAATAATTTTTATTAAATCTAACATTAAGTCTTTTTCAGGTATTTTATTGGATTCATCATTATCATTATTTATTTCTTTATCATCATTATCTATTTCCTTATCATTATTATCCATTTCTTTATAATCACCATCTACTTCTTCATCATAATTATCTACTTCTTTTACATCCTCTAGATTAATATGCAAATTTTCATCATCTGAATCTGTTAAACTTTGTTCCGAATCGTTTAATTCGTCATCGTCTTCTTTATCAATAACTATTTCAGGTGTTTTTTTTCTAGTTTTGGGTTGTTTTAATTCAATTGTTTTTTTAGATAATTTAAATATCTTTTCATGATAGATTTGTTTTCGTCGAGGTATATCATTCCCTGGAATTAATGATTTATATTCCGATTGTACTAAATTATAATTAGACTGTTCTGATAATAATTCGTGTACTCTTATACTTAAAACCATATATGTATTATATATGTATTATATATAATATTTAAATAAATTTATGGAACAATATTTAGAAAAAGATAAATTAGAACTTGGAATTGATGAAGCCGGACGAGGATGTTTATTCGGACCCGTATCTGTAGCAGGAGTTGTATGGTTGCCTACTGATCCTATTCCGTCTATAGAAATAAAAGATTCTAAAAAGTTATCTTTAAAAAAAAGACTATTAACATATGAATATATTTTAGATAATTCAATAGCAAATACATCTATATTAATACATCATGAAGATATTGACAAAGATAATATTTTAAAATCAACTTTAAAAGGAATGCATAAATGTGTAGATAATATAACAGATCAATTAAATATTGATACTATTTTAGTAGATGGTAACCAATTCAATTTTTATATGGACAAAAATGGTGAATGTATAAACCATAAATGTGTTATAGGTGGGGATGATGTATATAAAAGTATTGCTGCCGCATCCATTCTAGCAAAAGTTAATAGAGATAATTATATTTTAAATTTATGTGAAGAACACCCTGAATTAAAGAAATATGATATTCATAATAATAAAGGATATGGTACAAAAAAACATTTAGAAGCAATAAAAGAATATGGTATTACTAAATGGCACAGAAAAACATTTGGTATTTGTAAAGAATATTGTTAAAATTTATTGTAAATTTACATTCTTCTTCTAGACAATTTCTTTCTAGATGATTTTCTTTTAAGAGATTTTCTTCTTTGACTAAATTTACGCCCACTCATATTTTTTTTTGATTTCCGTTTAAATTGTTTTGCACCAACATTATTTTCAACAACATTTATTTCAGGAATATCATTTAAATTTAATATTAATTTATCCATATTTCTCACAATATTACCACGACAAAATTTAGAATTATTACAATTTGAATTCATTTCAAGAACAATTGTATTTATTCCATTTAATTTTCCTATTAATGCATCATATTTATTTTTTATATCAATATATATATCTGATACACCACAATCACTATTAATAATTTTATTAGTTTCTAATAATACATCTATTTGTCCTTCCATATTTTCAAGATCTACTTCTAATACTTCTTTATCTGCTCTGCATTGTTCTACAATATTTTTTGATTCATGAATAATTCTTTCTTTAACTTCTATTAATTCGCCTTGGCGTGCATTTTCACAAACGTGTAATTGTCTATTAATATTTTCTAAAATTGAATCTTTTAGATTTAATGCATTAGCTCTTACCAGCATATCATTTAAATATTGTGTCATATCATTCATTTTTTGTGATTTTTCAATTCTTATGTCTGTTAATTTTAACCTTACATCAGTGAATCGCAAAGTAGCTTCTTCAGAATACTGTTCACCTCTATTTATATATGACTCAATTTCTAAATATTCTCTATAGATTTCTTGTTCATCTTTACATAAAATTATAATATTATTAATTACATTTTTTAATTCGTTCATTATTCTTTTTTTTTTCCGCCAATCTCTTATCCCCCCACCCTCCATTTATATATATTTACATATATAAAAAAATTTTTCATTAATTAATCAAATGATATAGTAATTTTCTGTTTATTTTTATGTATATAATATAAATAATTTTTTTTACCTTTTATATATTTTTCCTTCATTTTTAAATTATAATCAATATATTTTAAAAATTGTCTTAATATAGTTATCGTTTTCTTTTCAGTTAAATTTATTAAATACATATTAGCCTTACATGGTAAATAATATATTTCTAATTTGTCTTTTATTTTATTAATTTTTTCAACTATATTCAAGTTAATTAAATCAATTTTAGTAAAATGAAAATTCTTATCATCCAGAGATTTAATATTAAAGATTGACATTAAATCATTTATAATATATCTGTCAGGATTTCTTCTGAACAATTGGTTTTTCATTTTAATATATTAATAAAATATTTTATTATTTTAAGTTAAAATAATTATAAATATTAATAATATATATATATAAATAAATGGAAGAATTAATAAAAGATAAAGTAAATGTATGGGATGTTATTGATACTTATTTTAGAGATGAACCTTATTACAAATCACAACATCAAGTTGATTCATTTAATGAATTCATTTTCTCTAAAGATAATGGTATACAAAATATAATTAGACGAGAGAACCCTGTTATTTATCATCAAGGTGACAAAGGTGGTAATAATATTTCATTTAAATATGAAATTTCTTTTTCTTTTGGAGAAACTTTAGAAGAGAATAATGAATCACCAAATTATGGCGAACCTATTAATGATATAGAAAATATTTTTATATCTACCCCTACACTATATGATAATAAAGAATCTAAATATATGTATCCAAATGATGCTCGACTGAATAATTATACATATCGATCTAGTATATTTTGTAATGTAGGTATTAAATATTTAGTATTAGACACAGGTGAATTTATTATTAAAAACTTTAAAAAAATAAATATTGGATTTATGCCTATTATGGTACATTCTAAATTATGTTTATTAAATAGTTTAGATTCTGTAAAACTATCAGAATTAGGTGAATGTCCATATGATCAAGGAGGATATTTTATTGTCAGAGGAAAAGAAAAAGTGTTTTTATCACAAGAAAATAAAATCAATAATATTTTATATATAATCAAAGGTACAGATAATATTTTATATCAAGGATATATTAAATCAATATCTACTAAAGGATTCCAAAGTTCAAGAACAAATAATATATATTATTATAGTCAGAGCTATAAAATAAATCAAGGCGGTAAATTAGTTTATAAAAGAGAAAATATTTTTTCCGTTAGAATTTTAGGATTTGTTGATATAAATTCTGTAAATGGTAATGACTCTATCCCTCTATTTATTTTATTTAGAGCATTAGGTATCATTTCTGATAAAGATATTTTATCCTACATTATTTATGATAATGATGATAAAACTCTTAAAAATAAACTATATGATTTAATTTTACCCTCGATGAAATATTCACAACCCATTTATACTCAAGAAGCTGCATTTAAAATGTTGATGCCATTGACTAAAGGTAAATTAAGTATTAATGTTATAGATATTTTAAATAATAATTTCTTACCAAATTATAATACAGATTTAGTTCAAAAAGCAAAATTCTTAGGATATTCTGTCAGAAAAATATTATTAGCATCTTTAGAATTAATAGATGTAACAGATAGAGATTCATATTCATATAAAAGAGTAGATTTAGCAGGGTCATTATTATTAGAATTATATAGAGAATTATGGGGCGGATTTAAAAAATCTTTGTCAAAAAATATAGATTATGAATACCGCGCTAAAAATGCAGAAATTTCATTAGATGATAATAAAATATCAGATTTAATTAATGAAAACAATAAATCTAAAATGTTTGATATCTCTATGATGGAATATATTACTAAATCATTTGGTGCCAGATTTGGTACAAATATTTCAGGGAGACAAGGAATTGTTCAAGATATAAATAGAAATACTATGCTTGGGACTTTATCTCATATTAGAAGATTATCATTTCCCTTACCCGCCGGATCAAAATCATTAGGACCTAGAAAATTACATAATTCACAATGGGGATTTGTATGTCCTATTGATTCACCAGATGGTGGTAATGTTGGTATTATAAATCATTTATCTATTATGGCTAAAGTTTCTACGAATATTTCTGAGGGAGGTATTCTTGAATGTTTATCTGATATAAATCTATTATTTATTAAAGATTCTGTGGCAAAAGATATGTATAACAATACCCCCACATTTTTAAATGGTAAATTAATTGGTTTATATGAAAATCCTGCATTTTTATTTAAATATCTTAAATTGTTAAAATTAAACAGTATAATTAATATTAATACATCTATCTCATGGAATATAAAATCAAACGAATTACATATATTTACTGATTCGGGTAGAATAATTCGCCCAGTATTTTATCTTAAATCCGATTCGGATGGAAACAAATATAATGAATTAATTAATAAAGATTATTCATATATTGAAACATGGAGCAAAGCAATTCATGGATTATTATATGAAGTGAAAGATATAAATCCAACTGTTTATGATACTAAATATTATAAAGATATATTAGATAATATTAAAAATACTCAAGGTGATTTTATGAGATATTTAGAAGATAAGGCATCATGTATTGAATATATTGATTCTATTGAAAGTGAAAATGCATTTATTTCCAAAGATATTTATTCCATTGATAAAATTTACACACATTCAGAAATTCATTCTTCATTAATATTAAGTGCTTTATCTGTTAATATTCCATTCTCAAATCATTCACAATATCCTAGAAATGTTTTCTCTTGTCAACAAACTAAACAAGCAGTCGGTGTATATTCAAGTGCTTATAATACAAGGTTTGATGTATTTGGACACATTTTACATTATCCGCAAAAACCTATTATAACAACAAGATTTAAAAAATATACTGATGTAGATAAGTTACCTTATGGAATTAATGCTATCGTGGCGATATGTTCTTATTCTGGATATAATCAAGAGGATGCTGTTATTATTAATAAATCTGCTGTTAATAGAGGATTATTTAAATCAATTTATTATAGAAGTTACGGTTCTGAAGAAGAAATAGTCCAAGGTCAGAAAGTCTTTTTTGGTAACCCATTATTTCTAAAGAATATTGTTAAAAAAGATCTATCTAATTACTCTAAATTAGATGATAATGGTTTTATCAAGGAAGGTGAACATGTAACAGATAAAGATATTATAATAGGGAAATGTACTCGAGTTATTAATTCAACAGGCAAGGAAGAAATTAATGTATCTGGAGAAACTATCAATAAAGGTACATATGGTGTTGTTGATAAAGTTATTGTTACTAAAAATAATAAGGGGTTGAGAAGTTGTAAAATTAGAATTAAAAAAATTAGACCTGCAACTATTGGAGATAAATTTACATCCAGATGCGGTCAAAAAGGAATGTGTGGCATGGTTATTGAAGATTATGAAATGCCTGTCACAACTGAAGGAATAATACCAGATATTATTATAAATCCACATGCCATTCCCAGTAGAATGACAATAAATCAACTATTTGAAGTAGTATTAGGTAAATCTTGTTGCATGGCCGGATTAATGGGCGATTCCACTCCATTTTTAAATAATGATATTTATCAATATTTTGACTTATTACAAAAATATGGTTATGAAAAATATGGGAATGAGATTATGTATTCTGGTATTACAGGTGATCAAATAAAAACAGATATTTTTATAGGTCCAACTTATTATCAAAGACTTAAAATTATGGTTGAAGATAAAGTTCATTCAAGAACAACTGGACCGTTACAACATATGACTAGACAACCTGCAGGCGGGCGCTCAAATGAAGGGGGTTTTCGAATAGGTGAGATGGAACGAGACGCAATTATTGGTCATGGTGTAGCTGAATTTTTACAAGAGTCCGTTTCCAAGCGTTCAGATGGATATTTTGAGGGTAAAACATATAAAGTTCAAGTAAACCAAAAAACTGGTTTAATGTCATATGATAAAAATGATGAAAAAGATATATGTAATATTGAAATTCCATATGCTTCTAAATTATTTTTACAAGAATTAGAAACTATGTCTATTGCTCCTCGTTTAATAACAGATGAAACTATTCAAAATAAACCAGTATTTAATTATTTATTAAATAATTTATCTGAACAAAATATAGAATATGAAATTGAAGATGATGATGATGGTGATGATGATGAAGAAATAAATGAATAAATAAAAAATCTAGTAGAAGATAAATTAATCTATTTCTTTTAAATTTCCATATTCTAAATCATAATTATAATCTTGATTATTTCCTCCTGATTCTAAAAATTCTATATAGTTTGTTGCCGATTTATATTTTTCATATCTATTATATGCTTTACTATCTAGTCGTTTGGGATTATCTTGATTTAATTCAATTGTTTTATTTAGTCGTTCGCGGGTACTTTTCTTTTTAACTATTTCTTCTTTGTTTTCGGATTTTTCTAGTTTTTCTAAATTAAAATCTATTTCTCCATTTAATTTATCTTCTACTACCCTCTTTATTAAATCTTCTATATTTAAATTTTTAAAATCCTCATCTTTTATTAAATTAATTATTAATTTCCGCTTTAATGAATTTTTTAAAGAAATATAAAAGGTATCATCACCCATATTAAATATATTTATATTATAATTTCAAATTTTTATACATTAATTAAATCATCTAAAGTTCCTTCTACAACATTATAAACTAAATTATCTATTAATTTTTTAATAGATAAATCAAAAATTAATATGTCCAACTTATTTATAATTATATTATAATCTTCACCTTCAAATTCAAATTTAGGATATTTCTCTTTTAATAAACATAATAATTTATCATCTATTGTGCATATTTTATTAATTTTCTTTTTATCTCTATTAACTTTATATGGATTAACTATTAAATGGTATAAATCGGAATCTTCCATAAAATATTGATATATTTAGAATTAATTTTATATATTTAAATACTCTATTATGAATAATCTTTTCAAAGATTTTAAATATAATAAAGATTTTTTATCTTTAATAAATTATAAAATAGCATATAAATTATATAATATTATATCTAATAATAATCATCCTAATATATTAATACATGGTGTAAAAAGTTCAGGTAAAACATTATTAATTAAAACAGTTATGAATGATTTATTTAATATTAATAAATATACAAATAAAGAAAACTTGACAGAAAATATTACATATGAACGTAGTAATTCCCATTATTATTTTGATTTGAAATTAGTAAATAATGATATAAAAATTATAAATTTTATAAAAGATATTGTTAAATCATACAACCATTATAATAATTATAAATATAATTATATTTTATTAGATAATTTTGATATCTTATCTAATTTAAATCAAAACAGATTAAGAGTTATATTTGAAAAATCATTAAATACAACAAAGATTATTATCATAACTAGTAAACTAAATAAAATTAATCAACCATTATTAAGTAGATTTATTAATTTTAGAATTCCTGATTTTAATTTAGCAGATAAATATATATATTTTAAAAATTTAATAAATAATAATTATTATGTTATTTCAGATGATATTTTATTCAATATTTTAAAAAAACATTCAGATATAAATTATAATTTTATAAATATTTTATCATATCTTAAAAAGGGTATAATAAATGATGATATTTATGATGAAATATTTATAAAATACATTAATATTATAAATTCAGGGAAGAATTTAACAAAAAAGATAACGGATATGAAACAATTAATATATTTATCCAGATCATTAATAGATATAAATACTTTTTACAGAAGATTTTTAGAATATTTATTAGGTTTAAATATATCAAATGATAGAAAAATTAAATTAGGCAAAATATTTAGTGAAAATAATATATTATTAAATAATTCATTCAAAGATTTATTATATTTAGAAGGATTATTAATTGAAGTTTATCAGATATTAACGACGTCTTCTTGATTTTGATTTTCTTTTTGGTTTCCTTTTCGATTTCATTTTAGATTTACTTTTTGTTATCTTTTTTTTTGACCCTGAACAGTCTACTTTTTCCCATGTGCCTGAATTCTCTACTCCTTTTGGTATTATATCAGTAATAACATGACCACCACCACTCGGAGCACTCATTATCCAATTATCTTTATCATAATTTCTACTTATTGTATAATATGTCGGCATCCCTATTGGTCTTACACAATCACCTACTTTCCAATTATATGTATTACCACCTTTCAATTCCACTTTTGATTTAAATATCTTTTTAGATTTCTTTTTAGATTTCTTTTTAGATCCGTGTGTTGAGTCTTTGTGTATTATCTCTTTTGCTGCTGCAATCCCTTCCTTAAGTTGGTTATGGAGAGCAAGCGTATTAGGACTGGGTATCATACCGAAGCAGTCTGATTCGATTATGCTGTCGAAAGAACGTTCTAACCGCGCCAGAGTTTTATACATCCTTTCTTGATCAAGGGGTGGAGTATGTGATTTTTTTTGTACAGTTGTCATAATTATTATATAATACCATTTATAAAAAAAATAAATTAATTTAAAAAGTAATTAATAAAAATAAATTAGATGAACCTATATGAATTATTAGAAATTGATGAAAATAATTTTGATATGAATATTTTGAAAAAACAATATCATAAAATGTGTTTAAAATATCATCCAGATAAAGGTGGATGTTCAAATAAATTTAAGTTGATTCAAGAAGCATATGAAGTTTTATCAGATGATAATAAACGTATTTTATATAATAATTATAAAAGATTTTCATTCCTAAAAGGTTATGATTTCACTGATGAGGAATTTCAAGAAATAAATTCATATTATGATGAACTTCTTAAAAATGAAAATGTTAAATTAGCAACTGCATTGTATAATACATTACCCGACCAAGTTAAACAAAGATTAAATTCTATGAAAGATTATATATTTAATTATGATAAAAATAACAAAGATAAAAAAGAAATAGTTGAATCGGCAAGATATATTGACATAACTAAATTAGATGAAGATTTTATTATAGAATTGAACATCAAATTAGAAGATGCATATAATAATTCTCTAAAACGAATAATAATTGTGTCTAAATATGGAATATATTATTTATATTTAAGAGATTATAATAAAAAAATATATTTATACAATAAATATTCATTTATTATTAAATTAAAAACATTAGGAAATGAAGATTATGTAAGGAATAATGATGATTTGATTATGATTTATAAACCCAAATTACATGAATTATTTAATAATTCAATATTAGATATTGTTTTACCTAATAAAAAACAACTATTATTAAATGTTTATGATCTAAAATCAAAGGAATTACTTATAATTAATAATAAGGGTTTCAATCAAGGAAGATTAATTATTATAAAAAAATAATTAATGATATATATATATATATATGATCGCAATCAGCAGGGTTCGAACCTGCGCGGGCAAAGCCCAATAGATTTCAAGTCTATCTCCTTAACCACTCGGACATGATTGCCAATATTTTAGGTCCATTACCTTTTTAAAAACTTTTGAAATACTTTAATATTATAACTCATATAAAAAAACATTTTAATGATCTTATTTATTCTACAATAATGATATTAATGGTTGAATCATGATTACATATATTGTTTTTTTCATGTTATAATTATATATTTACATATTCACACAATTTTTAAATATAAATATAAGGGTTGTGTGCACCACCCATTATATAAAAATATAAATTTTATGAATATTTAACGCATTTATTTTAGTATTTTTTGTAATCTTTTAGTATTCATATTTGTAATATCTTTTTTAACAGGTAACATATATGTAAAGTTTTTTTTATTATAATTATAAATAAATCCATTTTGTTCATCATTCATTTTAGGATAAAAATCATTAGATATCTGTTTTAATAATTCTGTATTTTGTTCATAAAGTGCGTCTCTGAAAATATCCATGGTTATGAAAAATATTAATTATAAAATCAAATTTATTTATGAATATTGAAATTAATATTATAAATGGATAATTTATATCCAATGTACTAAAATTCCATAGAAATTTATTATATAATGGATGTATCATAAAATGAAATAAACTTTTAAAATTAAATACATTTTTACCTAATGAATTTGATCTAATTAATATTCCTCCGACAGAATATTCTGTATATATTATAAATATTAATGTTATAATTAATATAAATTTTATCATATATTAAATAGTATTTTTAAATCTAAAAAGTCTCGTACATAAATTTGATTTAAAATTAATTTAATATATAAAATTAATTTAATATATAAATATAAATAAAAATAAAATAAAAAAATAAAATGGATACGCTCTTAACTCAAAATCAATTCATTAAAATGAGAGATCAAGGTAAATTTACAACAAAGTTCCTAGGGAAACATAGTTATTTTCTATATTTAGAATTAGATAAAAGTAAAAATTTAGAGATATATATTAAAGATGAAGAAGATTATAAATCTCCACCACCCGCCCCAAGATATAGGAAAAATAGTACTATTAATAAATATTTAGGAATAGAAAATATACCAAATAAGTATCATGTCAATATTAATTAAAATAAATTGTTTTATGATTTCTAGGATGATAAAAATGTAATGAATATGAATATTGATTACTATTTTTTATTCTATGATAACCAATATCATCATTAAGATATGAGGTTTCAAATGTACCATGATAATTAGTATTTATTAAATTTAATTCTTTTGTATATATTTCTTCTTTTACGATACCTTTTATAATAAACATCCAACAACCATTTTTACTATGATTATGTATTTTAGATAAAGCATTAGGTTTCCATACAATAAAATATATATCAACGAATGGGAAAGGAATCCAATATTTAGTATATGTCATTTAATTATATATAAATAATATTTTTTTAAATCTTAAAGAATACGATAGTATATCTTTCACCTTTGAATGGAGCAACTTCATGTAAAAATTTAGATCCATTGAATGCATAGTAATTACCTTTTAGATCATTTCGAACTGCTCCGGTAGGTTTTTTATCATTATCATAAACAATTAATTCTCCACCTGTATAATCACCTAATCCGATAATATAAGAAGTCCCTACATTTCTACCATCGACATGTCTGGCCGCCCGCATATTTTTATTGTATTGAATAGTTGTAAATTCAAACTTGGGGTCATGCATTTTCATTAATTTTTTACATTCTTTAAATAGTCTTTTGAAACGAGGATCTTTAGTTCTATTAGATTGTTGTTGTTTTATAACTTTGCCTTTGGAATTTTTTTTCCACATATGAGGAATTAAATTAATTTTACCTAAAACAAATCCTTCATATCTGACCTTATTTTGTTTATGTTCTGTTCTCATTATATTCTTTCTGCTTGTATTTTTAGGAAATGGAGTATCTCTTAATAATTTTAATACTAATTTTTTTTGACAGTCAATATTTTTCGGTTTGCAATCGGCATATTTTTTAATGGATTTCCTTTTTGATTTCAGGTGTTTCTTAGTTTTAGTTTTTGCGCCTTTTTTGAAGGTTTTCTTGTGATGATGTTTTTCTGATAATATTAGATTTGTCATTATATTATATATTATATTTTATTTAAAATTGAATTATGAATAAATGTAAAATAGTTATCAATATCTATATGATAATTAATAGTTTTGTCATTAATTTCTTGTAGGTAATTCCAACCAAATGGTATAATTAATATATCATGTGGTTTTATTAAAATTTTATTAGATAAATCTAGTTTTTCTGAAGAGTTTTTATGTTTTGGATGTAATAAATATATATAAAATTCTTTACTATCTATATTACTTATAATATGATAATTATTTTTACATTCTTTAAAATCTATAACTTTTTTATCATTGAAATATGATAAGGAATATTTAAAATTACAATACAAATTACTATTTAATAATAATTCACTAAAATTTATTTTAGATTTAAGATTCGACGTATTAAATAATTCTATATTTTTATAAGTTGGATTTAGATTTTTAAAAATATCCAAATCAATATTATCTTTAGGGATATTTATTAAAGAAGGATTTGATTTAAATAAAGATAATTTGAGTTCATCCATATTCTTGCATAGTATTAATTCGGAATCATCATTTATTAAATATAATTTAAAAATGTAATAAATATTTAAAATTATTAATAATGTTATAGAAACAAACAATAACATATATAAAGATAAAATAATATTAATAACAAAAATGACCGAGAATACTGAAGTTGGAAAAATTAAGTTCTTTGATCATAAGAAAGGTTATGGATTCATTGAAATAATTAACCCAGAATCTAAACATGTTAATACAGAACATTTTTTTCATTTTTCTGAAATTCAATGTGATTCTAGTTTTAAGAAAGTAATTCCTGGTGAAATTGTTTCTCTAACAGTTTCCCCAAAAGAGGATGAAGAAGATAAGACTGTATGTAAGAATGTCCGTGGCCTTTATGGTACTAGACTTCTAATTGATAATGACCAATATACATACAGAATTCAATCTAAAAATAATGATTTTGATAGGGGTCAATCTAAAAATAAGGATTTTGATAGGGGTCAATCTAAAAATAAGGATTTTGATAGGGAACAATAAATTATTAAGATTTTATAATATTAATATCACCATCAACACACGTAAGTAAATATAGATAGGGCATTAATTTAGATTTATTTGTATTTTTTGTATTTATACCTTTATTTTTTAGGAATGTTTTAATTTCATTTACATCCATTTTTTCAAACTTATTTATAATATCTATTATATCTTTCTCTTTACTAGTATTATTATTTAAATCAACAGATATTACTTTATTCCTTGCAGATTTTTTACGTCTAGATAGTCGAATCTTATTAGATTTTTTTGATTTGCGACGTTTGTTTGTTTCTTTATCACTTTTAGTTTCCACATTAGGTATTACTGTATCTTTCACATTATGTTTGGTACTAGTTTTAGGATCCACATTAGGTTTTACTACATCTTCTGTTTTTGCTGTTTTTTCATTATCATTTATTATATCACTTTTAATAATGCTTAATTCAATAGGTAAAAATAATTTACTCGGGCGATTTTGAAGTTTTTTATTACTGGATTTTGGAGTTAATTTAATTTTTTTGAATTTAGTTTGCGTGTTAATTGATGATTTATCATTGGATACCATTTTCTTTGAGACAGATTTACTATTTAATTTAGATTTTAAAGAATTGGATAATTTATTAATAGATTTGGGTGATTTTATCATTGGTTTTCTTATTACAATATCCATATATATATATTATGTATTATTATTATTTTCTTGAAATAATTTAATTTCATTATAAATACGATTAATATTTAATTCATCATCCTGATAAATATCAAAAAATATGTTATTAATAACTAAATCACCTGGATATTCATCAGGACTATCTTTAGTCATTTCTTTCATACATTTTTTTACAAATTCTTTTAATTCAGTCTTATTCGGATAATATAGTTCTGATACTTTCGCTTTTAGATCTTTAATATCAATAGATGTTAAATTACTATCTTCTAAATATTTATTATAATTTTCTTTAATATAAAAAATAACTAGGTCTTTAATAGTTCTTTCTAAATGACTCATTTGTTTAATTTATATTATAATTATATTATTTAAACATATTCTTAATATATTAATAATGGTTTTCTTTAATTTAAGTAAATGTATAATATTATCTTTATTTATAAAATATAATTTTTATAATGACAAAATAGTGAAGATATTATTGAAAAATGTCCATTCATGTGGTGTTATACCAATTAAAATAATACAGTGGGGATTACCAATATTAAAATTAATAAATATTGATAAAAAAATATTAGATATATTTGAAAATACATATGAAAAATGCCCAATTCATGAATTAGATTATACTAAAAAATTATATAAAAGTGATTTTTATAATGATATAGATAATGATTATAAAATAATAGAATCTGTGGGATCAGGAAGTATTGCACAAGTTTATAAAATTCAAGATATTAAAACTAACGAATTTTATGCTATGAAGGTTATTCATCCAGATGCTATTAAGAATTTTAATAAAATAAAATTCTATTTGAAAATAATATTTACTATTTTTAAATTTAGTAATATTGTTCCAACAGATTTGAATAATTTTTTAAAACAATTTAGACAACAATTGGATTTAGTAAATGAAGCCAATAATATTTTGAAATTTAGTGGATTATATAAAAATGATAAATTATTCTTAATTCCTTCATTATACAAATTTTCTAAAAATATTATTATTATGGATTATATTGAAGGGAAATCTATAGAAACTATAAACATAAATATACAACATTACAGATATAATATGATTATATCAATATTTATGTATAATAATTTATTTATTAATAAATTTAATCATGGTGATTTACATAATTATAATTGGAAAATAACTAAAGATAATAAAATAATAATATATGATTTTGGATTATGTTGGGAATCAAATAGTTATCTAACAGATCCTTTAGATAAATTATTATTAGGTTTCCATAATGATGATAAAGATTTAATATATGGAGCATTTTTATTATATTTTAAAAATATTGAGGAAATTTATATTAAAGAATATTTTTATTCAATTACAGAAAAAATAGATAAGTTTTATATTTTTGCTAAACATATTTTATTATGTTCTTTCAAATATAATGTATTGTTAGACATAAATATATTATATACAATAATTACTTATCAAAATAGTATGTTAATATATATGAAAAATTTTAAAGAAAGTATTTTTGATTTTAATGGTGTATACAAAGAACAATATAGTATATGTGATTATTATAATATTTTACCTGAATATAAAAAATATTTATTAAAACAAATAGTGAAATTTAAAAGAAGAAATGTAATAAATTATTCAGAATTATATAAGTTTATTAAATAATTATTTATTATGTAAATAATTATATGATAAATTTTATATTTAACTTATCTAAATTAATAGCATTTTCATTTTATTTAAAAAAAAAAGAAAATATTATAAATAAAGATTATGAATTATTAAAAAAATATATAAATGATTGCGGATGTATATGTATCAAATGTTGTCAATGGGTAATCCCTTTATTAGAAAAAGAAAAATTAAACCCAGTACTGTTAAATAAATTATCAGATGCATATGAAAATAATTATATTCATGATATAAAATACACAGAATATATATATGAAAAACATTTTTATAAAAAATTATATGAGAACTATAAAATAATAGAAGTCTTAGGATCGGGTAGTATTGCACTTGTATATAAGTTACAAGATTTAAATACTGGTGATTATTATGTTATGAAAGTAAAACATCCCAATATCGAAAAACAAATATATCTTTTTAAAAATATATTAAAAATTATTTATAAAATTAAATATTTTAATAAATTTTTTTATAATTATTTTCCATTTAATTTAATAGATTTTGTAGAAGATTTCAATAAACAAACGGATTTAATAAATGAATGTAATAATTTATTGACTTTTTATAATTATTATAAAAATAATGAATATATAATAATTCCTAAATTAATAAAATCAAGTGAAGATTTAATCATAATGGAATATATTGAAGGTACATGTATTGATAGTATGGAGATAAGAGAATATGAAAAAGGTAAAATAATATATTTATTATATCTATTTGTTCGTAATAATATGATAATATTAAATAATAATCATGGGGATTTACATAAATGTAATTGGAAAGTATCAAATGATAAGATTAAAAATATCCATAAAATAATTATATATGATTTTGGATATTGTTTTAAAAATAATAAAGAAGAATATGAAAATGTTTTGAGTGTATGTAATTTATTACAAACTTATGATAAGAATAATTTAGATAAAATAAAACAATATGATTTATTTCTTAAATTTTTATTTAATTTAGATAATATAAAGATCAATTTAGATTTTGATCGTAATATAGTTAAACCAGATATATTATTAAAACATATATTAGATATATCTAATAGTAATAATATTATTATAAATCGATATAAAATATTAAATATATTATTATTAATGTGTTTGATAGATAAGTATATTCAGAAATATAATATAACCGTGGGACCAACTAATAAAATTAAACATAATTTATTAAATACATATACATTTTGTGAATATCATGATATATTTAAAGAATTATCTGAAGAAATATTAATTGAATATAATGGATTACCTCATGCAACAGAGATATTTGAAACTATCAAGTTCAGCGACAAAATAAAATCTTTAATTTAATCGTTTTTTTTAACTTCATCTTCATCTTCTTCCACTTCATCTTCTTCTTCATATGTTACATAATCATATATGATTGACCCGAATATAGACCCCATTAAAATTAAGGGGGTATAAAATAATACCCTGCAAAAATTCGTTCCATTAAATATATATTCTAACATTTTTTGTATATTTATAATGATATGTTTTTAAATATATAAAGATATATTTACAAATAAATAAATTTGAATTTAAATTTGGGTTAGAAATAAATATCAATATGGACTTAAATATTGATGAGATTATTAAATGTTATTTCAACCAAAAGAATATATTAGTAAATCATCAATTAAAATCATATGACGAGTTCATTGATAAAATTTTACCTAATATAATTTCTAATTATTTCCCTATTATCATGAGTTTTGATTCAGAAAATATTAAAAGAATTGTTATAAATGTTAATAATGTAAATATTGGTAAACCATTTACAACCGAAAATAATGGATATTCTAATTTAATGACACCAAATGAATCTCGATTAAGGAATTATAGTTATTTAGCCTCAATTATTGTAGATTTTGAATCAACTATTTATATTAATGAAAATGGTGTAGAAATTGAATTAGATAAAAAGATTATCAAAAATATCCTTATTGGTAGCATTCCTATATTATTGAGATCTAAATATTGTACATTGAATGATACTTTATATAATGATGAATGCGAATATGATTACGGAGGATATTCTATTATAAATGGTAATGAAAAAGTTATTATTTCACAAGAAAGAAAAGTTTATAATATACCTCAAGTATTTGAAAATAATAAACCATCATGTAAATATTCTTATGTTTGTGAAATTACTACTGTAAAAGAAAATGACTATTATATGCCCCGAATTTCAACTATAAAAATTACTAAAAAACAAAATATTTATGAAAATCATTTGAGAGTATCACTACCACATTTGAAACAAGAAATCCCATTATTTATATTATTCAAAGCATTGGGGAGTTTAAATGATAAAGAAATTATTAATTATATAATTGATAATGATGGTTCTAAATTAGATACACAAATTATTAAAATATTACATTTATCTATTGAAGAAGGCAGTTCTATCGAAACTGAGTTCGAAGCAATTGAATATATTAGTAAATATATTAATAATAGTACATATAATGTGAGTGATGAAAAGAAAATTAAATATGTGAAAGAACATGTATTAAAAGATTATCTAACACATCTGCCTAATGATTTAAGTAAATTGTTCTTTACAGGACATATGGTGAATAAATTATTAAAATGCTATTTGAAAGTAATACCATTTGATGATCGAGATTCATATAAAAATAAAAGAATTGATTGTATTGGTCCATTATTAGGTTCTCTGACTCATCAATGTTTTAATAAAATTACAAAAGATATTAAAAATTTCATCACTAAAGAAATTAATTCAGGAATATGGAATATAAATAAAAATTATAATGAAATTATTAATGATATAAATATTCATAAAATTATTAAATCAAATTATATTGAAAATAGCTTAAAAAGTTCTATGGCTACTGGTAATTGGGGATTAAAAATGAATGTAAATAAACAAGGTGTATCTCAAGTATTAAATAGATTAAGTTATTTGAGTACTTTATCACATATCAGACGCGTTCAAACACCTAATTCAGATAATGGTAAATTAATCCCTCCTAGAAAGTTACATCCGACTTCATGGGGATATATGTGTCCCAGTGAAACACCCGAAGGTCAAAGTGTAGGCATTGTTAAAAACTTATCAATGATGTGTGAAATTACTAATAAAGTATCCTCACAACCTATTAGAGAATTAATTCAAAAATATATTATTAAATTAGAAGATTTTAATATTTATAATAGTAAGAAAAATAATTTCGTCAAAATATTTATAAACGGTGAATGGATAGGATTTTCCAAATATTATAAAAATATAATTAAAGATTTTAAATATTTCAGAAATATGGGTAGTATTCATATTCATAGTTCAATTTATATGGATAATATAAATAAACATATTTCAATATTTACTGATGGAGGTCGAGTAATTAGACCCCTACTAAAAGTTAAAAATAATAAATTAATATATAATGAATATTTTCAAAATAAATTATTATCAAAAGAATATCAATGGAGAGATTTAGTAGTTAGCATATTTAATAATAAATTATGTCCTATAGAATATATTGATATATATGAATCTCAAAATATATTATGTGCAACATATCCTAATAAAATTATAGACAAACCATATTCTCATTCAGAATTACATCCCTCAATGATTTTAGGGTTATTAACATCTTGTATTCCGTTTCCACATCATAATCAAGCACCTAGAAATACTTATCAATCGGCTATGGGTAAACAAGCAGTTGGCGTTCCTACTACTAAATTTAATATAAGATATGATACATTTACAAATATTCTATCATATCCACAAAAACCATTAGTAGATACAAAAGTAGCAAAATATTTAAATCTTAATAAATTACCCAGTGGTGCTAATGTAATTATTGCCATTGCTACTTGGACTGGGTATAATCAAGAAGATTCTGTTATATTTAATAGAAATGCGTTGAATAGAGGATTATTCAATTCAACATTCTATAGAACTTATAAAGATGAAGAAAAGAAAAATCAAACAACTGGAGAAGAAGAAAAATTCACTAAATCTGAAAAATCTAATCTATTATTCCCAAAACCTTATAATTATGAAAAATTAAACTCAAATGGTTTTATATCTGAAAATACTGAAGTAACTGATAATGATATTATTATTGGAAAAATTATTCCTAATAAAGATAAAGATACTAAATATAAATATATTGATAGTAGCACATCTATTAGAAAGAATGAAAAAGGATTTATAGATAGTAATTATGTCAACAATAATTCAGAAGGATACAAAATATGTAAAGTTAAAATTAGAGACCATAGATATCCTAATATTGGTGATAAAGTATCATCAAGACACGGACAAAAAGGAACTATTGGTATGATTTATAATGAAGAAGATATGCCATTTAGTAAAGATGGTATTGTGCCAGACATCATTATTAATCCTCACGCAATTCCTAGTAGAATGACTATAGCACAACTCTTTGAAACTATCTTAGGGAAAGCATGTTGTATGAGCGGCCATCTGGGAAATGGAACAGCATTTGACAAAGTTAATGTCAAAACTATTGAAAATATGTTAATGGAATATAATTTTAATAAAAATGGTAATGAAATATTATATAATGCTATAACAGGTGAACAATTACATACAGATATATTTATGGGTACTGCATATTATCAAAGATTAAAACATATGTCCGGTGATAAAATACATTCCAGAGCAACAGGACCTATTGTATCAGCTACTAGACAACCTTCCGAAGGCAGAGCATCATATGGCGGGTTAAGGTTTGGAGAAATGGAAAGAGATTGTATGATTGCTCATGGATCTTCACACTTCTTATATGAAAGAATGATTAAATTATCAGATGATTTTAGTGTATTTATATGTGATAAATGTGGATTAATTGTATCTGCTAATAAACTAAAAAATCAATATGAATGTAAAAATTGTAATAATTATAGTAATATTCATAAAGTTAATATTCCATACTCTTGTAAATTATTAATGCAAGAATTAGAAACAATGTCTATAGCACCTCGTTTCAATATTTAAAGAGAAATATTATAGTTATATATAATTATGTCAGATGATAAATATATTTTTAATATTAAGACTGTACAAACGGGTGCTATTAGAATCCTAATTGAATCATTAAAAGAAATTCTTAATGATGCTAATTTCACTATAGATAAAAATGGTATTAAATTAGTAGCTACTGATTCTACTTGTAATGTCCTTGTACATATGAAACTTATTGCCGATAAATTCGAATATTTTTTATGTAATAAAAAAATTAATATTGGTTTGAACTTATCTAATTTTTATAAATTAATCAAAACTATGTCTAATAATGATACTTTGACACTTTTTATGGAAAAAAATGATGAAAATCAATTGGGTATTAAAATTCATAATGATGAAAAAAATTCACAAACTACATACAAACTCAATCTATTAGATATTGAGAATAAAGAATTAAATATTCCTGCTGCCGAATTCGATTCAGAATTAACATTCCCATCTAATGATTTCCAAAAAATTATTAGAGATATGATTAATATTTCTGATAAAATAGATGTTAAAAGTATAGGTAATAAATTAGTATTATCTTGTAATGGTGATTTTGCCTCTCAAGAAACTGTTTTAGGTGAAACTGATAATGGTGTTCAATTTAGTACTTGCAAATCATCTGAATATCCCATTCAAGGATTATATTCATTAAAATATTTAATTTTATTCACTAAATGTACTAATTTATGTAATATTATCAATATTTATATCAAAAATGATTATCCATTAATTATTAAATACAATATCGCCTCAATTGGGGATATCAAATTATGCCTCTCCCCATTAACAAATGATGAAGATCAATAACTTAAATCATGTTTCTTATATATACATTTATCCAACTTCATAAATGGTTCATATTCTTTAATTAAAATCCTATAATCTTTTTTATCATCTTTAATCCATACTTTAATAATATTAAATTCTTTTTTAGGGGATATTGATAATCCATTAATTTCATTATTATATTCTGATAAATCATCTGTAATACATACTAATAATATTTTTAACCATTCATTTAAAATATTATTATCATATTTAAAAGATATACATCCTCCCATTCTATTTTTAGGATCTTCCCATGTTGGAAATATATCATTTTTCATTAAAAAAAACATTCCATTTTGTAAATGGTTTATCCTCATAATCTCTTCTAATAGTTTATAATCAAATAGCGATTTTATTTCAATCACTTTTATGTAGGATTTATTATCCCACGATTTATTTTTTAATGAATGATACCAAAGTACCCATTTATTCTTTAGATTATATTCATTCATTTAATGTTTATTAATTAATAAATATTTAAATATTAACTTAAAATAAAATATTTATTTAATATATAATGTTCAAAATTATTACAGTAATTATATTTTCAATATATTTGGGTTTAGTTTATAAATTTAGAAAAGATAATATTATATTATTATTATTGACTCTAATTGCTATATTAGCACTTTGTAATGTAAAAAATCTAGTAATTGAAGGTCAAATCAATAATACCTCATCAGGAAACAATCCCGATTCCAAGAATTCTACAAACAATTCCGCTTCCAAGAATTCTACAAACAATTCCGCTTCCAAGAATTCTACAAACAATTCCGCTTCCAAGAATACTACAAACAATTCCACTTCCAAGGATTCTACTAACAATTCCGCCCCCAAGGATTCTATAAATGGACCTGACCCGGATGATAAAATGAGATTTGTAGTTGCTGCCGATTATCAAATGGGACCATATGACGGTTTATTACTCACCACCAGCAACCCCAACTCTAAATATCTTAAACTTAATGATGTATCTTTAACCAGTAAAAACGATTTGTGCGTTTATCAAGGCGTAGAATCCCCATTAGAATGCAAAAAAACATTATATTCAGGTATGGGTCCATCCATAACTGGTGTTGATGGTGATGATCAAAACATGTTCATGCTTTACAGAAATAAATCTAGTCCGGATTGTTGTCCATCAACATTTTCAACTTCAACCGGTTGCGTTTGTACTACACAACAACAACGTGATTATATATCAAGTAGGGGGATGGTCAGATCTCCCCAGACCAAATAATTCTAACCAATAAGTCTAGAATGTATTTGTTCATATGTAGCAAATGCTCTATTATCTTGTCTATTCAACCTATTTATTCTATGTTGTTCTTCTTGTTCAATGTTTATTTTATCCATTTGTTGTCTTCTTAAATCTTGTTCAGACATTTTATATGATATATTTGACCTGGACCTTTCTACTGCTTGAATATTATTATCTCTTCCACCCAAATCCATAGAACCCGTATCTATTAAACAAGAATTAGTAAAAGCATCCCTATAATCTCTAAAATTTAATCCTCCTTCAGATGTACCGCTAAAATCTGATACATTATTCTGCCCTAATAACATTAATGAATCTTTACCTTTCATAGATATATCTTCTTGGGGTTCATCATATGTCGCTATCTGTGTCCCCATTTGCTTTCGTTGCTGTTCTTTATATTTGTCAAATTCGCTATTAAATAAATCTTTATTAAATGATTTGTTAAACATTTTAGGTTGTTGGAGAAGTTTATTACCACTATCTTCTTTCATCCAATCACCATACCCTCTATCATATACAGTATCTTCTTTATTATCTTCATAAATTTTATTAAACATATTTACATCAAATTGTTCGGTCATATTTACATTTCTAATATTGTCTGATTGTTGACCAGACATATATGACTGACTATTATTTCTCAAATCATTATGTTCATGATTATTATTTTTATCTTTTAATTTTTTTAATAGTAATGTATATGCTATAGAAACTTGCTGGAATTCTACAGGAGAACCACCTCTATCTGGATGTGTTATTAATGCCTTCTTTAGATATGCTTTTTTTAATGATTTTTCATCATATTTTTTAGATACACCTAATATTTTATATGGATTTAATTTATCTCTGCTACCCGCCGCGACTGGAGTTTTATTTTCTATTTGGGGGAATTGTTGTTGCCTCGTATCTCCTCCATATGTGTTTTGAGCATTACGTATTGGCATACTTTGAACATATATGTTCGAGGGTATTTTATGTTGATGCTGTACTGAATTATTCTGTAAATTCATTTTTGTTAAATTATTTATTTGTTCTTGTTGAGCAGCAATAATTCTCTTTTGTTCGTTTAAATATTGTTCATATAAACTTTCATGTGAATTACCTGATTGTGTATTACCCATATTAATATTAATAATATATTTTATATTAAAATATATTTTATATTAAAATATAACATATTATATAATAATAATGGTAGCAGCGGCATTATGTATTCCATGTATGACTGCTGCAGCAAGTACAGGTCCCGCCGCCCCTTTAGTATTAGGCGCTGCAGCCGTCGGATATTATTCTTTGAAAAAATCTAAGAAAAAAAAAACTAAAAAGAAGACCCTCAAAAAAAAAAAAGTTTTTGTCAAATCTAAAACTAAAACTAAAACCAAAACTAAAACCAAAACTAGAACCAAAACTAAAACCAAAACTAGAACCAAAACTAAAACCAAAACTAGAACTAAATATAAAACTAAACACTAATTTATAATCATCTATCACACGGATGTACATATCCCATACCTATATATTCAAAGATATCTTCTTCTGTAATAAATTTATGATTCACAGGTTTCTTTGTATCTGTATTCTTTAAAGAATGTTCATTTAATGTCATACCTTTTTCAAGTAGATCAGCACGCATTTTCACATTAAATTCCTTTGAACCAGTAAAGTATAATACAGCAAATGGATATTCTTCTGGTTTTGTATACATAATATCAATGCGCCTACAAGGATTATTACCATACTTACAAATACCATTATACTTAGTAGAACCTCTTGCTAATTCTTCCACAAGATAATTACTTTCATATAAAGCATCTACAAATTTAACAAACTTTGTTTTATCTTTACAAGTGAACAATATATCTATATCTCCACTGTCAACTTTGCCTCTGCGATATGAACCAGTAATACAAAATTTTATAGAACCTGGTGGAATATCATAAATCTTAATAACCTGTTTTAGATATTTCTCATGGTTTTGAATTTCTGCTCTTGGAATACGCATTTGAAGATCTTCATAATATGGTAGCGATTTTATCTGAACATCATTAAAATGTTCTTTAAGATTACCACATTCTCTAAGATCTTCTATTGTCTTAAATCCTTCTTGAACTAATTTCTTAGCTTTCACAGGTCCAACACCATGAATACCCATAAATACTGTTCTTGGATCTTTAATATCTTTTATCTTTTCATAAGCACTACAAGTATTCTTTTCCATAATCTCTTGGATTTTACCAATTAGTTTATCTCCCAGTCCTTTTATTTCTCTAAGATTCTCTACCGTAATTTCAGAATCATCTGAAAATTTCTTAATACCATTTATACTCTTAAGATATGCTGATGCCTTAAATCCTTGACCATTATTTCGTTCATGATTAGCAATGGCACTAAATATTTCAATAATTCGTTCTTTCTTATCACTTGAACTATTAATTTCTTTAATCGTAATATCAGATCTCACTCTAAGATATCTTGGGAAACGAGGTTTCCCAGTATCAGTTATACCAGAATACTCATATGTAATAATAGTGCCCTCCGGATGTGTTTCTAAATAATTACTCCTAATTTCATCATCCATTCCTGATAAAGTAAATTCATGTCCTTCGTTTTTATCTATAACTGAATAATTCCCATAATTTATTAAAGGTTTGCATACAAATGAACCAAGTAATCCCTCATATTTTCCTTGACCTACTTTATAATCTACAATAATAGATTCAGCATCAAAACAAGGTTTATACTTTAGCATATAATCAGAGCGCTTATCCTCATAATAAGATTTGGGGTCCTTAATCATAACGCCTTCACCACCATTACTCAAAACATCCTTATAAATTTCATCAAGATGTTTAAGGGATTTAATTTTTACTTGTTCTGTGAAAACTATTGGACTTTCAATACTATTAAATGGACTGGCGTGGGTATCTTCACTAAATTGAAATGTATCCCATGCTTTTTTAGTTTCATCTACTACATTTTTTAAATTTTTAACTCTAACTTCAAAGACGTTATTATCTTCTGGTAAATCATATACCACATATTTAATATTAATCCATTCTTCATCTATAGGGATTTTCTTTCTGACAACACCCATATCCTGGAAATTTTCCCTGCCAGCGAATAATTCCCCATCCAAATTAATATCTGGCATTGCACCTTTGAACCAATCAGGGGCGTTAAAGACTTTTTGATTTCTTGAAAGAAATACTTGTCTTTCTGGGATCCATCTGGCACGATAACCATCATACTTTTCAGATAATAACCAACCTACAGGTGGTTTCCAACCTGGATTAACTTTGCGAGGTACTTTCATATCTTTTGTGTATTCTTTTGCGAGCATAAATGAAGTCATCTTATATATATGATAACTATATGTTTTGTATTTAAATGTTTTTAAGTTTAAATTTCAAATTTATTAATTCATAAGGGTGTATAACACACTATTATGAACCTATTTATAGATAAAACGATTAAATATATAAAATATTGATTTAAAAGAATATGAATTATATTTTTTTAAATTTAATTAAAAATATATATAAAATTAGTAAATTACCTTATAAAAGATATACCTGGAATATAGAAATGAAAGTATTAGAATTAGATTGTGAATTATCTGATTTCATTTCTAATTACAACAAAAGTGTAAAAAAATAAATCATAATTCCTTTCCTTTAAAATTTAAATGTTTATTAATAATATAAATGTCTAAAAATATTATTGTATTATTTTTTGTAATTAATGGTTTATTTTGGGCATTAGCAAGTCATTCACAACATTGTTCTATAGCAGCAATGGTCGGGATAAGTTCTTGTCCTCCTCATTACATACATTTGATAATGGGTATCATATCATTTATAATAGCTATATATATACAACAAAGAGATTACATAAATACATTATTTAAGATTTAAGTCTTATTAATTTTATCATCTATTTTTTCTAACTTTTTTTTAATTTCCTTAATAGTGCTATTCATATCATCAAGTTTTTCATCCGATCTACTAATAAATATTCTCAGATTATTTATAGATTTGTCATTCACATCTACTTTACTTTCTTGAGCATATACTTTATTACTTAATAAATCTAATTTCTCAGAATGCTTACCTATTTGAAAAATTAATCCACCTATAGATAATATAGTGGCAGATATTGGGGCAATTGTATTAAAATTTATACTCATTATTATTATCTTAAATGCTTAATATAATATAGAAAAAAAAAAATTTGAAATTTGAAATATGTAACTTATAAAAATACATCATATTCAAAGTAATAATGAACAATTACAACAACATTCAGAACAATAACAACAACAACAACAACAACAACATTCAGAACAATAACAACATTAATAATGAAGTTCACCTAATTCAGAACAATCTAAATTTAGTGGCTAATCAACTACAAGACATTATCAATAATCAATATGTAAATCAAGAAGCACTAAATACTATTATGAATGCTTTCAATGTCATACAACTTAATATTAACAACATCAATAACAATCATCACCAAAATAATATGATTAATAATATCATCAATCAACAACAGATCCTTATTAATCATTTTATCAACAACAATATCAATAATAATAATAACAACAATAATAATAATAATAATAATAATGATATTGTTGGATAACTTGTTATATGACTTCTAACAACATTCTTATAATAAATTTGAATTAACTTTTAACTTTTTTTATAAAAACAACCGCAACGACAATCGCCGCCAATCAAATGACATCATTTGTTCAAAACACCAAGGAAACGTGTCAGATGGCATTTGTGACGAGGATGATATATTTCATTTTGGATGGAACCCTCTATATGACTAAAATTTCAATGACGAATTTCGTCTTCGACATGAATTACAATAGCACCTATGGTGTGGATTTCGATACAACTTGTTCTTCTGCAGGACATGTTTCTTCTGCACGAGACTATATCAGGTTATTAGTATGGTTCATGTTACTATTAGTCTGTGTATTCATGACCATAAAGAACAAAACACTACACAAACCCTCATTACTCATACTGCTATTCTCAATAGCATTTAAAATGACTTCGGGTCCTTTGTTCTTTGATCCCACTGGCAAGAATTGTTCTTTAGTATTGAACAAAGCCACAAATACCAATATATTCATTAACATTTTGGTCCTAACATCATCTTTTATGACTATGTCTTTCTTCATATAAAACATTAAATACAAAAACATATTAAAACATTAAATACAAAAACATATTAAAACATTAAATACAAAAACATATTAAAACATTAAATACAAAAACATATTAAAACATTAAATACAAAAACATATTAAAACACAAAAACATTAATAATATTTTTTTCTATAAAAACAAAGTTCATTAAATAAATTTGATTTTTTTATTTAAACAAATCATACACAAAAACGTTTACTGCTTATATAACAGAACTTAAACTTAAAACTTACAACTGAAACTACTTTCAAACTTATCTTTCGACCAAACTACTCAACATAATATGACCTTTATGCTTCATTACGAAGGCGGAAACCGCACCCACCGGAACGAAGATACGCCCGAACTCTTCGTTCCGAGTGTTACTGAGTATGACATGGAGAAGATGCGTGAGATTGGTGTTCTCACACCTCGAACTTTGTTGCCAACAGACTCAATTATCAATCCTCTGGTTAAGAAGAATAATACTAAAACGTGGGCTGACCGCGCAAGAGTTGAGCAGGCCAGTGCTTGCGTCAAATTGTTCACTCATGATACAGAGTTCTTGCTCATGGTCGCTGAACAAGAAGGTGATGCACATGAAGACATGCTTGATGAGTTATCCGATCTCTGGCAGAAAGACCTTGACGGGCAAACTGCTAATCCATTTCCCATCTTGTATGGAATCCAGAACACTCCATTGAAATCCACGGAGATTGTGCGTATTACTCATACTTTCAAGAATTATTGCCTGGGAACTGTGACAGACGGTGCATCCGAAGTATATATCACAAAGACTATCCCTTCAGCAAGATGGGGTACAGTTGGTCCAGAACTCTACAGTTTCTACCTTATGGATATTGAATGGCATCCACAAGGTCGTAATCTGTGGCGTGCCACCAAAGTATATCCGAAACTAGACACAGCAGGGATGTTGATATCCAAGTCTGTTGTCTCTTGTTCTTTAGAGTCTGGTGGTGACAATATATCCTTGGGAGAAACATATGAGTATGAAATTCCATGCATTCACAAACATATTGGGGTTATCATCGGCAAAAATGGTAAGAACATTCAAAATCTGGTGAAGAAGGTATACGATGATACTTGGGAAACTGACCTGCCCGCAGCAGATATCACACCTTTCGGAATTGATATGGCACGTGTTACTGTCACACTTGGTCCGCAATGTCTATGGACTGACAATCACGTACAAAAGTTTGTATCCCACCTCCACACATAAATAGAAGAAAAGACTAAAAAACAACAAAAAAAATAAAAATCAAATAAACGGAAAAACAATATAAAAACCATAAATAACCCACAAAAATATTTTTTTTATAAATTTGAAATAACTATCACTTTTAAATAAATTTAAATACAATATGAGTTCTCAAATATACTTGATTTCACAAATCAATGCCTACATTAAAGGTGTCAAGAATACTGATAATATAGAAAATAACGTTAGTGAAATCCTTAAAGAAATATATTCAAAATGGTTCTTTGAAGAAAATAATTTTAATAATCCTATTATAAAACATGTTTGTCGTAAAATAAAACATATATTACCACACGATGACGGGGGAGGATTAGTTCAACATATATTTTATTAAATAAAGTAATACATATAATATTTTTTTTTTAAATTTGAATTTAAAAATAATAATAATATAAATATATAATAATGCTTATACCTATTAGATGTTTCACATGTGGTAAAACAGTTTCTGACAAATGGGTTCCTTTTATTGAACAAGTTAATGCTAAAAAGGATAAGGATACTACTGATATTAAAGATTTAGATATTGAATATATAGATCTAGATAAACCAAATAAGTCTATAGAAGGTGAAGTAATGGACGATTTAGGATTACACCGATATTGTTGTCGGAGAATGATATTAGGTAATGTACATTTGATAACAAATATTTAATATATTAAATATATATATATATATGAGTACTGAATACGCGCATCTTAAAGATTCACGCCCAGAATTAATAGGCGGATTAAATCAAGTATTAAAAGATGATAAAACCAAACCTCCCGAAAGAATTATAACAGTTAATGAAAATAAATTTATGAATATGTCATTAAGCCAAATATTTAGTAAAATTGTTAATATTTTACCAAATATGTATAATGACTATTACAAAAAACATATAGAGACTAAAGTTAAGATGCGATCACAAAATAGTAATATATCTGAATCTAATGTATTTAGAGAAACTATGAGATCATTCATATTTGAAAATGAAAATATGATATATTTAGGCATACTTATATTAATTATAGTATTTTTTTTATATATAATCAATTAAGTGTATGATATTAAATAATGAATTAACAATATTTATTATTATTATAATATTAATTGGATTAAGTTATTATGATTTAAAATATTCTATAATATTTTGCATAATATTATATTTAATATATCTATATTTTAATAAATTAACATATGAAAGTAATTATGATGAATATAAACCATATGATGATGAGATAAATTATATTTTAAAAGATATTGAAAAATATAGAAACTATGATAATCAAAATTATAAATTAGGATCAAAATATCATAATATTATTTTAAAAAATATTAAATTATTAAATAATATATCAGAAAAGTATATATTTAAATCAGTATTAGAAAAAACAAGAATATTTCTAGAAAAGATGATAGAAAAATTTAGGTCTATTTTATTTTCGATGGACAATATTGAAGAATCCACAAAATTAAATATTTATATTGACAAATTAAATAATAAATTTAATCAATTAATAGAACAATCAATATTTATATATAATAATAAAAACAATACTAAATTAGATTGTGAAAATAGCATGTTTTGTAATAAGGATTTAATACTAAATTTATATTTGGATAAGGACGTAAAAATAGATGACAGCAAACCTAAATTTAGTCATGATATGTTTGAGAGGGGTAAATATATAGGTATGTTAGGTAATGAAGTTGATTACCAATATGGAGATGACTTTAATAGTAATTTAAGAGCAGACATTATGCATAATTTTAGATCAGGGAATGAAACTCTTAAACCCGATAGTATCGACCCAAATAATAGTAAATACGGCATTAATGAGACAATCAAAGCGCATAGATTAGCATCAACCAAAAAAAACAGATTAGAGAAGATAAGTAATGATGAAGAAAGATCGAATGAGGAGGGGGTATCAGAGTCCGAAAAGCATAATCTCTATATGGATGTGGGGAGACAAACGGATCTATTGAGAAACATGACGTAATATATATCCTATTATATAAGGTAAATTATTTATTTAAATTTATATGAACATTATATGGATAAATTTGCATTAAATATAGATACTAAACAATTAGAAAAGAAAGTATCATATATTAATAATTTTAATAATGGGTATGGTTTTTTGGATCATATTAAAATAGATAAAATATATGTTTATTATGATATATTAAATAATTTAGAGGATTTTAAATTAAAAAATTTATACAATTTTATTTATAAAAGAATTAATTATTTATATAATCAAAATAATGATTTAACTAAATTAAATATTAAAGATGATATAAATCCTAAAAATTTAAATAATTATTTAAATGATTATATAAATAATGACAAAACTAAAGGAGTTATAATTATGAATTTAATACAATTATATTTACACCCTAATAAATTTTAATCTATATTTAATTTTTTTGTAATGTTATTATTGTTTTTATTTAGTTTATTCTTCCTATACAATTTTAAGTCTGTTATATTATTATTATTTTTCAAATTATATTTATTTATATTATAATTAGTAGGTATAATAATAGGTAATTTTAAATCATATAAGATATTATTATTTCTATATTCATCTATACTCATATTCCCACCAAATATATCTAATAATAATCTATTAGGCGCCAATTTTACTTTATTATTATTTTTATTAATTTTATTATTATATAAATTAATTAATGGTAAAATAGTGTATATATCATTACTCATATTATCAACGGCATATCGAGATATACATTCAATAGAACATAAATCCCCAACAGTATGGAAAACCCCCGAATTAAAACTTATTGGCACCCCATGAATTTGATCGGTAAATTCATGACAACAATTCCAACATAATAAACTCTTTTTTTTAAAATTAATTTCTTCATGTTCATCTATCAAAAATGATAAACTATTACTATGTTCACTTTTATCATTATTTAATTTTATAATTAAATCTTCCATATTTAAATTATCATCAGCAAATATAGGGTTTTCATTAGTTATAGTCTTTTTCTTTGGTTTTCTCCCTCGTTTTTTAGGGGGAGGTTTAACATCGGGTACTTCTTTTTTTGACCCTAATTTTCTACCTCTTTTTTTAGGTTTATCATCCATTTATATAAAATATATTTTATATTTTTAAATATATTTAACAAATTACTTATAACGAGAATTAGATGAGTTTGAAGGAATATTTTTAATGGATCAATTGATTTATAGGAGTATTAGATGAATTTATAGGTGTATTAGATGATTTTGTAGCGGTATTAGATGAATTTATAGGCGTATTATTAAATACTTCAGACCCAACAGGTGAAATAGTCGCTGCAACCATTTTAGGCGGAGATTTAGGTAAATTGTCAGGTGTGGCTGTATTCATTGGAGGTGTCTGTCTATAATTATTATCAGTAACTCTTAAATAATCTTCAGATACAAAACTAAATAATTTCCTTATTAATAAATAATATACTATAATACCAAAATTAATAAACACTAATGTTTTAATAAATGTTTCACTAAATAATGATAATGAACTATTATTCATATAAAACATTATTTGTGTTACTAATTGTATAGTTGACATACGTAATATATCATAAATCATATCTATAAGATTAGGTTCTAAATCTAATTTAAAATTATAAAAAGTATTACTCATTATATTATAATATATAGAAAATAAAAAATAAGTTTAAAATAACCTTTTTTTTTAAATTAAATTTAATATATATGCCATCATTTCAATTTCAATCTAATTTACCTATAATTCTATTAATTATTGTTATTGCTTTAATAAGTTTATATTTTTTCTTAGATCTTAAAAAAGTAAAACTTGTAAACGAAGAACTAGAAAAAAAAAATGATATGGTTATCAAGGAAATTGATAATATCCATTTGAGATTACATAAATTTTTTAGTGGTATGCCCAAAGGCATAGTCCCACAAACTAAAATCCCCAGCGATCCAAAACAGTATAAACCTGATGAAAATGCTGAAGTTAAAGAATCCATTGACGAAACCATATCAGATAATGTTCAAAATACTACTGATCAACCCATACCTGAAATATCTGACGATGAATTTAATAATATTAAAAAATCTACTTCGAATAATATCTTTGGCGAAATAATATCTGATAATAATATTACTCAAGAAAATAATATTGTCAGAGTAGAAAGTGACGGAACTGCTGATAATATAGTTATGCCAGAATTATTACCCATTTCATATGATTCTGAACACATTATCACAAATCTAGAATTGAGTGATAATGATGAAGATGATGATGAGGGGGATGATGAGGATGATGAAGTTTCTGATATTGATTCGGATGAAGATACTATTAGTGATGATTTAGATGAGGATAAATTAGAAATATACATGAAGTATTCTGTTAAAGAATTAAAAGATAAATGTGTAGAAATGAATCTGAAACATTCAGGAAATAAATCAACTCTAGCTAAAAGAATTGTTGATAATTTAAAATAATTTTATAATCTATATTATATTTAATGGACTTTTCGAGATTTATTAATAAATTTTCTAATCGACTTATGCCTCATGGAGAGTTTGAATCAGGTATGAATTTTTTATATAATTTTAATAATAATAATAATATTTCATCTGGTATAATATCAGCATCTCATATTTCAGAAACAAATTATGATTTAAAAATACATAGTGAAGATTTAGGTTTGAGAGATAATGCTTCATTTTTAAATGAAGTTAAAGATCATATTAAATATATATATATATCATCTAATAACGATAATGGAATATTATTTAATGCTTCTTATAAGAGCGTCGAGAGCGATATATATGAGTTTAGTTCAAGTTTAGTTAGTGGGGATCCATCCGTTGTCGGCGGTGAATCCATAGTAGAATATACATTAACTAGGGGAGCACAAGGTCCTATTGGTGCTACTGGTCCTGATGGTCCTACTGGTCCCATTGGTGCTAATGGTGCTGATGGTGCTAATGGTGCTGATGGTGCTGCTGGTGCTACAGGTGATACAGGTGCTACTGGTCCTATTGGTACTACTGGTCCTGATGGTCCTACTGGTCCCATTGGTGCTAATGGTGCTGATGGTGCTAATGGTGCTGATGGTGCTGCTGGTGCTACAGGTGATACAGGTGCTACTGGTCCTATTGGTACTACTGGTGCTACAGGTGATACAGGTGCTGCTGGTTCTGATGGTACTACTGGTCCTGATGGTCCTACTGGTCCCATTGGTGCTAATGGTGCTGATGGTACTAATGGTGCTGATGGTGCTAATGGTGCTGATGGTGCTAATGGTGCTGATGGTGCTGCTGGTGCTACAGGTGATACAGGTGCTACTGGTCCTACTGGTCCTGATGGTCCTACTGGTCCCATTGGTGTTAATGGTGCTGATGGTGCTAATGGTGCTGATGGTGCTAATGGTGCTGATGGTGCTGCTGGTGCTACAGGTGATACAGGTGCTACTGGTCCTGTTGGTCCTACTGGTCCCATTGGTGTTAATGGTGCTGATGGTGCTAATGGTGCTGATGGTGCTAATGGTGCTGATGGTGCTGCTGGTGCTACAGGTGATACAGGTGCTACTGGTCCTGTTGGTAATGATGGTGCTACTGGTGCTACAGGTGCTACTGGTCCTGATGGTACTAATGGTGCTACAGGTGCTACTGGTCCTGATGGTACTAATGGTGCTACAGGTGCTCAAGGTCCTGTTGGTAATGATGGTGCTACTGGTGCTACTGGTCCTGATGGTAAAAAAGGTCCTGTTGGTGCTGCTGGTGCTACAGGTGCTACAGGTGCTGCTGGTGCTACAGGTGCTACTGGGGTAAACTCAAATGCCTCTTGGACTGGTTCATCTGGATCAGGCGTGTTTAGTGTTTATGGGGAAATTCATGCAACTGGTGATATAACGGCATTTTCTAGTTCCGACAAAAGATTAAAAAAAAATATTGAAAATATTAATAACTCATTAGATAAATTAAAAAAAATAAATGGATATACATTTGACTGGATTGAAAAGGAAGGAGTTCATTCTAATAAAGGTCATGATATTGGTGTAGTTGCTCAAGAAATAGAAGAAGTGTTACCAGAAATAGTCATTACAAGGGACAATGGATATAAAGCAGTAAGATATGAAAAGATTGTACCATTATTGATAGAAACAACAAAAGAACAACAAAAACAAATTAATAATTTAAATGATAGATTAGAAAAATTAGAAAATGGAAGTTAATTAAGTATCGGTAAAACTTATTAAATTTTGATATTCATTTGGTATCTCATCATTATCTATATCATTAATAATATCATCCATTTGTAATGTTATCATTAATATATTTTCTAAATATTTTTTTAAAAGAATTTTACATTTTATATAATATGTTTCCCATAAATTACCATAATTTGTATTTTTTGTGATATTTTCCGTTAAAACAATTTGTTCTAAATACTTTTTTCTATTTACTCTATCAGTATAATTATTATATACATTAAATACTAATTTAACTTCTGTTATTTCTTTATTTACATCTGTTACTAAATCTTTCTCTATTATATAATTAAATAATATATCATCTAAAATATAATATGCTGTATCTATTTTATTATTTATTAAATCATTAATATTTTCAGATGGTTTAATATGAGTTCCTGTAATACCCATTATAATAATATATAATATATAATATATAATATTAATTTTAAAATTAGGAAGGTACATATATTACATCAGTAGAACCATAACCGTAAGGCGAGATATTCGTTGTTATTAAAGGGGTTGGTGAACTGTTGGGGGCGACTATGAAACTACCACCTTGCCAACTAATATTGTGACTTTGGGTTTCGTTACTTTGCCATGTACCCCCATTAAAATAACCATAACCACCTGAAGTGTTCTTAAAAATGATACGGTAATAAGAACCAGCAAGAACAGGAATAGGACTACTTAATGTTGTATATTTTATATTTATGGGAGTGTTAGTTATAGAATAGGTACCACTACAGTTTACAGTCTGGACAGCTGAGGCATTTCCGTCTTCAAAAACACTAATTTTTCCGCCATACCTATTTTGAGCGCCAACTGCAACAATTGATCCAGCATTAATAAATTTAAATTTTGAACCCATACTATAACCTTGCCAACCAACGTTGGCATTGAGCAAACTTGTAAAATTAGAGTATCCACTTGGATCGGGAGTTTTTCCATTTAATGTACCATATATAGCATATGCACCTGAGTTCCAGAGACCAAATTCATATCTCGCGGCAGAATAAGTCCAATTAAATTGTATGGCAGCATTATTTTTACACCCAATAGTTGTTTTATTATTTGTATAAGCACCCTGGTTTATATCAATAGTATATGTAGTGTTATCTACTAAACTATTAGGAGTAAATCTTACAGTATATACATTAGAAGCACTAACATGAAATAATGATTTAGATCCATTTGTTACAATTATATCAGAGGGGAAAAAATCAGATGTAGGTTCAGTTGAAGTTAAAGTTAAGTTTAAATATGTATCATTAGTAGTATCACCATCATCAATAGTAGAACCACTTGAACCAATAGCAGTAATTGTCATATTTGGTGACATATCTTTAAAAGAATTAGTTTTTAAAATATTAAGACTTAAATTGGTTGTTGGAATAGTATATGTGACATTAGTAGTCTGTGATTGATCATCTGTATTTGTGTTTGGATACGACCTATTATCTCCCCAAATTATTCTTACGAAACCACTACCACCATTACCACCCATGTCCCAATATAAAGAAGAAGAACCTCCACCCCCACCCCCATAGTTACCACCATTATTACTAAAATTAGGCGTTGCTCCTGATGTACCACCATCACTTCCACCAGAACCACCTTCACTTGCAGCAGTTCCAGAACTTCCTTCTCCTAAGTAACCTACCCCCCCTCCTCCACCAGACACTTTATTCGCTACAAGTTGATAACCACCAGCACCACCACCACCACTTGGAGCAGCATAAGGACTATAATTATTTTGCCTACCATCACCACCATTACCAGAATATCCACCTGCCCCACCTCCTCCTGCTGGTCCAGAATAAGACGTCTGATTATAAGATTTTCCTCCATTGCCTCCTCCATCTCCAGTATGAGATCCACCGTTGGCCGTGGAGTTGAATCTACCAGGAAAACCACGACCACCCTTTACTGTGCTCGTATTAATAAAATAAGAATCTCCACCAGCCGTAGAACTTTGACTGTAGGCACCTTGATTACCACCAGCACCAACCACCACATTATAAATTTGTGCTGGTGTAACACTTATATTATTTTTCCAACCAAGTCCACCGCCGCCGCCTCCATTCATTGCATACTGATAAACAGAATTGTTATTACCAAAATACAGCCCTCCGCCACCACCACCACAGCATACTACAGATACACTTGTCACACCAGCAGGACATGTCCAGTTATATGAACCTGGTTGTATATAATTTTGTTGACTGCCTGACCCGCCGCCGCTTGAAACAATATATTCACATCCTTTAAATTCACTTAAACTAATTGGATTAGTTAGAGCAAGTGGAGAAGAGACATTATTATAAGCAATTTGTAAATCAGAAAATTTTATATTACTTGCATTCACCGACCCAGAACCCACAGTCATTTATATATGTATATAAATAATAATTATAAAATAATAATTATAAAATAGACTTATTAATTTTGTAATAGAGTAGTAGTTAATTCAATACATCACTCCTTATAAATTTTTATTTGTTTGTCTCTTTCCCTATGTTCTGTCAATTCATTTAGTAAAGTCGGTTCGACTAATTCTGTAATTTCTATTTTCAAATCATAATGTAATCCTTTAAAATCATATTCTGTTCCGTCATGTCTTTTAAAGTTAAAAGTTAATTCGTGTATATTAGCCGTGGCGTCGGGATGATATAATTCTTGAGAATGGTAGTCTGACACGGGGGCGGTATAATATATTATGTCGCCTGGTTGTCCATTTAACGGTATTCTTTTTAGTATCGAGTCATCATTCGTCAATGTATCAGCGGAAGGACTATTTCCTTTATATAAAATATCTATATAATGTATAGATAAATCTGGCAAACCTGGTGCCTCCTGATAACTACCCGAGAGTACTAAATCACTCCCAAACCCTAACCTTTTAAATAAAGGATATGCTTTTGGTCTTATATACACGTCACCATCGGTGGATCCCTTTACAGAGATAAAACGTGTCAGATTATTGTACTTAAATGTTACACTACTATAGAATTCCTTATTAATTGTATTTATCAAATTGTTGATTGTATATGTTGCTTCGGGTATCTTCACTTCGGATATCGTCACACCGTATTGACCCTCAAATCCTAGTTTATCGCTATTACCATCTCCGCTGTATATATTATGTGGCACATAAGGTATTTGGGCCTCTAATAATTTAAAATTAATTACATTTTTAAATCCTCTTAAACCTGAAGTGGTATATGACGCTATCCTAAATTTGTCGGGCGGTTCACCTTCTAAATTTATAGATGATAAATGTATAATTGTTTTCCTTATTTGTGAAGGTATTAAATTTTCAAACATTCTTTCTTGATATATATGGTTAAATTCACCTAACTTATCATATAGTTCATTTAATATATTGACCATATTTTTTGTGTATTTTTTATCTTCTTGTCGGTCATTAATAAGTTTTGTTGTTATTTGACTTAAACTGAGGAAATCATTTTGGTTGATAGAGGTCATATCACCCGCATATCTATTCCTAACAATTTGATTCATCCCAGAGGGTTGTCCCTCTGATAATGACTTATCAGGGTTTAATAAATTTTTAATATATTTAAAAATTAATGTTAAAATGGTTACGGTAGATATCCCAAAAACAATTTTATAATTCATACTTAAATTATTTAAATTCATTTAATTAATTTAATATAATAAAAAAAAAAATATAATTATATATATATATAATATGTCAGATAATACAGTAAATTTCAATAGCAATGTAGATGATAATACTGGAGATAATAATTTTGAAGGGTGTCCTGCTTTAATGAGTGATGGTAGATTCATTACTAATTACAAACCCAATTGTGAAATGAATAAAGGTATTGAAAGTTCATTTAATAGTAAAGGTTCCATGACAAGTTGGGAATATAAATATAATTTAACTAATGGTGCTGATAAAGTTATGGGATTGATAAATACTAATAATAAAAAAACATATAGTTGTTCTGGATATGGATATCAAGTTCCTCAACCTCTTCTAAAACAAGATTGTAATTTAGATAATTGTACTATTAATAGTACTGGTGATAATAAAGGTATAGGTTTATATTAATTACATTTTCCATCTATTATCACAATCTATACAACTAAAGAATTGTGTCATGGGTTCATCTGCTGATCTAGTTTGCATTTCATAATATGAACATTTTCTACTACCACATCGTCTACATTTATATTGATCAGTCATTGCTTCAGGTTTTAATTCATATTTAATTTTATCTCTTTTAATTTTTTCATCTAGTAGATCTTTCCAATTATTTGGATTAATATCATATACAGATAATTTGGCAACATCTTCACCTTTTATTTCGCCCTTTTTAATTCTATCAATTAAATAATCATTTTTTATAAATGAATTTAAATTTAGATTTAAACATATAGATCTAATTTTAGAAAAGTATAGATTAAAGAATATTGGATTATCCCATTTTCTAGCGATATTATTTTCTTTTGAATATGAAATCATATAATTATATATTCCTTTTTCAATATTTCTTGATAAATTTTCATCATTCATATATTCATTAAATTTAGTAACACATTTGGTACGGTATTTATCATTAATATTAGTACTCATTATTAATTATAATTATTAATAATATAATAATCAAATTTTAAATATTAATAATTAGTTTTATCCTCTTCTAATTCTTCACTGTCACTTGTATTAATTATTTCAAAATCTAATTCGTCTTCATCATCATCTTCTTCTATCTTATACTCATTATCTTCATTGTCGATTCCATCATTATATTCTCCTTCTGTATCATCATCATCATCATCCGTATAACAACTATCAAAACCCTCATTAATTTCATTATAAAAATTAGCGTAATCTGATACGCTAAAATCTGAAGTTTTATTATCATAATAGGATAGTAAATATATATCTCCATATAATAATATAGTAGATGAATCATCTTCTAGAAATTTTGAAGAACCATATGGTATTAATTCATGTTTATTAATGCAATCATGAGTCCCATCATACCAACCAAAACATTTTATTATTATATTATCTTTTGTCCATGAATATAAATGTCTAATATTGTTTTTACCTTTCGTATTAGAGTTCTTATTTAATATATTTACAATATTTCTATTTTCTATTAATAATTCTAAATCATTCATACTGCCATCAATATTAATTCTCACTAATTTTTTCATATTTTACTTTATTAGATAATTTTTTTTTAAATAATTAAAATAAATATATGAAATATTATAAATGAGTAACTATAAAAAGTCCAAATCTGAAAATCAAAGAATTGCTGAATCTGCAAAAATATTAGACAAATATCCCGACCGAGTCCCAATTATAGTTGAAAAAGGATTAAAATCTAAAATAAAAGATATCGATAAAAATAAATTTTTAGTCCCTGGAGATATGAGTTTTGGACAATTCATGTATGTTATTAGAAAAAGAATTAAATTAGATTCAACTGAAGCATTATTTGTATTTGTTAATAATATATTATGTAATAATACACTAAATATTAAAGAAATATATAATACATATAAAGATAAAGATGGTTTTTTATATATAACATACACATCTGAAAATACTTTTGGTTAATGTATAAATATTATTACTGTGAATTAATTAGTAGCAATTTTTATAATAGTAAAATAAGTTTGAATAAATTACCATATTTAATAAAAAAATATGATTTGAATAAAAAAAAATGTATAAAAGAATATTGGATTAATAATATTCAAATAATATCTGATAAAAATAATGTTAAATTTAATAAAATTATAGATAAAAATATTAGATATGATAATGAATATTTAATTCAAGAATATAATATTGATGAGTGCGAACCGTTTAATTTTAATGAAATACACTTGGAAGAGGAATATGTTTTATATGAAAATATAATAAGTGACACCAAAATAATTTTAAAAAAATATTTGGGATATATAACATTAGAGTTTGAATCTGAAAATTTAATAAATAATAATAATTTTTTATGTTATAATATAATATAATATGAATATCATCCTATTAGTATTTTCATCTCTTATTATTTTGTTTATACTTAATAATATTGTAGAGAATAAAAACGGATTAAATGGTATAATGAATAAAGTTGGTAATATCAATATTACTAAACATTTTGACAGTATTAAAAAATCTATAAATAATTCTGACAAATTAGTTCGAGGTCATTCTTTACCCAAAGCAGAATATGATAATTTTCCAGATCCGATGACTTCTTCTATTAGTCAGCCATTATCACCAGGGTATAGTCCACTCAATACAAATAATGATAATTTATTAAGTAATGATCCTGATTTGAAAATAATTAGAGATAATGGGGTTGACTATTATAAAAATGAACAAATATATTTTGATCCATCACATATTAAGAAAGATACTATGGATGCAGATCCTGGAAACTTTAGTTATCATGGGTTAGTAAAATCATTTGATACCGTAGAAACACTTGTTAAAGATGATAGTGCAGAATATTTAACTAAATATCCTGATTATGCTCCCAGTGATTTTGGTAACCAACTAACTAACACAGGTTTTTTATATAATAATTCGGAAAACAATCAATATGTTAACCTTAAAGACAAAGTCTTACCAGAAAATTGTAAAATGAATGGTAATGAACTGGAGTGTAATTTTAATAATAAATTACAAAAAATCCCAAATAAATTAATGAAAAATAATAGTGCTGTATTAGATTCGGTAGGTGTTATTATACATGATGATGAATTAATTAAATCTAATAGTGGTTTTACATATGATGAAATAGGTGGGAATGTATATAAATCATGGAAATATGATAATGAAAAAGAATTAAATGGTAATTTTGTTTTTAATAATATTACACCAAGTAACCCCATGGGAACTAATGAATCATATATGACAATTGATAATGAATTAGATTGTGCTTCTTGTTCCATTTAATTAATATTTAAAAATTATTCTATTATTATTTTTATGAAATCATTTAAAATTATTTATAATGGTGATTTATATTTCAAAGTTTTCAATATCAAAGAACATACTTGTATTGATGAAAATTTATTAAATAATTTATATAAAAATAAATGTAAAATTGATATTGTTGATATAAATAAATGGGAAAAATTCAAAAAATTACAAAATGATTTTGAATATATTTATACTTCATCTAATAAATCTAAAAATATAGCGGATATAATTCCAGTTTCGAGATCTTATTTTAAAATTCATGAAATAATTAAAGATTTTAATATTAATGAATTAGAATTTTGTGCGTGCATAGCTGAGGGTCCTGGTGGATTTATAAATTGTTTACTAAATGATGAAAATATTAAATCTATTTTTGGTATAACATTACTATCAAATGATAGAAAAATACCTTTTTGGAGTTCTAAATTATTAAATAATTCTAAAATAAATTTAAATAAATATAAAAATACAGGGGATATTTATATTAAAAAAACATCTGATAATTTTATTAATAATACAAAAAAATGTGAGTTAGTTACATCTGATGGAGGTTTTGATTATTCCACTGATTATAATAAACAAGAATTATTATCATATAAACTTATTTACTCTGAAATATATATTGCTTTGAATGTTCAAAAAGAAAATGGAATATTTATTTTAAAAGTATTTGATATATTTTATCATAAAACTATTCAATTATTATATTTATTATATTTATCTTATAATGAAGTATTTATTTATAAACCTACTGTTAGTAGAATATCTAATTCAGAAAAATATATAGTATGTAAAGGTTTCAAAGGATTTAATAAAGAAATAATTGATATATTGTCAAAATATTATAATAATGTAGATAATTTATATATAGAAATACCTATTGAATTTATAGATATTATAAAAGAATATAATAATATATTTGTTCAAAATCAAATAAATTATATTAATGAAATATTAAAATTTAATTGTAGAAATATTAATGAACGAATAAAATTACAGGTAAAATATTCTAAAGAATGGTGTGAAAAATATGATATTCCAATTAATAATGGATTTTATTTATTTTAAATATATTATTTAAAAATTTGAATATTTTTAATATTTTAGATTAAATATAAATTATGAGTAAATTGTTAGGTGATATTGGAACTAAATATGGACTGCCTAATATTAATATTCAAGACCTATTAGAAGAAATTATATATTTATTTGAATATGAAGAATACCGCGATGAAGAATTTTATAAATATTCTAGTGAAATAAAATATGATAATACTAAAATAAAATACATACATTCATTTTATAAAGAATTATCTGAATTAAATACTAGTTTTAAAAATAAAAAAATTATTTTAAATAAATATTTTGAAAATATATATTATCATAAAGTTAATAATATATTCAATGAATTAAAAGATAATCCTATATTATTAGAAAAATATGATATTAATTTTATAACAATAGATAAAATTTCACTAGAGAATAAATGGTGGACATATGAAAGCGATATTAGACATAAAATGTATATATTATTTATATTAGAGAATATATGTACTTATAAAGGTCATGTATATTTAGATTTGGATCATATAGATAAAGAAATAAATGTAGAAAAATATCATTTAAATAAAAATAAATTCTTTGAAATATTACAATCTAATAAGGAATTTAGGAAACAAAACGGTATTTCTGTAAGCAATGGTGGTAAAATTAGTTTAAAAAAATACAAAATGGCTGAAGAATTATTGGAAACAAATATTGATAAATTAAAAGATATTAAATATGAATTTAATAAATTAACAAATGATGATTTTGAAAAGTTCTATGATGGAAATTCTGAATTATCTAAAGAACAATTAAAATCTATAAATTCAATATTAAAATATAATATAGTAGGCATTATAGGGAAAGGTGGTAGCGGTAAAACTTCTTGGGTTATAAATAAATTATGTGAATATTTAATTGACATTGATAATAATGAAAATATAATGTTTCTAGCACCAACCCACGCGGCCAAAAAGAAAGGTCATATGGAATTAATTAATTTATCAGAAAATATTTCATTTGATACAATACATTCTGTTATATCTAAATATTTAGTATATGATACAGAAGAGATAACTAGTAAATTAAATGAATCACTAAATAAGGGTGTAAAATATATTATAATCGATGAAATGAGTATGGTTGATTTATTGACTTTTAGTAAATTTTTAGATATTTGTATTAATTATGATAATTTACATATAGTATTATTAGGTGATAATAATCAACTATTACCAATTGGTGTAGGATGTCCATTTAGAGATTTGATATCATGCAATAAGGTAGTAAAAACAAAATTAACTAAAAATTTTAGGACACAAGGTGATATTGGTGGATTTTGTGATACAATCTTAGATAATTCAACTAGATGGACATTAGATCATGGCAAAGAAAATTCATTAACTAAAATATATAATAATGATATATCATTTAATTTTACAAACAATAATAATGAAACAGATAGCGAACTAAAAAAATTACTAAATAATTTAAAATTAGAAGGATATATGCCATATAATTTAGATAAAAATAACCCAAATACATATCAAATTATAACTCAAAAAAATGATGATTGTATAAATTATTCAAAATTTACTAGAAATTTATATAATAAAAAAAAGTCCCAGAAAAAATATGAAATAAAAGACCCTATAATTATTTGTAATAATAATTATAGCGCCAAAAATATATACAATGGTGATGATGGTATTATTATAGGTAAAATAAATAAGTTTGAATATTTAGTAAAATTAGAAGATAATAGAGAAGTAGTATTAAGTGATTATGATTTTAAACCGGCATTATGTAGAACAGTACATTCATCACAAGGATTACAATTTAATAATGTAATATATATTTGTAAAAATAACTATTACTTAAATTCAAATATTAATTATACTGCATATTCTAGAGGAAAAACTAAATTATATTTAATAGGTAACATTAATTGTTTCGACAGCGAAAAGGTTAAACAACAAAGTGAAAAAAGAAATACATTTATTAGTTATAATTATGAACAAACTGTATTACCTCAACCTGAAATAATTTAAACTTTCTGGAATATTACATATACATTTAATCCACTTAATAATTTTAATTTATCATCTTTTAATATTTTTATTGATTCTTTATAATTAGTTTGTAATAATTTATCACTTTTATAAATATCATTTAAATTATTTATTATTTTTTCAAATGATCCTACTCCTTCTTTATCGAAGTTCGATTTATTAAATAAATTAAATTTTGTATTGGGGGTGACCAGTTCCATGCCTCTCTTTTTAAACGATTCGATTAAGAAATTCATATTTACTAAATATTCATCTAATTCTTGTCCAATAGAATCCATATAAACACTAATTTTATTACCAAACATATTACTAGTATCTTCACTATTGTATTCAAAATCAACATTATCATATTTCTTTTTAATTTCATAAACTTTATCTCCAGACTTATTTATATATTCAATACCACCTTTTTCTTTTAATAAATCAAATAATTTATTACCATTATAAAATGTAGCTATAAAATATCCACCTATTTTTATATTTTCTTCTACATTTGTAATAAATCTAGTAAATGTCGCTTCATCTTTTAAATAATAATGCAACGTGAACTGACTACTTACAACTTCAAATTTATTTCTTGCCAATTTTCGATATTCTTTCGAGACAGTTTTGTATTTTGAAGGGACTTGTTTAGTCAAACCATATAATATATTTATCATAATTTTAGAATGATCATTAACATCTTCTTGTTCAATAGATTTTATATTCTTACTAGTATCATATTTTATAAAGACTGCTTTGTTACTTGATTGTTTATAGAAATATCTGCGACATGCTTCATTTACATCTTCTACATCCAATCCGAATATAAATTTAATTTTATTACTAGGATTTACATATCTATCTACATCACCTCCTCTGCCACAAGATAAATCCATATATTGAATATTTTTTTTAAATGTAGAACATATACCATTAATAAATGAAGTTTTTATATAATTATGTAATTTAGTTAAAATATTTGTTTCGGGAGTCCTATTATTAGATATATAATATCCTGTATCACCCGTTGACATAGCGTTTTCTTTTATTTTGTTTGCATTATATTGTTCTATACCAGATATAAGACCACTTTTAATTGGAGTATTTATCGTTTTCCAAACATTATCTGCTGTAGTTTTATAATTAGGTTCGGTTTTATCATTTCTCAATCTTAATAATTCCCAAACCATACCATTCAATCCATCTTTATTATATCTCATTTCAACAATATCACCATCTTTGATTTCCTCGCCATTTTTTAAACATAACATTTTATTATCTTCTAATATTATGTTTGTTACGCCTACATTTTCTTTAGATCCGGGTGGACTGAATATTTTGGTTTTTTCTTTAGAAGGTTTATCACCTGATAATAATTTCATACAGAAATCTAAACCTAAATCTTCTTCTTCATTATAACCATTAATTATATTTAATTTTTTATATGTTTTTAATATACCATCTTCATCATTAAAAGTATATACTTTATCTAGTTTAGAACCTTGTGATAATTTTTCAGTAGATACTTTTAAATCTATAGTATTTTCTTCAGGTGGTTTCCATTTAAAATTGTATTCCCATCTACCGCCTATATAACTGGGTGCTGGAATTAATTTAGTTCCTTTTACACCTAAATATGTGGGCATTAATATTAATCCATCAATATAATATTCAAAACTATCAGTTTTATCTAATATTTTTTTACATTTTTGGAATATTAATTTAAATTGAGATTCAGCCTTCTCGGGGTCTTCTTCGTGATCTACTATATTTTCAGAACCATATTCATATTCTTTAATACCGATTCTTATATGGTAAATATCATCTCTTATTTCATCTTGTATCAAATCTCTAAATCTATTTAATGCATTTAATCTAGATGGTTTCTTATCATCTGTATCCATCCATTTATACATATGAATTGGGTTGGTACCTTTGGGTGTACCACTATTATATATATCAAATATCATATATAAATTAATATCTAAATTACCACCATCCTTATTTTTAGTAATATATTCACCATCTAATAACCATTCTCCTTCTATAGATGGAAATTTTAATCCGGTAGGTATAATTTCCATTTTAGAACTTATTAAATATCCTGTATTTTCAGTTATGAATAATAAACAGCGAATGCCATCTGCTTTTTCAGTTACAGCATATCCTTTCAAAATATTTATATCGTTTGATAATAATAAATTTTCATAATTTAATGTAATAGGTTGAGGAGCTACAAAATTAGTATAATATTTAGTTTGGTTACTAATTAATTTATATCTTTTTATAATAGTATCTTTTTTTGATTTTGATAAAATTAATTTAGTATCATGAATAATCTCTAATAAATATCTAATATGGTTATTAAGTAATTCAATACATTTTTCTGATAATAAGTCTCTTTTTTCTACTTTGAATGATAATTTCTTATCATCCTCATCAGTTTTACCGCCACCTGATTTTATATCAGAATATGCACCCGATATTATGTCATCTATATTAAAGTGATCACTATATATCTCTGTTAATGGCACCCATATTTTTTTTGAATTAGATGGTATTTGTAATTGGACATATTTACCTTTTCTGAGATAATTTTTACTATATTTAACAATAGTTAATATATCACTTTCGGGTATTTCAATTTCTTTTTTGTCATATGTATCTTTTATTTTAACATTTTTTCCCATTAATTTATCTTTTAATTCTGGTAAAATGATTGGTAAATCTGTTATAATATCCGGCATTAAAGATAATTCAGGTGTATCTTCAGGTTGTATGGGTAATTTAATATCTATTGTTAACGGATTGGATACAGTACCCGAGATTGATACAGGATTAACTATATTAGATGTTAATTTATTATAGAAATCATTAATATAATAAACTCCATTATCTTTAGTTTCAGTAGAACCTATATATTCTATTTCTAACTCATATTCCTCAGGATTATTTAAAATATTTGCTTCTTTAAATGTTTTGGCATATTTATAAGTAGATTTATTTTTATCATATTGTGTAGATTTTACTACAGATAAATCTATTCTAAATAATTTATCATTAGTAATAAAACTATATCTTTTTTTGTATCTATAATGTTTTAATTTAGTATTATGATCAATATTATATCTTTTAATTTGTTTAAGATCATAATCAATATTAGTTTCAGATTTTAAATTAATTCTATAATTATATTCTTCATTAACTATTCTACTATTTTTGATAGTACTATCTTTATAATCTTCTTTTTGTATAATTATTACAGAAGATTCAGATAGATTTTCTAATGAATTTGTAATACAATATTTTTTTATAGATTCCAGATCTAATATACTACATCTTGTATTAGATACATTACTACCGAATTTAGTTCTAATATCTAAATTTGTAGATATAGATATAGGTTCCCCTAAATCGGTTTTTAATTTATCTAATAATTTTTTAAATATTAGTTTATTGACAGGGTTATTTCTAGGAAATGAACCAAATATAACTTCTAGTTCAATATTATTATCATCATTAGATATTGCTGTATTAAAGTAATCAAGGACATCTTTATTTTTTGATAAGATTTCCATATATAATATATTAATATATTTATAATTTTAAATATTCAAATTTACAAATAGTAATAAAAAAAAGAAATTAGCGTATGCGTCTTGATGTACTTTTACCTCTTTTAGATTTCTTCATTTTGCTACGGTTTCCTTTCTTACCGCGTCTCTTCTTTTTAGACCCACGCGCCGCTGCGACTCTTTCTGCCTCCACACCTATTAATATAGAGTCAGCACCTTCTTCCTGCTCCGCGCTTCGCATATTATGCGCATCTAACGAGGAGGTCCATGGACCCGGATTTTTACCTCTCGCCCGCATGGACGCTCGTTTGTGAGCAACTGCAACGTTCTCTGGTTTGAGCACCCCGCCAGATTCTGGGGTGGTTTCGTTTCTGCTATACCAATATGGATTTAGATTAGGATCTGCACTAACATTGCGCGATAATTCAGCCGTCGCGTCAACTATAGCTTGAGTGGTTGGGTTTTCATGAAGGAATTGAGATGGCAACTCGCCGCACTCTGCAGCTAAGTGTGCTTCTTCCATTCTACCCAGTTCTACGTACAAATTTGGCAAGCGATCATGCTCCCTTATCCATTTTCTCTGTAGTAACTGCTGCTGTCTCTCTATCTCAGCGCGGGCGGGTCCAGGGGTGTCAGGTTTTTTGGATTGCAATTCGTGAATTTTTGCTCGGTGCTTGTTCATTTCTTCTCTTATCCTTGCAATCTTGTCGGCGTGTTCAGTAATCTGATTTTCTAACTTTTGCTGGGAGGACATGTTTTTATAATATAACTTAGATTTTATTTATAATTTAATTTGTTTTTTTTCTATTTTTTTTTTATTTCTAGGAAATGAACCAAATATAACTTCTAGTTCAATATTATTATCATAATTAGATATTGCTGTATTAAAGTAATCAAGGACATCTTTATTTTTTTGATAAGATTTCCATATATAATTTTAAATTTAGTATAGTATTAAAAAAAAACAATTTAGCGTCTGCGTCTTGATGTACTTTTACCTCTTTTAGATTTCTTCATTTTGCTACGGTTTCCTTTCTTACCGCGGGTCTTCTTTTTCTGACCATGTGCTGCTGCTGCTCTTTCAGCCGTATCGCGTATTAATGCAGGGTCAGCACCTTCTTCCTGCCCCGCGCTTCGCATGTTATGCGAATCTAACGAGGAGGTCCATGGGCCTGGATTTTTACCTCTTGCACGCATGGACGCTCGTTTGTGAGCAACTGCGGCATGCTCTGGTTTGGCTTCGTTTCTGCTATAAAAATATGGATTCACTGCAGGGTCGATACTAGCATTGCGTTGTAATTTAGCAGCTTCATCTGCTAACTGTTGTGTAGTACGACCCTCGGCAGCGATCTCACCAGCCATTAATGATAATAGTATTTCCTCTGATTGACCCAGTTGATCTTGCAATGCCGGTAACCGTTTTCTTTCTCTCGTAATTCTCTTCACTATAACCAATTGTTGGCGCTTGACCGCATTTTGACCAGGACCGGGGACGGTTGGTTTTGTGCGATTTAATTCTACTACCTCAGCAGTCCACTGTTCTATATTCCCCACGATCGCTGCGATCCTTTGCTCAATTGCTGTGATGTCATTTTCTATTGCGTCCATGTTTTATAATATAACTTAGATTTAAATTTATATCTAATTATATAATTTGAGAATATTGATTTCTTCATATAAATCTTTTTTTATTTTTTTCTTTCCATCAACTTTTAATAAATCAATATTCAATTCTTTAGAAATATTAATTAATTCATCTGATTTGTAATTAGATATTGCTTTGAGATATTGATTATATATAAAATTAGTTTTCAGATCTAATTCAATACCATATTTAAAATCTAATATATTTTCATATTCAATATTATCTACATTTATATTAATAATGACCCAACCATATTTAGTATATTTAATATAAATATTATCATAATTCTTTAATCCAGTTTTATAAAATTTATTATCATGACATATTATTAAATTAATATTAAAATAATCATTATAAAATAATATTAATGATAATAGATTATCTTTATTTTTTTGTAAATTAGAACATATTAATGATTTCGATAAAATTCTTTTATTGAAATTATAAGTTTCATATTCATCATCCACTTTAGAACATAATAACATTTTTTGTTCGGATACATATTTATCTTTTTCGTTCTCTTCTAATATTGTATAATTGTGGTCTTTAATTGATAAAATTAATTCATATAAAGTTTTATATTTTTTAATCATTACTTGTTTTGTATATTTGACGCATTCATTATCAACAGCATGTTGAAGTGATTCATTTTTAACACTTTTCAATATTTGTTCGTCAAGAGCAGTTTGAAGTGATTCATTTTTAACAGTTTCCATTATATGATTAGATGTATCTTTCATTACAGATTGTTCGTTATCGCCGCCTGCCCAATTAGATTGAGTATATTTATTTGATTCAATTTTAGATGAATAATTACAGTTTTTGTTTTTTAAATCATTAAATATTTCCATTTTATATTTTAAATAAAATTATCTTTAATTATCAAATTTATATTTTTTAGATAATATTATTTTATCTTGATCTTCTTTTGAAAATTCTGTCAATTCTATATTATATTTTAATTTTTGGATTATTTTTTTGATAATTTTGTTATCTTCAATTAGTTCTTGTTTTTTGTAGTCCATTTCATTATTTTCATTATTATTAAATATAATATACTGTAATATATTATAAATATTATTAATATGTTCATCTATTAAACTTATATTAACAAAAAAACCATTAGTATTCTCTGTATATTTTATATCATTATTTTTTATATAATTAATTATTTCATTATGATATTTAATTTTATTTATATTTGTATATATAAATTTTTTTTTATCTTCCATAATATAAATATTAAATTTTTTCTATTATTTTACCTACAACTTGGATTTTTTCATTGCGGTATTTAATTCTTGTACCTAATATTTCTATTTGTAATTTTTGTTCAATATTTATATCATTAATATTTATATTGCCTTCATTAATTATATCATTTGGTATTATAATAATTAATGGACTGTTATCGAAATTATCATCTGAAATTCTATATTCATCATCTATTTTTATATAAGCAATTATACCCATTTTATTAACATTATTTACATAACAATCTATTATATTAGTTTTTTGAGGAGATAAAGTATTACATTTATATGAAATATCATATTTTATATAATTAATATTATCATTAGTCTCAATACGTCCCAATGATCTTTTTAATATATTAATAGAGTTATTTAATATGTAACTATTATCTTTACATAATCCCGCATATTTTTTTGTTAATTTATTTAAAATAATATTGTCAATGTCCTTATTTAAATCAGACGATAATAGTGAAATTGTATCATTAAATATTTGTTCGGATACCAACATTAATATATATATATAATTTTATTATATTTTAAATATCAAATTTATTTTAATTTATGATATATTAAATCAAATGGTAAAAAATATCTAATATCTTTTGAATCTATATCTTTTATTCTGAACATTATTTCTAATAATATAAATAAGTCCTTAATGGATTTTTTATTTAATATATCTTTATTTTGTGGGATTTTAGGGAATATATTATCATCTAAATTATCTATAATAAATCCTGTCAATTCCTGTTTTTTAATACTAGCGGGTTGCTTCCCTAATCCAGGTTCTTGTATAAATTTAGCAGCGGGTTTTAATTTTACGTCCCAATAGCTATGCATCCATGTTTTATATGTTTTTAGCACAACGTCTGATTTTATAATATCGATTTTTGTATATTCTTCACCATCTTTTCTATAATATTCTAATGATTTACCTATTTTTTCAGCCATATCTACATCATTATGTTTGATTTTGACCACAATAGATTCAACAGATATAAAATATCCTGCAGGTTCTCCTTTAAATTCAAATAATACTTTTTTAATACCTTTTTTATAAATAAAATTATGCGAAAAATAATGATATGCTATTGTATTTATTTCATCTTTGTCCATATTTTCATCTGATATATCATTAGAAGGTTTACCATTATTTAATAAAAATTCAATATAAACTTTTCTTTTATTATATGGTAATTTATCTAATAAATATCCACAATATATAGTTTTAAATTTTTTGTCGTTTGGTTCTAATAAATCATAATCATTTAATACATTTATTACTTCTTTGTCTTTCCCTTTTGGGTAATATGGTTTTATAAATTCTTCATAATCTTTAAATAATTCATCTAAAACATTTTGAGCATCACTTTCTACAGGTCCACTATTAGAAGATTCTTCTACGACAACTGAAGTGATACCTTTAATATTAATAGAAGTTTTATTTTTTAACATAGTATTTCTATAAAACATAGGAATACTCTCATCATTATTAAATAATGGTTGAAATATATAATAATCACCTCTACTAATTATATAACCTTTATTTTTATTAATATCAAATATTGTTTTTTTATTATCTATTATATCTTTTAATGAATTATAAATAATAAATTTATTAATATTTTTATAATATTGTATATGTTCTATTATTTCATTTAATGGAAAATAATTTTTCTTTTGAAATAATTCACTTATATAATTTAAAATAATTTTTATCATATCATCAAAATTGTCTAAATTAAATGTATCATAATTTAAGTCAGTCTCATCTAAGTTGTCCAAATATTTAGTATCTACATTTATACATTCATAATCACATGTATTCTGAAAAGAACATATTTTAGTATATTTTTTATCATATACTTCTTCAGTAGATTCCTTACCTTTTGAGTTTAATATTTTCATAGGTGTTACATCAGACTTTTTAATTACATTACCATCCTTGAATAAATAGCAATCTAATGCATTCCTTTTAAGTATCATTTCTATATTTCCGATTTCAACAGATTTCCTTTCACCTAGTCTATAATTATAATGATCTATAGTCTCTTGATCATTATATACCGCCGAATGTAAAAATACTGTAACATTATGTTTAGATTTCTCTAACATCGAATGAGAACAAAATCTAATACCTCTACCTACGATCTGTTCTAATTTATTTAAATGGTACCATGGTTCCATTATATGTATCTCCCTAATATTTTTGAAATCGATACCTTCACCAGTTATCGAAGAACCAATAACAACTTTTATTTTTTCACCATTTTTATTATCTTCTGATTTTAATATTTTTAATTCATTGTCATTATCACCAGAGGCTATATCATTCCCACTTAATATAATATAATTTGCCATTTTAAAATCACTCCCTTCTTTTAACTTACTTTTTGATTCCATGTCATAATTTAACGGTTCATCTTTATGCTTACTATCTAATAAATTTTTACCATTAAATTTATTAAAACCTATATGTTCAAGTGCTATACCTAATGGTACTGCTCCTGACCATATATATCCTGTATATACAAATATGATGCCTTCGGATGATTTTATATTTTTTAATATGTTTTTTATTTTAATTGATACCTCACCTAGGTCGTCCCCTTTTAATATCTGTTCGTGGTCTTTTTTATATTTAAAAGATTTACCTGATTTTGTAAATATCCCCTTGAATCCATCTTTTCCAACATTTTTAGAATCTTTTGATGGATAAGCAATATTACATATTTGTGGTAATTGCTTATTAATACCTACTTTTAATTCCCCATCACCATCTAAATCTTTTGTACCTATAAATATATCCAGATATTTTTTATAAGTTTCTGCTTGACGACCTTTCAATTTATTTTTATAAGTTATCAAAAATTTCAATGGTTGCTCTATACGCCTGCTAAATAGATCTAATAGAGGTGCCTTGTCTGGTTTAATAGTCAATTCATCATTTGGATATAACCTTATAGGGAAATTTATAGGGTTCTCTCCTCTTAAATATGAAATATATCCTCGACATTTTTTATTAATCATTGTTTTACCTTCTTTTGTTATTAATCCCTCCTTATTAATATATTCAGTCCCTTTCATTGTTGGCCTATTATCATTCAATAACATAAGGTTTAATAATAAAAATATTTCTGTTGCATTATTAAACATTGGAGTGGCAGTTAAAAATATTATTCTTAAATTTGTTGAATATTTTATAACATTTTTTAAATTTAGTAAAGCACGTTTTGCTTCGATGCTACCCTTTCCTTTGTCCTTGTTCCCACCTTCGTCTTCTTCAGGTAAATCACTTTCATTCTCTCTCAAATTATGATATTCATCTACAATTAATAATCTATTTGAAAAATATCTATTAACTTTGTATTTTATTTCTTCCGGTGATTTTGCACCACCCAAAATATCTTTTATTTTACTAGAAAATGTACCATATTGATAAAATTCATAATATTTATTAATTAATTTATTTTGTTCTCTTTTTATAGTTTTGCTATCTCTGGTATTAAAATTATCTCCTATATTTATTGTATCTATAAATTCTTGCCCAGCGCACTGATTGTCACCTTTTTCAGGTTCATATATTGTATCCTTCCACCCTTGACTCAATCCACCCTTCCTTACGATTATTATTTTTTTATTATCCCTTACATAAATATCTCTGAATGATTCACTAATAGTCACACCTGAACATGTTTTACCAACTCCAACCCCATGGAATAATAATAAACTTTTGTATGGTGTATTATTATTTATAAAATTTTTTAATAATCTTTGGTGGTTTGCTAATTCAAACTCATCATTATCACATTGATTATCTTTATTTAATGTTATTTTATTTAAATTGAATTCTGCTTTTTGTGATATATGTTCAACAAAACTTGGATTATTATAATCTGGATATGATAAGTAATCTCTTCCCTTCAACTCTTCTAATTGAACATCATCTAAATCTCTATTATCTATCTCGATGCGTATTTGTTTTATTTTTTTTTTGTTTTTTTGTACATCAATATCACTATTAATATTTATTTGACATTCTCTATATTCCTCATACAGACCTTCTAAAAGAGGTTTATAGTCTTCTTTGGGCGGCGGTATTACCACAGGTTTATCAGATAATTCTTCATCACCTGCTTTTAAATAAACTTTATAATGAGATATATTTTTAGAACCACCATATTGTTCTTCAGATATAATTTTATATAATTCATCCAAACTATTTAATCCATTCGTATTCCACCACTCTTTATCCCTGGTTAATTTTTCTCTTTTTAGATATTCTTTTGATTCATTTTGCTTTAAATCTGATAATTTTTCATCCAAACTTAATTCTTCCAAATCTATCACGGAACCTTTGGGTCTTTGTATTTTTATATTATTTATATCAAATCTTTTCTTTAAAGCATCATCTTCACCACCCCATCCCCAGAAATCATTTGGATATCCATTTGATTTTATAAAATCGTCATAATTTACAGATAATACGCCACCCAAAAAACTATCAGAATTGCCTAGATATCTGGTTCCTTTATTTCCTAAATGTATAGGTCCATCCCGCGATCCTGATCCTGATTCAGGATATCTTAAATAATCATTTAATAATTCATTACTTGGTAATAAATCTACATCAGATAATATATAATGTGATTTTTTAGAACTATTTTCACGCGCCTTTATAAAACCTATATTTTTTAAAATACCCAGATTGAATTTTGCCATTTTAGAATTTTTTTGTTTAAGTTCTTTTGGTAATTCATCATAATTTTTTCTATCACTTTCTTGTTCTATAATATAAATATGATAATCAATTCTCCCATCAAATATCAAAGTCATTTGCTCTTTAAAGATATCTAATTGTCTTTTTCTATATTCATCACCTGGATCTCTATATGCCACGCAAATATTCAATTTCCTATCAGTTATCTTTTTTACAGTAGGATTCTTCCTTATTTTACTTAAATCATTTAATAGTTTATAAAAATAATCATACATACCTTCTTTGGATAAATATTTATTATAAAAATCTAAAGAATTCTGAGCAATCTTTTCACATTTGTCATCATTTTCAATACACCAATTTATTTGTTTTTCTAAATCTTCTAAATCATCTTTAATAGGGACATAGTCACCTATTTTTCCTTTTTCAGTATCAGTACGTTTTAATTTATCTTGAAACCATAATTTATATGGAGAATCTACTAATAGTACAACAGAACCCATTCTTAATTCATTACCTAATCTAAATGCTTTTACATGTCCATCAATATTTAATATATATTTATGCTTAGATTGTTCTTCTAATTTCATAAAATTGTGATCCCCAGCATCAATACGAATACCACCTTCGCATTCAAATTGACCTTGCTTATTTAACTTTATTTTATCAAAAGTATCGAGTTTGGCATCGGCTTTTGGTTTAGCATTCCAGGATGTTAATTTAGCATCTAATATATCTTTACCGTTCGCTTGATACGATGCTGAAAAATATGCTGATTTCAATCTCATATTAGTGCCAACAGTAATACCACACCCGGTAGCTGAACCACGAAATACTGCCTTATTTATTTTTTTACTCCAATCCATTTCAAACTTTTGTTCATTTGAATGATTGTTTTTACAATCATCTGGATAAATATCGTCTGTGATTCTCATCATATCATCTTGAGTAGGTATTGGTATATCATTAAAGTCAGTATTAGTACATTGTGATAATATCGGCGTATAAGTTTCATGGTGGTATTCCTTTTCTAAAACCTTATTACCTAATAACTTATCATAGGGTTCTTTCCAACCCTTTCTAAATACAGGGAAATCCCTTGGCGAAAAAAAGAAATCCATATCATTAATTCTTTTACCTTTTTCATTCATCTCATCTAGAAAATTTTTTAAGAAATATTTAAAGGGTACTTCTGTTTTATCACCTTCTTGTAAATATTCTTTGGATTCGCCTTTTCCTTTATCACCTTTGCCTTTGCCTTTATTACCTTTTCCTTTATCACCTTTGCCTTTGTTACCTTTTCCTTTATCACCTTTGCCTTTATTGCCTTTGTCTTTATTACCTTTACCTTTATTGCCTTTGTCTTTATTACCTTTACCTTTATTCCCTTTGCCTTTATTACCTCCGCCCCCACCTTTTCCCTGACCCTTCCCCTTCCCCTTACCATCATCTGATGTAAATTTTAATTTAGTCGTAGTAAAAAAACAATTATTAGCATACCAAAATTCGGCGTCCGATACATTATAATATTTATCTTCTAAACTTTCTACTGTATCGGCGGGATTCAAACCTCTTAATACATTCGCCCAATTATTTATATACCCATGATTACTAAATGGTAAATATGTTTGTAATTTATTATCTTTAATAGATACATATATTCCTTTCTTAACTTTTTTAAATAAATATAAAAATGTATGGTAAGTTGTATCTAAATTATATCCATTATACGACCGCATATGATTTTTCGAAGTTGCTATTTTTGATTTTCGCGGATAAGATAATAATCTAGAATTTAGTAAACCATATTTTTGAAATTGTATGATGTCTCCGGCATGAAAATATAATTGAATAAATGATTCATATTTGGGATTTGTTTTAATTTCATTTAATTTATTTATATAATCACCTCTCTTATTAATTTTATCTAATGATTTCCAAGATATAGATTTTATACAGTCGTGTTCTTCGCCTTTGGTAAATTTATCCTGTCGGAACCGGAGCGGTTCGGTACTTTTGTGATCCCTAGTTTTCTTATTCCACTCATTTAGATCATTTAGATCTAATATTTTGACTAAATCTAAACCAGACATTATTAATATATATATTATAAAATAATTTTATTTTTATTACTATATATAAAATTAAATATCTCTTCGACAACTTTTAGTTTATAATTACTGTAATCTCTTATTCTTATTAAGCACTCATTTCTTGTGAACCATCTTATTGCACTAACTTCGGATATCTGATCTTTATTCTTTTTATTAATAAATAAATTATAATTATTATCCTTTATTTTCCCAACATAATAAATATTTTTGTAAACTGTATTATTAGAACCTGTATACTCTTCACTGAATGGTTCGATTTTTAATAAAGTATATTGATTCGGTGAAATATTAGTTTCTTCTTCAAATTCTCTTTTGGCACATTGTAAATCTGTTTCATTTAAATTACGACGACCTTTTGGGATTTCCCATTCATTATTTAAATAATTCATAGTTGAATTACTTACAAATCTGCGCAGATCTAAATCCTTAAATTTATAAAAACTTCTAATATAATCTTTTTCAGAACTTATATTACTATACCATAAATTGTTCCATAAAGTACTAAATTTATTATTTAATAAAACTTCTTTCTCCAATGCACTCATTCTATTGAATAATAATTGAATATATCCAGGATTTTCTAAATTATATTTACCTCTTACAAATTCAATATATGATATGGAATCTTTTCTTTCAATCATAACTATTTCATTATTATCATTTAATAGTGCTACCCCATAACTTAATCTAGGGTATAAACATTCTTTAAATTTGTGACCTCTTCTTCCACAATTTCTACAATAAATATTGTTCATTGATATTTAAAGTCATTATATTTTTAAATATAGCATTTTAAATTTGATAAATATTAAAGATAATTATATAATAAATATAAATGGATTCTAAATCACTTACTAAAACTAGTTTCTGTAGCAAAGAAATTGATAATGTAACTAATAATGAACTAAAAAAACATATTCTAGATGATATGTTTAATAAAACAAATATTACATATAAAACAAGATACGCTAAAATGTTTAATCAACAATTCCTAAAAAATTTTAATAATCCACATATCGTATGTTTAAAAACAATTGGTTCCCCATATTTATTATATTGTACTCAAATTAATGATGTAAATTATTGTTTTCTTATTGACAAAAAAATTAAAGATGGATATGATTATCCTAAGATATTCCTTGTCCACTATAGATTTAATGAAGATATCTTTAATGGCACTCTATTTGAAACTGAATTATTAAAAAATAATGAGGATGAATGGTTCTTATTAATTGGAGATATATATTCTCATAATGGTTCGTCAATTTTCAATAAACAAATTATTGAAAGAATGAATATTGTAAATGAAATTTTTACAAATAAATATATTGATGATTCATTTTGTAATATTTGTCCAATTATGATTAAAAAATATTTTGATTATTGTGATATTGATAATATTATTAATGATTTTATTCCTAATTTAAATTATAGAGTAAGAGGATTTTACTTTATTCCATTGAAAAGTACATATGCGAAAATATTATATTTCTTTAATGATCATGACTATAAAAAAATCAACTATAGGAAATCAAATAATATTTCATTTAGAATTATTAAATCACTGAAACCTGATATATATGAATTGTATCTAAATAATGAAACAAAAAGTTCATTAATTAAACATAGTTATGCTTCTATTCTAAATATTAAAACATCTAAATGGTTAAAAGATTTAACAGATGTAAAAAAAGATGTTAATGTTGAATGTTATTTAAATAAAGAATTTAATAAATGGGTTCCTACTAAAGAAACTAATATTGTAGACTGTATTAATGAAATTAATTAAACTCCTCATGCACAATATGGACAATTTCGAGCAGAACTGGTATCACTTGTACCTGTATAATCGGACGTATCTTCACAAGGAAGAGTGACATGTACGCGATAAGGAGACTCTTCATCATTGGTTTCTCCACTATATGAATATTCTTCTTCAGATGATTCTTCTTCATCATTAATATCAATATAGTCATCATCTGATGTATCTGTGACAGAGTCATTATTTTCATTAGATACAATAGACATATTATCAGAAGCATTAGAACCACTGCCTTCCGACTCATAATCAATAATTTCATTTATGATATTTTTTCTAGGAGCACCAGGAGGAGTAGTCATAGAAGATCTAACTCTATTTTCAGGGGTATTAGGAGGAGGTGTATCGGGTTGCTCAATATTGTGAGGCTTAAATACAGTCCAACCACATTTCTTTTTAATTGATAGTTCATACATATTGTCCAAAAGTTCCTTCATTTTAAAGATATTTTCATCGATTATTTCATCATTCCCATCATAATTAAAATATCTCATTTCACTACGAATACATTCCAAGATATTGAGTTGTTCATACATTTTATTTAAACCCTTAATCGTCTTTTTGTTTACATTTGAAGAATTTTTGTCCATGTTTTATATCTTTATTTTATTTTTATATCTTTATTTTTATATCTTTATTTTATTTTTATATCTTATATTTTATTCTTAATAATAAATATTTATAAAATCAAATTTCAAATTTATTTAACCGGTACTACCGAATCCTCCAGAACCTCTCTGCGAATTAGATAATTCATTTATTACTCGAATTTCAATGGGTTCTAATGTGGGTCCGCATATCTGAAATAATCGACTTCCTTTTTCTATCTTAAATTCATAGTTTTTAATATTATCAACACAAGCAATAATATTACCACGATATCCTGCATCAATAATTCCAACCGAATTTGCTAAACGTAGTGGAGTTTTAATAATTGATGACCTTGGATATAAATAATATGATACATTATTATTTTCAATATTATCATGTAATGCTTCACATTGAATTTGTAAATCTATTTTCATTGTTTCACCCGGTCCAATAATT